CAAGTACGGTGTGGAGCGTTGGACGTTCGCCACGGACAAGGTCGAAGGGTTTGCGACGGTGCGTTTCGAGATGGAGCCGGGCCGTTGGGTGCGGGTGACCTTACGGGTCAGGGCTGATGAAGGGGCCGGTGCCGATATGAGGCGGAAGACTAAATGGCGGAACCTTTTGGGTTCATGGAATCTTCAGGTTGATGGCTATCCTGGCGCACCCCATCCGATGAGCGGCCTGGTCAGCTTTGGGAGTGCCCTGTCCGCCAAGGCTACGAGTTCCTTCGAGGGGTTGTTGTCACTTGTCACCACGGGCTATCTCACGCAGAGCAAAGGGGCTTCTGTGGAGGTGTCCCGTCATGCCAATTGTAAGTGTGCAATTGTTGACGATGTGAAGGATGAGCTGGAGTAGTATTTGACCCCTACTTGACAAGCTGCTGGCTTTGTTGTATATTGATAGTGCTACTGACAGCCACGGCTTTTTTGATTCAGAATAATAGGGGCCATGCGAGAAGCCGGGCTAGTCAGTAGCAGACGGCAAGGCAAAGCGTGGCCCTTATGATTGGGGGTGCGGGTAGCCCTCCGATGCCGTTGAGTCCTAAGGTCAACTTGGCACCCGCATCCCCATGAAGGGAGCAACAATGAATTCACTCTGCGAGTGTGGTTGTGGCGAGCGGGTGAGCAAGCCAGGGAACCGGTTTGTCCTTGGGCACAACTGGCGTGGAAAGAGTGGCCCTAATACCCCCAACTGGCAGGGCGGCAAAAGGGAACTGGCTTGCCTCTTCTGTGGCGAGACGATTCTTCGGAAGAGGAATCAGGCCGGCAAGTATAGCAAGCACTTCTGCCACATAGTATGCCGTGCCCAGTGGCTATCGGAAAATCGGACTGGCCGCAGCAATCCTGCTTGGACAGGTGGCCCAATCGAAGTGAACTGCGCCGTCTGCGGTGAGACCATCCTCCGGACGAAGTATCAAGCCGACAGGTGTAGCGACCACTTCTGCGATATGGCGTGCAAAGCCCAGTGGCTATCGGAAAACCTGATTGGCCCCAACACTCCCAACTGGCAGGGCGGCAAGTCTTTTGAGCCGTATGGACTGGGGTTCAATGACGCACTGAGATTGGCTGTCCGAGAACGCGATGAGTTCACTTGCCAACTGTGCGCCGTGCGGGAGAATGGCCGGGCGCATGACTGCCACCACGCGGACTATGTGAAAGTGAACAACGATCCTGAGAATCTTACTACGCTGTGTCAGGACTGTCATCGGAGAACGAACTACAACCGGGCCTTTTGGACGAACCTATTTCAAGCGCAGGTGAAGTTGAATGAATGGAGCTACCGGACCTGAATATAAGGGCGCGGTGAGGCCTCGGGTAGACTGGAACCCATGTGCCCCGTTGCCCCCGCGCCCTTAGAAATGTCGGTTCGATAGTTCAAGGTCATGGTGAATAGAATATAGACTTGACAAACCCCTAAAGCTACTGTATACTATTACGGATATCCCTGTCTACCCGGACGATGGGTGGGCGGGGCTTTGTCGTATATGGGGAAGAATCAGATGGGTGTTTATGAGGCAACACCGGTGTCAACGGAGATGCAGACTCGTGAATGGTTTGTAGCTCACATTGGACAATTTGACTATGACATCGTGAAGTCACAAGGGCCGTTCCCTGATTATGTGTTGAGAGATAAATTTGGGACTATGGTCCGGTGTGAGATTGAGTATGAAAGCAAGAACTTCATAGCACATCAGCATGACCCTAGGGATTGTGACTTGATAGTCTGTTGGATTCACAATGCGAATCTTCCCTTGTCAGTATTGGAACTATCTACCAAGAAATTATATAGGGCAAGTTTCATGCCAAGAAGAATACCAAATCACCAAAAGTTTCTGCAGTCACTAGCTATTGTGGGAAGTCCTGTCACTTCTTTTGACTATGCTTGTGCTAGGTTGAAACGGGCAAAACGCCAAGGTCTACGAGGTCTGCCAGAAATACTGGTTTGAGAATATCTGAATACACGTTGTATACAGGGTAGATGAACATCATAAAGGACTGAACCGATGGCACATGATAAGCAAAGCCCATTCACCGTATCGAGGAAGGCCGTCATCGACAAACGCAGGCAGATGATAGCGCAGCTCAGGCTGCGGGGTATGACGCAGCGTGAAATTGTGGAGAAGCTTCCTGCGCTTGAGATCATTAACCGGAAGACGAATCGGCCCTATTCCCTGGGGATCATCAACAAGGACCTCCAGGTCATCCACGAGCAGTGGCGCACTGAGGCCGTGCAGGACATCGCGGAGCACGTGGCCCGCGTCTTGGCGGAGCTTCGTGAGGTCAAGCGGGCGGCATGGTCCGAGAAGGCGTTTGGGGACATCCTGAGAGCCATCGAGAAGGAGTGCAAGATACTCGGGATAGACAGCCCCGACAAGCAGATCATCCTCAATGCCGAGCTAGAGGAGTTCCTGTCTATGCTCCCGGAGGAGCACCAGAATGCAATCCGCAAGCTCATCATCGCCAACCTTGGCGGAGGCGGCGCTTAGGGGTCTGGACCCTGACGACTTTGCCAAGACGCTCGTGGGTTCCTTAGGGCATAAGTCTCAGGGACGTGTCCATGAGTGGGCCTTGCGCGGCACTCAGCAAAGTGCAGCGGACTGGGGTGAGCGGTACTTCTACATTGAGGACCCCTGCGACCCGGCTAGTGGGGACCCGCTCACACCCGGTCCCATTCAACTGATCCCCTTGCAGAAGGCGTTGCTCAAGGCGGCCTTGGACATCGACCTTGAGCTGGGTTACCGTTGGCAGAGCATCGTCTACAGCGCTACCAAGAAGTCGGGCAAATCCCGCCTTGCAGCCATGGTGGACGCCTGGGTGGCGGACCAGATGGGACCCTACGCCGAGGTGTACCTGGCGGCCAATGACGGGAAGCAGTCGGGGGACCGGCTGCTCAACTGCATCAAGCGCAGCATGGAGCTTAACCAGAAACTGGGTACGGGATTGCGTATGGCCCGGTGGCGCAAGCGGGGCGAGACCGTGGTGCTGCCTAACGGCTCCGTCATTGAGGCCATCCCGGTGGACCCCACGGGGCAGGCTGGGGCCAACCCCGCCTGCGTCACGTTCTCAGAGCTTTGGGGATACCGCCTGGAGCACAAGGCCCGGCTGTGGGCGGCCCTGACGCTATCGCCTACCAAGCGGGGCATGTCCTTCCGGTGGGTGGACACCTATGCAGGCTACGAGGGTGAGAGCGAAACCTTGGAGAACCTGTATGAGCAGGGCGTGAACCAGGGCCGCTACTGGGTGGACTGGGCGCGGGAGAGTCATTGGGTTGAGATGGGCAAGCCGGAGGAAAGGAAGCAACGGGAGCAGGTCATAGCTACCTTGGATCAGGACGAGATACCCCTGTTCGTTAACGAGGCCTCGCGCTTGTGGTGCTACTGGGAGACTGAGCCCCGGTTCCCCTGGCAGACCGAGGCATACTATCAGGAGCAGGCCGCGGCCCTCACGGACATGGAGTACCGCCGGGTGCACAAGAACGAGTGGGTCACCTCGGAGGATGTGTTCGTGCCTATTGAGTGGTGGAAGGGGTGCCAGGCCGATGAGTTCCCACCCTTGCAGCCAGGTGAGCAGGTGGTCCTGGGTGTGGACGCGGCGGTAAGCGGCGACTCATTTGCGGTGGTGGGCGTTACGAGGCACCCTGCGGCCCCTGAGACCCACGTAGCGGTGCGCTACAGCCGGGTATGGTATCCGCCCAAGGGTGGCAAGCTGGACTTCGAGCCTATCGATCAGGAGATAAGGCGCTTCTGTGCGGAGCATAAGGTGGTGGAGGTGGCCTTCGACCGCTGGCAGATGCACAAGATGGCTACGGACCAGGTCAAGGACTACGTGGCCCACTGGCGCGAGTTCAGTCAGCAGGGGGAGCGCCTGGAGGCCGATGTGCAGTTGTATCAGCTCATCCGGGCACGAGAGATAGTCCATGACGGGACACATGGGGAACTGACCCAACACATCGCCAATGCTAACAGCAAGATGAGCAAGGAGGAGGAGACCCGGCTGCGGATCGTCAAGAGTAAACGGGGTAAAATTGATGCGTGTGTGGCCCTGAGCATGGCGGCGCACCGGTGTTTGTACCTGAACTTATAGAATCGCACCCAGGCTACTGTGGCGCGTTCTAAGGCGTTTGTGGATAGAATAAGGGGTATCCCACATGCCTAACACGGTAATCATTGCGGGCAGGAACTACACTGACCCAGACAGGCCAGCACAGGCTCCGCACATTGACGCGGATGGTACTGCGTATATCAGGACGCTGGGTCAGAGCGACGTGGTGATGCTGTCCGAACCAGCACTAGCGGCCGCCAGGGCGGGAACGGCATTCTGCCGCAAGGTGAACAGTAAAGCGGGCATCAATGGTGCGCCAACGGTGCTGACGGATGCGGGCCTGCTCAGGGCAACGACGGCGGGCTACAGGGACGTTATCACTTGCCTCTATGCCTATCTGAGCACATTCAGCGATTCGTGTGAGTTTGAGATAGGTTACACGGTAAACGCGGATGGCACCGGGGCATTTACGGCGATGACGATGATGTTTGGTCTTGATACTGGCGCTGCCTCTTCGGTGCCTTCACCAAGCCTTACGATGCTTAGTCCACCCATTGTCATCACGCCAGCCATGGGCGGGGCATGGACCATCAGGGCACAGACCAATGATGTAGGTGCAACGGTGACGTTCGGCATGAACGGGTGGCGAGAACCTATCACCTAAGAGGACTAATCCTTTGTCAGCAAAAGAAGCTGGCTAGAATCCTTTTGCGCAAAAGGAAGGGGACCTGAGATGGCAAGGGTGGAGATAGCGGGGCGCGGCCAGGACAGTGCTACGCCCATCGGTGCTGTATTCAGTGAGCAGGGTATCATCATCCCGCCTTATGATGACTTGGTTAGTTACGGACTGACCGATGTGCCTGCCGTCAACAAGGCGATATACACGCCCAGCGCCAGCTTCCGGTTCATCCCTCAGTTGGTCGTGATGTCCTGTGAGGGGGCGCAGGTCTTTACCTTCACTTGCGGGACCTGGCACATGACCATTTATATCTCTGGGCAGTCGGGGGGCACGGAGGTCGTTCCCTTCGTCGGTGGGGGCCTGCGGCTGGCTCGGCTGCCGTTGCTGTTGACCACGCCCAACGCGGTGAATCACTACGTGGGCTTTATGGGTAGGCAGGTGGCGGAATGACCAGGGTAGAGATAGCGGGTGCGGGCGTAGACAGTAGGACACCGGTAGGGGCCGTGTTCGGTGAGAGCGGGCGCATCGAGAAGCCCTACAGGCACTACCAGTGGGACCGGCAGGCCCTGGCCCAGACAGACAAACTACTGTGGGGACCTGCACCGGGCCAGTCCATCGTGCTCATGGGGCTGATAGCCTCCAGTGACACGGCCATGACCGTCACCTTTTACCTGGGCGTGCGGCGGCTGTACTTGGACCTGCCCGCTAACGGCGGGGCCAATATCCTGTTTCCTGGGGGCGGGCTGAAGCTGCCCACCGGGGAGCGGATTATCTACACTTCCTCAGCGGCGGGGAATCACGGGGTAGCCGCTTACGGCGATGAGGAGCCATAAGTGCCTGAGTGGATGCGGAACAGGTTTTGGGGACCGAGTGGCAATGGGTTGCTGAACAACCTCATCGCCTACTGGCCTGGGAATGAGGTAGCGGGCAACGCACTGGACCTCCACGTCAACGCCTTGCACCTTACTGATGTCAATACCGTCACAAGCAACCCTGGCCTGGTTTATCCGCTGGCAAGGCAGCATACAGCGGCGACCAACGAATACTTTTGGAAGGTCGATGACCCCTTTCTTAGTACGGGGGATGTGGATTTTACCGCTGCGCAATGCCTATATATGGATTCCAAACCTGTTGCCAGCATGGCCTCCGCACAGAAATGGGATGGGGTAATGAACGAATGGCTAATGGGGTGGCAAGTGGCGTCCGACCGCTTTCGGTTCCGAGTTGTTGGAAATGAAATAACGGCCAACTCATTCGGCGCACCGAATCTAGCGACATGGTATCTGGTGATAGGATGGTACGACTCGGTAGCGGACACCGCGAACGTTCAAGTGAACAACGGAGTAGTGGATACGCTACCCGCCGTGGCTGCGCCAGCCGATACCGCAGCTAGGTTTGCAATAGGGTGTGTCAATCCGATTGCTGCACCTAGCCAATATTGGGACGGTCGGATCGGCCCGACGATATTCTGGAAGAGCGCGGCTGGGGCAGGCGGGGTAAAAACGCCAGCGGAGCGGACGGCGCTTTGGAATGGCGGGGTTCCGTTACAATACACGGAGTTGACACTATGATAGATGAACTGAGGGAATTGGTCTCGATGCTAGAGTCCAGTATGAAGCCAGCTGAGGTTGTTGCCTATCTCCGGGCTAGGTATCCCGAGAAGGAGATCAAGCTCGTACTTGATGGGCTACCCTATCATGTGGACACGGATGTCAGCGTAGACGAGCACGGCAACAGGGCGTGTCACGCCTATGACATCAAAAACTACTACGATGGGGAGCTGGTAGGCAGGCTCCGCACGATTTGGACCTACTGGGACGCCGAGAGAAGCATCGTGCGGGATATGATCGTTGATGACGGCGTGGGCAGTATGCGGCGGACCATTGTCCACCATCGCCCGAACGGTGAGCCGGAATCGGTCGAGACGCTGGCGATTGAATCGCAGCTGGAGAAGACCAGTGAGGTCTCCCCAGGCATCGAGGGGCTGCCAGAACCGATCATCGAGGCCATATTGGAGCCGGTTGTTGTAGAGCAACCCGTCATGGCTGTGGAGGTCATACAGGAGCCAGCTATCATCGAGGTGCCACTGACCAGGTGGCAGCGGTTCAAGAAGCGGGCGGAAAAGATATTCTTCCTGCTGCCGGACGACGTATAAGGGGAAGGCATGGCTAAGAAGCACAAAGCAGCTACAAGGGTCAAGGACAAGGAACTAGCACTCCTAGACAAGGACGCTAAGGCGCTTCTGGAGTCTGAGAAGAAGCGCGGGGTTCCTGAGGACGTGGCGGCTGCAGCCAAGGCGTCTGTGAAGGAACCTGCCCCTACAGGCTGGGGCGGCAGCCAGGTGTTCCTGTTCCAGATGGCCCTCAGGGCGGATGAGGCCCCTATGTGGTGGACCGTGGAACGCGATGCGTGGCTGCGGTCATTCTGGAGCACTGCGCCATTCCTGCCGGGGGTCATCTATTCCATCGCCACCCGCAACGCCGCCTTCCGCTTTGAGTTCACCGGGCCGGATGCGCAGGTGCAGTACGCCAAGGACCTCACAGCTCAGGCGGACCTTGGGGCGGGCTGGCAATCATTCATCATGAAGCTCACACAGGACCTCTTGACGCAGGACAATGGGGCCTTCATCGAGGTTATCCGGCCTGCCAGGGTACGCACCGAGAAGGGGCTGCTCCAAGCGGTCAAGGCCCTGGACAAGGACGGAGAGATGTCCTGGCACAAGGTGTGGCGGAACCAGTTGCTTCCCATCGACCTGGAGGAGTACAAGATTGAGGACTCACAACAGGACCCGCCGCTGGGCATAGCGCACCTGGACGCGGGCCGCTGCCAGAGGACGGGGGACATTGACTTCCCTGTGGTCTACAGGGACCGCAAGAATAAGAAGCACAAGTTGGCATGGTGGCAGGTCATCACCCTGGAGGACATGCCCAGCCCTATCGAGGACATGAACGACGTGGGCTTCTGCGCGGTGTCCCGGATACTGAGGGCGGCGCAGATCCTACGGGACGTGTCAGTCTACAAGCAGGAGAAAATCAGTGGCCGCTTTGCGGGTTCCGTGTGGCTCACTAACGTGGATGCGACGCGCATCACGGACGCGGTGAAGCAGGCTAAGACCAATGCGGACCAGTTGGGGCTGTCGCGGTATATGCCGCCCATCATCGCATCGGTCCTAGACCCAAAGGCTGACCCGAAGGCGATAGAGCTCGCCCTGGCCTCACTACCTGACGGCTTCGATGAGGAGATCGCCCTTCGTTGGTACATCACGGAGGTGGCCTTGGGTACGGGGGTGGACTACACCTACCTGGCACCGTTACCGGGACAGGGGTTGGGCACGGCGAGCCAGGTGGAGACCATGGCCCGGCAGACCAAGGGCAAGTCGTCCCGGCTGTTCATGGCCATGCTGGAGTTCAAGTTCAGGTATCACGGTCTGTTGCCGGGCGACGTGAGCATGGAGTTCGTAGAGGTGGACGCGGAGGAGGAGGAGACCCGTGACGCAGCGGCGGAACGCAGGGCCAAGACACGCAGCACCCGCATCCTGAGCGGTGAGATCAATCCTCAGATCGCCCGGCAGATTGCGGTGGATGATGGGGACCTGAACCCGGACTACCTGGACCAGATATCAGAGGAGGATGCTACCCCGGAGCTTACAGAATCACCGGAGGAAGAGGCCACGGACGTGGGGGACATCACTGAGGAGTCTCAGGAGAAGGGCTTCTGGACGCGCCTCAAGGCCCTGGGGGACCGGTTACAGCTAAGGCGCAAGGGTTCCGGCTACGAGGACGCGGTGAACGCCTACGCGGAGCGCCTGGTTGCCGCGTACGATGAATGGGCCGAGAAGTGGGCTGGGCTTATCGCTAAGGCGGACCTGCTGAACCGGGACCTGCTCATCAGGCAGGCGGCCAACGAGATAGACGACATCATGCAGAAGATCGCAAAAGAGGGCTTGCCGGAGGCGTACCTGTTGGGTTCTGACCAGGATGAGGATATGGAGGACGAAATATCCCAGGGCGGCAGCCTTGCCATAGAGGCCTACACGGACCGCAACCTGCGCTTCCTGGAGTTCAGCCTGAATCCCGACGTGCAGACCAAGCTCAAGGGGCTGGGTGATGAAGGGTTAAAGGATGCGGGGGCCGTGCTGAGCGTCCTGGGCACCTTTAGAGGCCGTGTGGCGACGTATGCGGGTCCGTACTGGGTGATGATATGGAAAGGTACGGAAGAGCGAGTCAAGACGCAGGGGCAGGCTCAAGGGCGTGTGATTAAGGTGACGCGGCACTCGGACAATCGGGCAGAGCACTGTGATACCTGCCCGCCCAAGGCTGGTGCGTACAAGTCCTGGGATGAGATGATCGCAGAGTGCGGCGGGGTCCCGGCGGATGGGTCGGACGATTGCGGTTGTAATTGCAGGTGCTGGATCGCGCTAGGATAGATTGGAGGGCACAATGGTTGCCGACAGCGTGAGGAGAAACGTGAGGAGAAAGAGATATGCGGTAGCAGCGCGTATGGTTGTATACCATACCATAGCCTATGGGTTGCTGCTGCCCCTAGCGGTGCTGACAGGCCTTCAGAAGATCTGGATACGGATCGCTGAGTGGGCATTCGGGTTGGTCGTCAGCCGGGAATATGCCGAGGACACATATCTGAGCTGGGTTCTTATTTGGCTGCGGGTAACGGGTTTCCGGGAGAACAAGCCTGGCATCCTTGGTTACATGCCACCAGGTCATAGCGTGTGGGACGTGTTGGATCAGTTTAAAGATCACTTTGGAGAGTTAACATGACAGACGCCCAAGGGCACAGCATAGACATCCCTGTGGCGAGCGTCATCAAGGACGTCAAGGTCAATGTGAAGCTCACGGGCTTCCGCCGCTGGCATATGCGTCTGCGGATTGGCCTGGTGCTGATGCGGCTCGCTATCTGGATATCAGGCATGGGATGCAATGTGGAGGAACCGCCTGATGAGCCGGACGCCACACATGATGAATCCTTTGGCAGTGATGAGCATCTTACTGAGCGCGGCAAGGAATCTATTGGGACGCTCAGGCAGATGAGAGCCAAGGGCTATCCACGTTCACGGATTCAGCGTTTCTTAGATCACGATATAGGGAGATGTCATGCCAGCCACGATTAGAGGGGTTGTTGGGAGATTAAGACTTCAGTACTATATCCTCAAGGACCCGCGTTTTGCTGCTTGGTACTCAGGCCGGATCATTCAAAAGGATTTTCACGTCCCGACCCGCCCATCGGATATCAGGTTCCCGATTCACCATCCACAAACTGGGGAGCCAATTAAGGATTGTATCCAGTATGCTGTTGTAGGAGTATTGCAAGCCGTTGAGCAAGCAGATGAACGCGGCAATAGTGGTGATCACATCCGGTTATGGTTACTCACGGAGCATTGGAGCTCAATGGTTGAGGCGTTCAAGGGCAATTTTGACTATGCGCCCCAATATGATGGGCAGGAAACAGCCCAATTAATGTTTGATGGCAATATGGCTGAGGCCTGGAAGCTGGCTTTGGATGATAGAAATGCCCCCTAGAATCCGCCATGGGATGCAAAGTGGAGGAGCCAGGTGAAACAAGCGCTTCGGATTAAGTTCAATGCCTTGGGGAGATGGGAAGAAGAACCTGTTCATCCTAAAGAAGACTGGACGGGTCTAGGAGAACACAGTTTCTCGTACGGCGACTCCGGTGTTTTCTTCATTTGTTCATCATACTGCATGATGTGTGGAGAGAAGAAGGATGTTGCAGCATTTGACACATCCACTGGTGAGTATGCACCGTGCTTCATATGTCGGGATTGCATAAATGCCGCCTTTGACCGCTACGCAACAGGCGAACGCACGGAGAAACCAGAAAATGGAGAGCATTCTTAGCGCGGTCAGTTGGTTATGGGTTTGTTGGAATAGGTTACTGTGCTTGTTTGGTCATCATGCCTGGATAAATCGCGGTTCATGGCCTCGTTCATATTACCTTTGCGAGTGGTGCGAAAAGGAGCCACAGGATGCCCCCTAGAATCCGCCTTGAGCGCATCGGGTCTGACAAGCCCATCGTGGACACCGCCAAACTCCTGCGGGGCCTGGAGCGGGCCGTAGATGACACCACGGCCATAGTGGAGTCCAATTTCAAGGCCACGACCAAGACCTGGAGGCACAAGGTCCGGTTCAAGCGGCGCAAGGCAGCAAGGCGTGGCAACGTGATTGAGGGCGACGTGACCACAGACGATGAGATATACGGCTATGTCACAGGTGGCACCAGGCGTCACCTCATACCGAAACGGCCCTTGCCACAGGGTAGGTCTCTCCGCTTCCGCGGTGGCAAGTACGGGGCCAAGACGCGGCCCAGGGTGCTCGGCTCGCACAAGGGCGGGGCGGGTGGTGCCTTTGTGTTCCGGAAGCAAGTTATGCACCCCGGCACGAAGGCCAGGGAGTTTGAGCAGGAGATCGCCTTGCGGCGTCAGAGGAACCTCCATAACTTCGTCATCAGGGCGTATGCGGAGGCCAGGAAGTGAGCGGCCAAGTATGGTCAGATTCTTACATTGTGACCGATGAGCCGGGCATATTCAGACAAGGCAGCCGGTTCTTCACCCTAGCCCAGGTCATCAATGGGTTGTGCAACCTTCTGGTGGCGATATACTGGAAGGATTTGCGCCTGGGGCAGAACGAGTGGCTGCAAGTAACCTTCATGCCGGAAACTAAACGATGGAACTTCTGCGTCAAGGCAGAATGGACGGTAGGAGAGGCCAGGAAGTGACGACAAAGGTTTGGAGTCCGGAGCTGGCTAAAGAGCTTGAGGAGAGTGATAGGCAGTTCCTAATGGAATGGCGGCGTACCTTGCTAGCTCAGGTAGACGCCATTGAGCGCAGGCTGAAACTCCAGCCCACGACAGCAGACTTGCGCAAGCAAGCAAAGTGTGATAAGGTCTTTGTCAAGTCAGGGCCATAATCAATCCAGGCTTCCCGAAAGGTACGCCGTCTATCAGGTGGCCGTCCGCAAGGTGCGCCGCCAAGAGGCGGCGTTTTCTTATGGAGCAGGGACCGCAGGGGTTGTACCTCAAGCCGCCACATGGGGAGCTATCCCACAGCGGCGTTAAGACCGCATTGGCCAAGGCGAGGGAGTTTGGTTTCGAGGGCCAGCCCTTTGCATTGTGCTCGGGATTGTACGGCTATGGTGATCTGGTCCTGGGAGACCCGGAGGCGGTGGGCGTCGATGAGTTCGATGCGCGGTTTAGTGAGCACCGGGTATCCGTCAAGGAGCGGTTGAAGTGGTGGCCTGATGTCACCGAGTTGTTCCTGTACGCCTACAAGGAATGGGTGCCCTATGGGAAGCCAAGGCGGGTCGAAGTACCCGCACAGGTGCAGACGCTGATGGGGCCGATACGGTTTCTGGACGAGGAGGCAGGCATGGGAGAGGGCGTGGTAATCAACGTCAACACAGCGGGCGCGGCTCCGAAGGTTACGGAGGACGTGGCCCTGATGAAGGCTATGGCTGGCGATGGTGAGGCCATAGCGGAGCTTGAAGAGGGGGAAGGCCTCAAGGTCTGGGCACCGGCAGATGCAACCGGGCACACGGAGGCAGCGGACACCCCCAAGAAGAAACGTCAATGGGCCAGCACGGCCAACAGTGCGCGGAGCACTTGCATCGATGCCATATCCGGAAAGGCCACGGCTGCGCAGATAAAGGCGTGTGAGGGCAAAGCTGTCAGGATAGCCAACGATGCTGTCAAGAGTGCAAGTGAGAATCCCGATGGGGAGAAGGACATCAAGGTCAAGGACCTGCGCAGTGAGAAGGCCCAAGGTGAGATGGACCTGATGGAGATTAACGAGGCGGTATGGGAGGCTATAAATCCCCCCCGTTCATCTGACGCTACTGTTGGTGTGGTGAATAGACCCTACCCGCGGGACGTGGATGTCTACGACAGCTATGTCACGTATGAACTGGAGGGCAAGAACTACGTACGCACCTACACCATAGTAGACGGTAAGGCCCAGTTGGGTGAGGCGGTGGAGGCCGAAGTAATAGTCAGGCCGGTCGTCAAGGCTTTTGATGAAGGCTACAAGGCCGAGCTGATTCAGGAGTTTGACGCCCTGGAATTGGGCGACAAGGTCTTGGGTGATGATGAGAAGGCCGCATTGACCTCTGCACAGCGCCGGGCTTTGCCGAACAGTGCTTATGCCTGGGTAGAGACCGGTGAGGGCTGCGAGAAGGTAGACGGCAAGACGCCGGAGAAGTGCCGCCACCTCCCCTACAAGAAGGCCGACGGGAGCCTGGACTGTGCCAGGGTACGCAATGCCAGGGCCAGGATACCGCAGATGAGCGGGGTGCCTCAGGCTGCCACGGATAAGATCGAGGGGGCACAGAAGAAGTGTACCAAGGAGAAGAGCTTGTCAACGTCACTGAGAGCCCAAGCGAACAAGGCACTAGAGGGCATGGTGGGCCTGTGGAGGGCTGTGACTGGTGACGACAAGCTCCTGGAGGGCGAGACCGGGTTCAAGGCATTTAAGGGAGTAGACGGCAAGACCTACATCCTCACGTGGACGACTAATGCTTTCATGGACCGGGACGGTGAGATATTCACCACCAAGTCCATTGAGGACTATGCGGACCGGGCCTGGCAGGAGATTCAGACCACGGGCAGCAAGGGGCAATATGACTGCTGGCACATACCCGGCAGTGAGTTCGCTGACATCATGTGGGCCGGAGCAGAGGGCCGGTATCTGGTGGAGATGGGCACCTTTCATAACGACGGGGTAGGGAAGGCGTTCGAGACATTCTTCACGGAGTGCCCGGAGGCCCAGAAGGAGATTGCCCCTGACGGCTGGGGGGTCTCCCACAAGTTCACTTTCAGGCCTGGGGATCGGGACGATGGGGTGTTCGATTGGTTTGACAAGAGCCGTACTTCGGTTCTGTCAATTCACCGGGCTGCCAATCCGTACACAGCTATGGAGGTGCTTCAAATGAGTTTGGATGAAGAACAAATCAACGTACTCAAGACAATTGGTGAGGCCGCGGACGTGGACTTGCTGAGCATGGTGCAGGAGGCCGGGGCCGCATCTAAGACCCTTGAGGAGGCCGGGGTGGCTCACAAGAGCGCCGATGAGAAGCCTGCGGGGGAGCAGGAAGCGGCAGAGAAGCCAGCCAGTGAAGACAGTGATGAGACCGCCGACGTGCCGGTCAATGATGTAGCGCAGCGTGTGGCCCAAATCATGGGCTTGAAGGAGCTGAGCGAGATGCTCCAGGACATCAACGGACGCCTGACCGAAGTGGAGAAGGGCGACGAAGAGAAGGGGAAGCGCCTGATCGAAGTAGAGAAGGGCGACGATACGAGGTTAGCGGAAAAGAAAGCCTGGCAGCCAAGTGTGGTGTGGCTCCGTCCCTCCACGGCTAACAGTACCCTCCTTGATGAGAGCAAGGACAAGGGTTTGACCGACAAAAAGCCGAGGGTCCCCAATGCCATTCAGCAAGTTTCCAAGACGATATTGGGGAACCCAGTAGCGGGAGGTAGGACATCATGAGCGGTCAATTGGACCAGAGCCAAATGGTAGCCCTGGGGCAGGCCATTGCCCAGGGAATGATGCAGAGCGGCCTGGTGCAGGGCCAGAAGTACGCCACCGGGACGCCGACGACCAACTGGATCCACGGTCCGGGCGGCATTTTGGGTTCGTCTGCTCTGGACCAGCAGATTATCAGCGCACGCATCACGCCGATGGGTCTCAGCTCGGTGCTCCCGGTGAATATGAGCCGGGATACCAACCCCGAGTACGGGTTCATCACGGGCATGTCGTCTAGCGGTGAGGCGGAGCCAAGCGGGGTTTGCGCGGACTGCCCTTCGGGGATCACACAGTCCTGCATCCAGACCACACAGTTTGGGCGCGTCTGCCGCGAGACCAAGGAGCTGGACATCGACCGGACCATCGAACGCATCAATCGTGGCGAGATCGACTACCAGCTCATCAATGACATCCTGGGCCTCCAGCCCGCAGACGTCTTCCGAGCCATCACCCAGCCGGACTACCGGACCGTGCTCAATGTCGCTACGGCCTGGGGCATGGTGGAGGTCGGAGGCCAATTTCAGCAGGTGCTGGTGCCCATGACCTTCCAGGGCAACCCGGTAAACAACACAGCCGGGGGAGGGTACAAGGAGTTCGCGGGGCTGGATCTGCTCATCAGCACCAACTACGTTGACGCCTACACGGGAGCCAATTGCGCGGCCTTGGACGCGGATGTCAAGACATTCAATTGGGCGGACGTGAACTCCGTGGACGCCAACGGGAACTTCACCATCGTGTCTCAACTGTCCTGGATGGAGGAGTACGTTCACCGCAACGCCAGGCGCATGGGACTCATGCCCGCTTCTTGGGTATGGGTGATGCGTGAGGAGTTGTGGTATATGCTCACGGAGATTTGGCCTACGGCATACTACACCAGCCGTGGCCTGACGGCGGTGCCGCCGGGGGTTTCCGTGAACGTGGACGGGGTAGACCTGACCCAGTTGCGCGATACCATGCGCGCCGGGATGTTCCTTGAGATCAATGGGCGCAGGCACCCCGTGGTCATAGATGACGGGATCGTGGAGTACAATGAGGCCACCGGCCAGGGCAACCTTGTGGCCGGCGACTTCGCCAGCACCATTTACCTGGTGCCCGTTACCGTTGCAGGTGGCACGCAGGCCACCTTCTACGAGACCAAGGATTATCGGTTCACGGCGGCGGAGATGGCCGCTGCGCCGGGCGGACTGCTCCAGGACCAGTTCTGGACGGACGATGGCCGGTTCCTGTGGACCCTGGACCGCCAGTTGTGGTGCTACATCCTGGCGGGCAAGATCGAGCCGCGGATCATACTGCGGACTCCCATGCTGTCGGGCAAGCTAGAATACGTGAAGTACACGCCTGTGCAGCACTTCAGGGATTTCGATGAGGACAGCGACTACTTCCTCAAGGGTGGTGTACCTTCCAGGCCAGCCCCGAGTTTCTGGGGTACTTGGAACCTGCCTGCGACCTATAGTCGCTAGTGACGGTTGACAAAGATGGGGGCGGTTCTTCCGCCCCCACATACCCAAAGGAGCGGGTCTGATGCGTGTCCAGATGGTGCCGGGGGAACGGTTTTTCCGTTCGCATGAAAGCGGCATAAAAAGGGTCGTGGAGGCGTACTGCAAGCACCTGCCGGAATTCGGCATAGAGATAGTCACCGAGGACGTGAAGGACTACGATGTCAAGGCGGTGCACGCAGGGATGGCCCCGGATTGCGACGTGGCTCATCTGCATGGTCTTTACTGGACTTCTGATTATGAGGCCTCTGCTTGGGAGTGGAAGGCCAACAGCGGCGTGATCGGTAATCTCCGCGTAGCCAGGGAGGTTACAGTACCCTCGGAGTGGGTGGCCATGACCATCAGGCGGGATATGCGCATTCAGCCCCACGTGGTGCCTCACGGCATCGAGTGGGATGAGTGGGCACATCACCACGAGAAGAGCGGCGGCTACGTGCTATGGAACAAGAACCGGGACGCCGACGTGTGCACGCCGTGGCCGATGGCGGACCTGGCCAAGACGGCGCCGGAAGTGAAGTTCATATCTACCTTTGCGCCACCCAATGCGCCCGATAACGTGGAGGTCATCGGGTTGCAGCCCTACGAGGGCATGAAGCTGTTGGTGCAGGGCGCGGGGGTCTACCTGAGCACGACCAAGGAGACGTTCGGGATCGGCATCCTGGAGGCGATGGCGGCGGGGGTGCCGGTGCTGGGGTTTGCGTGGGGCAATATCGGGAACCTGGTGCACCACCAGGTCAACGGCTGGCTGTCTATGCCGGGGGACTTCGACCATCTACGTGAGGGGTTGGAGTACTGCGTGCAGCACCGGGAGCGGCTGGGTGAGGCTGGCCGCGAGATGTCCAAGCACTACCGCTGGAGGGAGGTCTGCAAGCAGGTGGCGGGGGTCTACGAGCTGGCGGCGCGGGAGCATCTGGCGAACGTGGCGGTGATCATCCCCAGCCACAACTACGCGGACCGGGTGGGGCAGGCCATAGAGAGCGCCCTGGCACAGACCTACAAGGGCCTGACGAACGTAGTAGTGGTAGATGACGGGAGTGAGGACGACGGGGCCACGGGGCAGGTTGTGGCAAAGTATGAGGAGCAGGACAGCCGGGTGCGGTACATCAAGCAGCAGAATCAGGGTGTGGCTGTGGCGAGAAACAGGGGCATTGACAGCGTCGATACGGAATACGTCTGTTGCCTGGATGCGGACGATGCCATAGCGCCTGAGTTCCTGAGCAGGTGCATCAGCCCGTTGGAGGAGGACCGGTCTTTGGGGCTGTCGTTTACGGGCCTGTGGGCAGTGACCCCGGACGGGAAGGCAGGTCAGTCCCAATGGCCTGACGGCTACGACTTCGAGCAGCAGTTGGCGCGGCGTAACCAGGTGCCCACGTGCTGCGTGTTCCGCCGGGAGGCCTGGAAGCGGCTGGGCGGATACCGGAAGCGGTACTGCCCAAACGGCGCGGGCAGCGAGGATGCGGAGTTCTGGACTCGGATGGGGGCCTATGGCTGGGGTGCGGTGCAGGCCACCAAGGAGCCGCTGTTCATGTACGCCCTGGGCACAGGCCACGTGACGGCGCTCCTAAAAGAGGGCAACTATCAAGAGCCGGACTGGCTGGCCTGGCACCCCTGGGTTCAGGATAGGCAGTTTCCTCTTGCTTGTCTGGCAGAGCCGAAGCGGTTCAGTCATCCGGTGCGGGCTTATGACACGCCGTGGGTGAGTGTGATCGTGCCTGTGGGTCCGGGCCATGAGGAGATCGTGGTTGACGCCCTGGACAGTTTGGAGGCGCAGACCTTCCGGCAGTGGGAGTGCGTGCTGGTGAATGATACGGGGCAGCCCCTACCTGAGCAGCTATTGAGGGCATACCCCTACGTGACACTGGTGGAGACGCCGGGGAACAAGGGCGCGGGTTATGCGCGAAATAGGGGCGTGGAGGTAGCGAGGTCTCCCTTGCTCACCTTCCTAGATGCAGACGATTACATGCAGCCGGAGTTCCTGCGGGTATGCGTGGAGACTAGGTTGCAGACTGGCAGTTGGATCTATACTGATTTGTGGTCGGCATGGCCCAACGGCGAGATCCACGAGTACCAGGTGGATGACTTCGACGTGACTAGCTTGTGGCAGGACGGCTTGGGGGCGGTGACAGTGATTATTGACCAGGCCGAGTTTCAGGCCGTGGGTGGCTTCGACGAGGAGCTGGACACGCGGGAGGATTGGGATTTTCAGTTCAAGCTAGCCATGGCGGGCTTTTGCGGTGTGCGTGTGCCTCAGCCCTTGGTGACCTACCGCCTCGCTACGGGGGAGCGCAGGGAGAAACAGGCTAGTGATACCGCGGCCATGCTGAGGGAGAAATATGACCTGGAGGGCTTAAAGGTGGCGTGCAAACCATGTTCACAGAATGCCAGGGTTATGAATACCGTGTTGCCGCAGAGCTGGAGCACCAAGGAGGAGGAAGGGTTCGTACAGTTGAAGTACGTGGGCAAGAACCGGGCCACCTCTACATTCAAGGGTGTTTCAGGGCGCAATTACCGGTTCGGGAACAACGATGATGCGCGGATTGCCTGGGTGCATCCGGAGGATGCTATCAACCTTGTAGACGTAAAGCACCAACCATTTGAGCGCGTGCAAGCGTTGACCCAGACGCAGGGTCTGCCTACGGCGCTGATGGCCCCGGTTTCAGGATAAGGGGAGATGAGCAGGGATACCAAGACTACGTTGCTATCGCTGGACAGGTACGCCAAGTGGCTGGGGCTGGACCCGCTGCACTTCGCGGGTGGCTATAGTGCACTCCGGCCTGCGGGCACCTGCAATAGCGTCTGGATGCAGTACGATTGGCAGAACGCCAGCCACGTGAGCAGGCATCAGTTGGCCGAACTGATTGCCAAGGCCGAGGAGGACATTGCCCTGCTCGTGAGGTACTGGCCTGCGCTAGTTTGGATCTCAGACGAGTGGCACCCGTACCCCAGGATACACCGCCGGGAGCTGTACGGGACGGGATTGACGCGGCGCGGCGACCACAAGCCGATGAACCTCAAATGGGGCTACGTGTGGTATGGCGGGCAGAGGGCGGTGACGGCTATCGACGCGGCCAACGTAACGCGCAATGCCGATGTGGACGGCGATGGGGACGGGTTTGCGGAGTGGGCTCAGTTCACTATCACCAACGTGGCTACGGACTTCAATGTCTGCCAGCTCAGGGCGTACTTCAAGGTCTATGCCGCATTGGACGCAACCAACTGCCGGACCGACCCAGCGAGTGCGGGCGCGGACCCGGCATGGGAGGTGAAACCCATAACGGCTACGCTTTCAGGCACAACGCTAACGGTTCTGATCCCGATATGGTGCCTATTCAAGCCGCAGTTGCAGGAGTCGTTTAGCGCCACTGGCATAGACGCCGATGTCGTGGGTAGCTACGTGGACACCTTGACCTTCTACCGAGAGTACAATGACCCATCGGAGCAGGTGCAATTCCTGTGGGGTGAGCCGGGTTGCAGGACCGCGGCCTGTGCTGTCAGCATACAGGCGGGTTGTTTTGGGGTATTGGACCCGAGGGAGGGTACTGTAGTCCCACAGCCGGGCACGTGGGACGGTGAATCCTTCGCCCTTGCGTCGTGGACTGAGGGGCGGGAACCCGATTCGGTGCGGTTCTGGTACCGGGCGGGGTATCAACCGGAGGTGGCTCCGGGGTGCGATCCTTTAAGTGACTACTGGGCCAACCTGATTGCGATACTGGCGACGTCCAGGCTGGAGCGGCCCCTGTGTGCCTGCTCACTAGCTAGGGCCAAGGCGGATGTTTGGCGTACGGACGTGACCAAGGTTAATGACTCTGGCAGCTTCCAGTTGGGCATGGATGCGCTGGATTGCACGCTGGGCTATCGCAGGGGTGAGATTCATGTATGGAAACATCTTTCAGGCCGCCCCGGTTTGACCAGGGGCCAGGCCGTAGAATGGTGACGGAGGTGTAGGAGATGAGTAACGGTGATTCGACGCCAGCACAAAGAGAGGGAAGCCGTGTGTTTCTCATCGAGGGCCGGGCACGCGGCGACCATACGCCGGAGTATATGGGGTGTATGAGGGCAGGACCGATAGACTGGTCCCTAGGTGCTGTGACCAAGATCGACTGTCCTTCCGACAAACAGTATAGGAAGTTTGTAGAGAGGGGCAAGAGCAAGGCCGATGCAGACAGACCCACGACATCACTTGTGGGGTTGTTCGCGGCGGACCTGGAAAGTACGTTGATCCGGTTGGCCAAGACCGGGTGCGCGGTGGACCTGCATTACCATCTTGGGGAGTGCACGGACCCGACGCTGTTTAACGTATTCCAGCAGGCCATCGTCTGGGAGGATGTGGACCTGACGAACTACTCCGCGGACGACCTGGGCGCTCTGGACGGGAGTGAGACTGGCAAGGTGAACGAGACCAGCGAACTTTCCGCCAGGGAGTTCTATCAGGTGCTGCCTCTCGCCTTTGCGGAGGTGGCGGCGACCGTTGTGACCAACGAGGTCATCGACGTGGTGGTCTGTGACAGTATATCGTGCGGAGAGTGCATAGGCCAGTCCGGGGGGTGTGAGAGGGTCTATGCGGTGACCCTGGCTGCGGGTGGGTCTCCGGGTACGCCTGCCGACGTGGTGTATACGCTGGACGGCGGGGCGAACTGGAATACCAGTGAGATTGATTCACTTGGCGCGACGGAGGACCCCACGGGCCTGGCGTGCCTGGCGGGGTACATGGTAGTGGTTTCGGCAGACTCGTGCAGCCTGCATTACGTCTTACAGGCCGATCTGGACGCAGTGGGCGGCGAGACCTGGGTGCAGAACGTCACCGGGTTTGTGGACAAGGGCACGGGCACCTGCCCGCTGGATATCTGGTCTGTGGGCAACTACGCCTTCATCTCCGCTGAGGGCGGGTACGTCTACGGCACCGCTGACCCGACGGCGGGCGTGGTCATCCTGGAGGCCGGCAACGCGGTAACTAATGCGTTGTGGGCCATTCACGCCATGAACCGGAACGTCTGCGTGGCCGTGGGCAGTGCGGGCGCGGTGATCCGGACACTGAACGGCGGGGATACGTGGCAGCACATGAGCGCACCTGTGGGCATCGGCACGTCTCTCCAGTCGGTATGGGTCAAGACCGAGACAGAGTGGTGGGTTGGCTCCAGTGATGGGCGGCTGTTCGAGACCCTGGACGGCGGCAATACATGGAACCTGCGGGCGGACTGGGCGGGCGGCACTGTCTACGACATCGCGTTTTCCTCGGACAACGTGATGACCGTTGCGCATACCACGGCGGCTGGGGTGGGCCGGCTACTGCGCAGCTACAATGGCGGCAACAGCTTCGTGGTATTGCCGGAGGGCGTAGGGGCCTTGCCTGCCAGTGCCAGGCTGAACGCCATCGCCCTGTGCGAGAACGATGTCAATGTGGTCGCTGCGGTTGGGTTGGACGGCGGCGCAGACGGCATCATACTCTGGGGCGAGGACTAGGCAAGCGTGTCATAACTATGTGAAAGGGAGGACCTTCCCATGACAGCAGACAAGAAAGCAAAGCGCACAAAGCGTATCAAGGAGAAGAAGGGGCTGTCTCCTGCTGCAATGGCGGCTATCGAGACCGCCAAGAAGATGCGTGAGGCGGAACAGCCCACGGAGGTGACGCTGATCGGCGGGGTCACGGCCATCCTGCATCCTGTGGCCCCGTCGCTGATTCAGGACGTGCAGTTGCGCATCGAGGACCCCCCGGTTCCACGGGTCTGGATTCAGGACAAGGATCGGGAGGAGGAGAACCCCAGCGACCCGTCATACCTGGCGGGCCTGGAGCGTGCTTCGCAGGAGCGGGAGGTGGCGGTTTTGGATGCCTTTGTCATGATGGGCGTGGAGCTGCCAAAGGGGTACGAGATACCCCCGTCCTGGATCAAGCAGCTCAAGATGCTGGGGCTGGAATTCGATGAGGACGACCCTGACGAGGTAGAGTTCGTCTTCAAGAAGTACCATACCAGCAACTCCGTCCTGATGAAGTTGACTGTGATGTCAGGCATTCGAGAGGAGGACATAGCCGGATTCCGCGACCTTTTTCGCGGTTAGGCGGCACGGCAGACCCATCCGGGACTATCCGCTTGCAGATGCGGTAATGACGGGTATCACGGCCTCCACGCACTTCATGCAGTGGGAGGCCGCTAACGCGGCGGGGTTGGACCTGCGCCTCTGGGATGCGGGTTTCTACCCTAAGCGGTTCATGGCCAAGGTATTGGCATGGCACGAGGGCCATGAGCTAATCGAACAGCACAAGCAATCCGCGCTGCTCAAGGACGCGGAACGCAAGGCCAAGCGGGCGAAGCAGAAAGGGCGGTAGATGGCCATAGAGACCATCGGCGTCCGGGTAGTGGTCGAGGGCGCTGAGAAGGCAGTCAGTGACCTGAACAGGGTCAATAAGGCAGCGGGTTCCCTTGGCGGCGCAGCCGCAGCTACCGCTTCACCTTTGGGCATCCTAGCGGGTGCGCTAGCCAACGTGGGCCAGATCGCCGCGGGCATCATCAGCGCACAACTCTTCACCAACTTGGTTGAGGGCCTCAAGAGCGTGGCTCAGGAGGCCCTTTTTGGTGCGGGCCGTGTCGAGGAGCTTGAGATAATTCTGGAGTTACTGGGCACCAGGGCGGGGTACGGCACGGCCCAGCTCTACAAGTGGCGTGATGCTGTGGTGGACGCTGGGATTCGCACCGACGTAGCCACAAAGCTCCTGGCTCAATTCATACGCTATCAGATTGATGCGGCTCAGGCCGTGGAGCTAGCCAATGTGGCCCAGGACGCGGCGGTGTTCGCTCAGCAGGACAGCACCGAGGCCCTGGACGGCTTGCTGCACGGTATTCTCACGCAAAGGTCCATCGTCCTACGGACCTATGGCGTCCAGGTCGATTTCAACCGAGCCTATGCAGAGTATGGCGACCTCATTGGCAAGGCTGCTGATGAACTGGACGCCAACGAGCGCGTACAGGCGGCCCTAAACGCAGTCCTCCAGCAGGGCGTGTCCATCACCGGATCCTATGAAGCGGCGATGGGAACCTGGTCTAAGATGTGGCGCACGCTGACGGGAAGGCTCATCCCGGAGATGATCTGGCAGTTGGGCGGGCCGTTTCAGCAGGCCATGGGTTCAGTGGTTTTTGCCATTGCGGACTTTGTTGAGGGCCTGACCGCTGCGGTATCGGAGGGTGGGTCATTGCGCCCCATCCTCGATGGGCTGGCCAGTGCAGCTATGCGCCTCTTAGCCCCACTTATCGCCATCGTCCGTGTCATATCCTCGTACCTTGGCGCGGCCAATGCCGCCAAGGCTGTAACCAGTGACTGGGACATGAAGATGGCGGATATGAGAAGGCCTACGGAGAAGGTCACTGAGGTCATTGCTCAATTAGGTGACCAGTGGGCCAAGGAAGGCAAGAAGATCGCTGATGTTACCAGGGACCTCACTAAGTCCATAACGCGCATGTGGGATGACCATGGACGCCAATTGGCAAAGAGCATCTTCGACTTCAACCTGAGCCGGTTGCGGGATGAGTTGGACTGGCAGAAGCGCAGGGAGAGGGAGCTTGGGGAACACAACCGCAAGATGGCGGATATGTACGCGGAGCTGAATGAGTTGCGCACGGGCAAGCGCCGCCAAGAGATCAAGGCCCAGATGCAGGATGAGCAGAAGAATTACGGGGCTCAGCGTGCACAGTTTGAGCAGTTGCTTGGCGAGGCCCAGTCCGATGAGGAGCGCCTGCGCATTCAGGGTTGGCTCGATGCCCTTCAGGCAGAGCACCAGGGCCAGCAGGACGTGCTCCAGGAGGAGATGACCGCCATAGACGCAGAGCAGGCGCTATTGGAGAAGCGCATCGCTATGGAGGAGCGGGCCTTCGAGCAGCGCCGGGACTTGGAGGCTGAGGACCGGCGTGTCCGCATGGCACGGGAAGATGAGGATTTCGCGCGTCGCACAACCAGGGACGAAGAAGAGGTACGGCGCCGGGAGGAGCTGCAACGTGAGGAGTCCAGGGAGCGGATAGCGATCATACAGGAGCAGATCGCCGATGAGAAGGCGGCCAAACTGGCATCCTATCAAGAGCAGCAGGCCATGCTCACTCAGTCCGTAGGTGACCAGCAGGGCATCCTCAAGGGGTTCACGGACGACCAGGAGACGCTGGTGGGGGAGTGGACCAAGACCTTCGAGGGTTTCATCCCCACCATCAGGGACGAGCTGATCCCGACGCTGAACGATATGCTGGGCGCGTGGAGCGTGTTCTCCACGGAGATGTGGCCAATACTCAAGCCCATCCTGGAGTTCCTGGGCAGGCTTATCCTGCCCGTGATCAATGCAGAGATGGACAAGCTCACGCGCATGATGGCGCAGGCGGCCATCGTCATCTGGGCCAATGAGGTAGCACTCAAGGGTTTCAACCGCGTGACCGCGTACATGGCTGAGGTCTTACGTGACGCTTGGGAGGAGGCCCAAAAGATTGCGGGCCGTTTCTACGAAGTGGGCGCAGGCATCGTTCAGGGCATCATCGATGGCGTCAATGGGATGTGGCAACATATCATAAACCGGGTGCGGGACCTGGCAGAAGCCATCATCTATGAAATCAAATTGAGACTGGGCATGGGGTCGCCGTCCAAGGTGTTCATAGGCATGGGCCAGGAGATTTCGCGTTCCTTGGCAGAGGGCATCCGGTCTATGGGAGACCTGCCAGCCTTGCAGATGGGTCAGGTGACGTTGGGGACGCTGGCCGCCGTGCCCGCGTCCACAACCAGCGTCAGCAACCAGTACAACCTGAATATGACCTCACTTGCGCCCACGTCCACCGTGGCTGCGGACTTCCATCTGATGCAGGTCATGGCGAAGGGCTAGAACCGCATCCTGGGGCGCTGTAGTAGCCCAGGGCGGTTTTTAGGGTGAAACAGGTAGCGGGGCTAGGGTATGGGAGAGAAAACGGCTGGGGGGCCGCAGGCGAGGGTCTTCCGGCTCGTCAGGACGGAGGACGTGAGCGGGGTCAGTGGCACCGGGATTGTGGCCGATGGCGTGGTGTTCCCTGACGGCGTGACAGTGCTGCGGTGGAGGACCGTGGGGGGCAGCACGGCCATTTATGACTCCGTGGAGAGCGTAGAACGGATACACGGCCATGACGGGAGCACGAGGCTGGTATGGTGAGTCTTTTGCGCAAAAGGAAACCGGGGCCTTTCTTTTGCGGGCAAAACATCTCAGGGGGCAATAATATGAGCAAAAGGGTTGATGGAGGGCATCATGGTCAAGAAGCGATTGGCTCTTGCGAGTGCCCTGCTACTGGCGGTGCTCATAGTCGCCGTGGTGGTGGGGGGTAGGGACATGGGCATTTGTGACATCAAGTATGAGCTGATAACGCCGGACGGCCAGACGTTTAACTTCTGGGGCGTGGGCCGTGCGCCAGGCTCAGAGGCCACCTTGCAGGCCCACGAGGGCTTTGGCCTGCCACCGGTGCGGCATGTCACCCAGGACATCTACAACGTGCCGGGCAACCTCCTGGTAGACGTGGTGGTGCAGGGCCGTACCGTGACCATCACCGAATCGGTCTATGCCACGGACGCAACGCGCAAGGGGCTACACAAGGCCCTGGCGGAGATATGGGATGCCGTGCGTTGGGACCGTGGGGCCACAAGGACCACGCCAAGCATCCTGCGGTACACAGTGGACGGCAACAGTTGGGACCTGTACGTCGTCCTGTCAGGCGTCGTAGAGGGGCGCCAGGGCCGCTATGGCCGCAATGAGATCGTGGGCCTGCGGTTTGAGGCACACGACCCGCTGTGGTGGGACGACGCGGAAAGCCTATTGACGCTGGACTGGCAGGATGCGTTTACAAGTCGCTACATCCTGGGCAAGATCGGCGGGGTTTGGGATCCGATGGGGCCGCCAACCGCAGGCGGGACCGTGAGCACGATCGCCGTCAACCCGGACACGGGCGATGTCGTGGTCGGTGGCACGTTTGCGGCCTGGGATGGGTTGCCGGGTGTCACCGGTGACAACGTCGTTATGTGGGACGTGTCGGCGCAGGCGTGGGTAGCGATTGGCGGGGGCCTGAATAGCTCAGTTCGCGTCCTGTACTTTGCGACGGACGGCACATTGTACGCTGGCGGTGCATTCACCGACGGGTCGGGCGGCGCAGGTGATCCGGCGGCGGACTACATCGCACAGTATGACGTGCTCACGGACACCTGGGTCAACGTGGGCGGCGGTCCTGGGGTTGGAGCCGTCACCGACGTTTGGGACATCGTAGAGGGGTACGACGGCCAGCTATACGTTATAGGCGACTTTACGAACTGGGACGGCCTGGGTTCGCCAACAGGAGATCACATCGTCCAGTTGCCGCTAGGTGGGGCCTGGGCCACTGTGGGCAACGGCTTAAATCAAATGGCCTATACCGGGGTGATCGCGCTTAATGGCAACCTGATCGTCGGGGGCTTCTTTGGCATAGCGGGGGGCGTCCCGTGTAGCTATATCGCAGAGTGGGACGGCACCGCGTGGGCACCATTGGGGGCCGGGACCAACGGCACGGTCCTGGACGCGGTCTTTGGACTAGACGGCACACTGTTCGCCTGCGGCGTGTTCACCACGGCGGGCGGGCAGACCGTGAACTACGTCGCGTCTTGGAATGGCACAAGCTGGAGCGACTTAGACGGCGGTTTTGATTCGCAGGCGTGGAGAATGGCGGTCGCCGATGATGGGACATTATACGTGGTGGGGGCATTCGCACAGGCGGGTGCATTGACGTTGACTGACCGGGCGGCGCGTTGGAACGGGTTTTCCTGGGCACACCTGGCGTTTGACTTGCCGGGTGCGCCAACAGTGCGGGCCGTGGCCGTGGATGGTGAGGACTTGTACTTCGGTTGGGACAACGTGGGCACGGTTCTAGTAGCCGGGGACAACAGCGTTGTCACCACAGGATCGGCGGCGACGTTGCCAGTTATTGAGATCAAGAATCAAGGGCTTGTGCGGTCCATCCGCAACGAGACCACCGGTGATGAACTACTTTTCGACATGCAGATGCTTGACGGCGAGATCGTCATTGTGGACCTGAGCACAGGCCGCAAAACCGTCACATCAAACCGGCGGGGCAACCGTCTGAATGGGTTGATACCGCCAGGCGTAGGGGCCTTCGAGCTGGAGTCCTACCCACGGGCCTACTATGGGGGGACTGTGAAGGGCACGAACCTCATAACCGTGTTCATCACGGACGCGGATCCCAGGGAGCACAACGATGACAACAACCAGCTCTCCGATTGGGCTAACGTCACCGGGATTAAGCAGACCAACACGGACCTGGGGCGGTTGTACGTGACAATCGTGGACGAAGGGGCCGGGGCGAACTTTCACGTGGAGTTTTACCAGGATGCGGCTAGGACTGAGCTTGTGGGCCACACGGGCAGTTATCCGAACTTGTTTGCAGGACCTATAGCGATCGTGGCTGACAACACAAGCGGTCTGGGGGGGTCTATCACAGTGGACGCCACGGTCGCTGCGGACGTTGACATTGAGGTCTATTTTACGATTGTCACCATGACCTGGCACAACAAGTGGTGGTCGGTGGATGAGGCCATTCTAGCCGCAGAATGATTGTGAGGGGCTATGCCCGCTGAATATGAGGTACACCTGCTGGAGGCCGCCAGGGACAACCTTCTGGATGTCATTGACGATTTCGAGACCCTGTCCTATGCTCAGCGGGTCAATGAGGTGGGCGCATTTGGCCTCTCGGTGTGGGCGGATAGCTTCAACATCACCTTTGCACACCTGGACGGGCGGATCGTAGTATGGCGGAAGCCGGAAGGCGGACGCCGCTACATCGACTTTGCGGGCCTCATTCGGGGCGTGACCCGCCAGTATCGAGGGGGCAAGCAGCAGGTCACGCTCTCCGGCGTAGGGTACAATGACCTTCTGCGGCGTCGTGTGGTGGCGTATGCAGCTACTACCTCGGGGGCCAGGAAGGCGGACCAGGCCGACGACATGATGAAGGTTGTCGTGAGGGAGAACCTGGGCGCCTCCGCCGTTGCGGGCCGGGACCTCTCAGGCTGGGGCTTCACGGTGCAGGCCGACGTGTCAGCCGGGACCATCGTGCGGGGCGACTTTGCCTACCAGGTCGTGCTGGACACGCTACAGGGCATCTCAGACGCCAGTCGTCAGACCCCGGCGACGCAGAGCTTCTTTGGCATCGTGCCCATCAACAGCGGATGGGAGATGCAGTTTCGTACCAACGTGCCGCAGTGGGGACAGGACCACAGCCACCCCAGCGGTGAGCATGGCCCCGTGGTGTTCTCCCAGGAGTACGAGAACATGGCCAACCCGGTGCTGGAGTGGGACCGGCACGATGAGGTAACAGTGGTTTACGGCGGGGGGCAGGGTGAGGACCTGGCCAAGCCGGTCATCTGGGTGGCCGATGCAGCACGCGAGGGCGAAAGCCCGCTCAACCGCTGCGAGACCTTTAAGAGCATCACCAGCGGGGCGGGAACTACATTGGAGCTGATAGATGGGGCCAATGCCCGACTGGATGAGGGCCAGGGCAAGCGGCGGTTCACCTTCGATGTGGTAGAGATCCCCAGCACATTGTACGGCCTGCACTGGGGCTTTGGGGACCTGGTAACGGCGGTCTACGCGGGCGAGCAGTGGGACCTGCATGTGGCAGCGGTGGAGGTCACAGTGGAGGGCAAGGTGGAGACCATCACTCCGAGATTTGAGGAGTTTGCAGGGTGAGCGCTACCGTAGAGCAACTGATAGCCGGGGTGACCACGTTGGAGCAGGGCATCAGGGCGCTTGAGGTCCGGGAACGTCCCTTGGCCTTGCGTGGCTGGCGCGATGACTTTTTGGGTGATGCCTTCCACGAGCAATATGACCTGCGCACCGTTGGTGCTGCAAGCTCTATACTACTCCAGAACAACGCCCACGGCGGTGTGGTCAGGCTCCAGACCGATGCCAATATAGCCGACTACGCCCGCATCATGCTTGGGGACCAGGCCTATGCCTTCAACACCCTGGATGCAGACGAAGGCTGGTGCATGATAGGGCGCTACAAACTATCGCACACCACGAACATCCTGGTTGATATGTTCGTGACGGATGCCTTGTTGAACCGCATCCACGTCACCGCCGATACCACTGTCGGGGCCAACTGGTATCTGCGCACGTACGACAATATTGGCCTGGAAAACTGGGCCGACAGTGGCGTGGCTATTGACACTGACTGGCACGTTCACCGCCTGGAGGTTACGTCGGGCCGTGCGGAGCACTTCATGGATGGGGCGCTCATCAACTACACGACTGTCAAGATCCCAACGGTGGTCGAGACGGGCAACGTCCGCTGCTTAGCCAGGGCGGCGGCGGTACGCTACATGGACCTGGATTATTGGGATGTGATACCGAGAAACCTGCAATGAGCAACACGACTGAGCAGTTGATAGCGCGTCTCAGTGCGGCACAGAAGAAGCTGAACGCCCTGGAGGCCCAGGAGCGGCCTTTGGCCTTGCGCGGTTGGCGTGATGACTTTCTTGGGAAAAGTATTCACGAGCAGTACACCGCCGTGTCCGCCGGCGTAGGCAGTGGCGGTGCCTTGCTGAATAACTTCCATGGCGGGATGTACGTGCTGACCGCAGGCGCTGGGGCAGGACGCTTTCACTACTTGTGGCTGGGCGATGCTGCTGATGGCTTTGCCACACTGGACGCGGATCTTGGTTGGGAGATGATTGCGCGAATGAATATCAGTCACCTGACGAATATTGCGGGTGACTTCGGTGCAATTGATTCTGCGTCCAATAATGTCATTTTGGCTGGTATGAATACGACTGCAGTAGCGAACAATTGGTTGCTACAGACCAGAACGGGTGGGGGTGTAGTCAATAGCGTGGACAGCGGGGTCGCTGCGGACACGGATCCCCACGTACACAGGATAATGGCCTACCCTATTACTGGCGGGCTCAGGCAAGTAGACTACTTCCTGGATGGAACACGGATAGCCACTACCACGGTCTCCGTGCCTATAGCTGTATTGACGCCGTTAGCGCGTGCCTACGCGGCTGCTGCTGCCGCGCGTGCGTTGGGGTTGGACTTTTGGGCTGTGATACCAAGGAACCTATGATGAGCGCTCTCGAAATGGAGGAGGTGCGTTTTGAATGGTGAAGGCGTCAGGAAAAAGAAGGAACTATTTGACGAAGAGCAATCAGTCAGTGATGTCTCCAATGAGGACCTGCGCTGGATGATGCTGTTCTGGCGCAAGGATTTCCAGACCGGCATCACGTCTGTTAGGGAATCCGTTGGCAGGATGGAGGCCAGCCATCAAACTGTGTCTGAGCAGGTGCAGGGGAATACCTTGGCGGTGGGTCGCATCCAGCAGGCCCACGATGATTGCCCCTTGTCTGGTCAAGAGGGACGGGACAATTTCATGACCAATATCACAGCGACTTGCCTGGATGCAGTCAAGAAAGGCGTAGAGAAGGCTAATGGTGCCAAGAATATCTTTGGCGGCCTGAACAGGACAGAAATCATCAATGTCCTGGTGGGGGCGATCGTTATTCTGGTAGTCGCTATTGTATACCTGGCAACCAACGGGAAGATACAGATTCCAATACCGTAGCGGTTAAGGAGGTGCATCATGACTGTCCCATGGTCCGTACCGGTGGGTGACACCGGGATCGGTTTTCACGCCAACCCTGATGCCTACGAGAAGCCTCCAAACTTCCGGGAGTTCGCGCGGGACGTCAAGGCCCACGGTGGCACTTGGTGGCTGGCATGGCTTTTCGACGAGAACAAAGCGGATTTCATACGTGTGATGCGCGAGGAGGGCATCGAGGTCATAGCCCGGTTCGGCCCGGCGCAGATGCCCCGGCCTGGAATACAGACCGCGCACATCGATGCCTACGTTGCGGCGGGTGTTCGCTGGTTCGTGCTCATGAACGAGCTAAACCTGCGCGAGGAGTGGACTGAGGAGTGGAGCAAGTTCGAGAAGCCCGTGCGTATGTGCGCAGACCAGTTCATCCGCTATGCCGACATCATCCGGGGCAAGGGTGATGACCTGTGGGTGCTGACCCCGCCGCCTTCGTTGGGCGGGCACATGAATCACAGGGAGTGGTTTACCCGGTTCATGTACGCGCTCCAGAACATCGCAGCGGAGCGCGGGCAGACCATGGAGCAGCTTCTATGGCACTGCGGTATTGGGCTGCATTGCCGGTCTGTGGGCAACCCCCTAGAGGCAGGGCCTGACTGGTACGATTGTTCTGCAAGGGAATGGGAGTGGTTTGACGCCACGGTCAAGGCGTTCGTGGGCCACAGCCTGCCTATGGCCAATACTGAGGCCTATGACGAAGTGCAGTGGTGCCTCCCAAAGCTGGGCAGCAACTACAACTGGGGTCTGTGGGATAGCCGGAACCTGGCGCAGATGCGGTGGTTCAACCCCGACAATCCGGGGTACCGATACCCGAACAACGTCATCTGCAATACGTTCTGGGTGCACAGCGCTCACAGGCTGAGTCCGTGGCCGCAGTGCGGCCTCGTGGGCAACTACATCCACTACCTGCAAAGGGGCGACTACACAACGGGCCTCTGGAACGCCTTGCCGGAGGCTATTAACTGGAAGAGGAGGGACGACGTGACACCAGGACCGACGCCGGAGCCACCGGAGATCAAACTGAGGGTCTATGACGCGGAAGGGACCAAGCAGAGCCTAGAGTGGGCGCAGGGCAAGTACGGGGTGAAACTGGAGCAGTGCAAGGGCCAGGGCTGGCACGTGGCTCAGATGTGGGAGCGCGTGAACGCAGCCGCGGGTATGGAGATGTTCTTCTACGATGACAACGGCGCAGTGCAGGGGGTGCCCGTAGAGTTCCACTGGCCGGGCGGGTGCGACTGTGACAAGCGCACGGAGGTCGATGGCAAGGTGGGGTTTGCCTACAATGCGTGGGTTTGGGATCCCGCGATTGGAGGCCCATACTGGATCGAGATACCCGTTGATGAGCCGAGCGATAAGCTGGGCGGTCTGGGTATGAAGGCCATGACCTTTCACGATCACCTGGACTTTGTATGGAAGTTCGGGGTGCTGGAAGGCACAGAGCCGGAGGACCCCCTGGAGGTCATCTTGCCCTTGGCTGAGGAGAAGCTGGGGGCCATGCCTGTGCCGGGGGACTGGGCCTATCCCTCGAAGGCCAGGGAGCAAGGGTTTGGGTACCAAGTGGGGGGCTACGCGCAGGTGGAGATCGGCGGGGTGCTATGGGCGTACCAGACCTTCACCAACGATGACCAGAGCGCCTACGGCGTGGCGTATTCGCCTGAGGGTGAGTACGACAAGACAGAGTGGGCCATCATCGAGCGGAACTGAGTTGAAATCAGCGGCCCCCTATGTATACTTCTTAGTTCTAAGAGTATTAACTAACTAAAGGTGTATAGTATATGACGGACTTTTCGCGCGGACGACATGTCGTGATTCTTTTGCTCCCAAAACATCGTGCCGGGGTATAATGAGGTAAACAGGTGTATGGATATGGCTCGTTACTTCATGGCAGGGGGTAAACTCGTTATAGCAGTAGCGCGTGACGACAATGACGCGCAGGTCCTTGAGCGTGAGGGCTACGTTGAATGCACGCAAGAGGAGTATGAGCGGCTGCTGGCGGTGCTCCAGGCTAATGAGAAGGGCACCGTTGAGATAGTGGGTGAGATACGCGACATCCACGGGGATTGACCTATGGGCGCTCTGACGGACATCTTGATAGCGGGCGGTGTGCACCTGAAGGACAAGCGGGCTACGCTCCCGGTGAACCCGAAGCAGAAGTGGCCCTATCGGGAGCTTCCGGATGTCAAGGGAGGCATTATTCATCATACCGTCGGCAAGTCCTGGTACACATCGAAGGCTATCGCCCTGATGCACATTGGTCTTGGCTGGCCGGGCATGGCCTATACGTTCTACATTCACGAGGAAGGCCCGCAGTACGGCTCACCTATCGTGACGGACTTCGACCACCGGTTGTGTGATTGGGGTCCGCAGGCAGGCGCAGGGCCGCATTCCGTCAATGCGGAGACCTTCGGGGTGGCGCTGGGAGGAAACTTCGTGCGGGTTGCGCCTGCGCCGGAGATGATCGTGGAGCTGGTTCATCTGATGTGCGGGTTGCAGATATTCTTCGTTCAGGAGGTCGGACATTCATTGTACGTCAAGCCGCACTTCCAGGTGGGCAAGACGCAGTGTCCAGGGTTGGCCTGGGCATCATACCTCGCGGCCATAGGCTGCGTGTAGGGAGGAAGACATGATAGAGTTTGCGGGGCTGCTCAGGAACCCAGTAGTGCTAGGTGCTGTCGCGATGGCACTGGTGTGGCTCCTGCGCAAGTTGCAGTGGTCTGACGGCGTGTATCTTGTAGCGATAAACGGCCCGAAGGCTATCTGGCTAACCTATATTGTGGCCCTGTGTATCGCTGTCGGGGAGAAGCTACTCCTGGAGGGCTTCCCCGTCGTGGTCACCTGCGGATTGGTGCCCACTGAGCCGCCCGCTTTCGTGGTCTGCGTGTTCCAGATCATTGAGAACGTCTTGGCCTGGTCTGGTGTTGTGTTTGCGGCGGCGACGGTGATATACAAGATTCTGCGCAGCAAGATGCTGCTCGGTGAGCGCATCTGACCTTGATGTGTGTTGGGGCGGGGTCGGCATCGGTCTTTTGCGCAAAAGGATGAGTCCCACGTTCTTTTGCTAGCAAAGGTTTGAGTCCGGCTATACTGAGGGCGGTGGTATATGCTGGCACGGCCCCGCTCCCCTTAGAGCTTTCCCGGAGGATGCGATGTCTTACTGGAAGAATCGCCGTGTAATCGTGACTGGCGGCGCTGGATTTCTCGGTTCCCACTTGGTTGATGCCCTGCGCCTTCTGGATTGCAAGCCGTTTGTGCCCCGTTCGGAGCAGTACGATCTGACGACGGTTGATGGCGTGTGTGCTATGTTTGGGGATGCGATGACGCTGTGGGGCGAGCAAGGCTGTGAGACGCTGTTTCACCTGGCTGCGACCTGTGGGGGCATCGGCCTCAATCGCAAGCAGCCCGCTACGATGTGGCGGGATAATCTGCTGATGGGTTCAAACCTGCTGGATGCGGCCCACTTCTTCGATGTGAGTAAGTTCGTGGGTGTGGGTACGGTGTGCTCGTACCCGAAGCACTGCCCGACGCCGTTCTCGGAGCGGTCCTTTTGGGACGGTTACCCTGAGGAGACCAACGCACCCTACGGCCTGGCCAAGAAGATGCTGCTGGTGGGCTTGCAGGCTTATGGGGCGCAGTTCGGCTTGCCGTGGGTGTACGTGGTGCCCACGAACCTCTATGGGCCGCGGGACCACTTCGACCCTGAAAGCTCCCACGTCATCCCGGCGATGATCCGCAAGTTCCTGGAGGCTAAGAGGGCGGGCGATCATGTGGTGTCGTTATGGGGTACGGGCAAACCGACGCGCGACTTCCTGTACGTGGGGGATTGTGTGAGGGCGCTCCTGTCAGCGGGGGAGCTGCTGGTGTCCGGTCCCTACAACGTGGGCTCAGGCCGTGAGGTCAGTATTGTGGACCTGGCTCATGTGGTGGCTAAGGCCGTGAACTACCAGGGCGATGTCAGCTTTGACGCCTCTATGCCCGATGGCCAGCCCAGGCGCGTGTTGGATAGTTCCAAGTTTGCGAAACTTACGGGGTGGCAGCCGGAGGTATCTCTGGAGGAGGGCCTGGACCGTATAGTGAAGTGGTATGACATGGTCCAGCGCCTTGAGGATGACGAACGGGATATGACCACCAGTTGTATTGCCAAGGGGCAGCGCGCCCCTGCGGGCGCATCACCCTCGGTGTAAGCAAAAACATAGAAGGAGACAAGGCATGAATGAGATTGCCGTATTTCAGATGGGGAAGTGTGGCTCGTCTACGGTCATCGAGTTGGCGCGGAAGTTGGGTATACACGCCTCGCGGGCGTACCATCCGATGAACCCGGTGCAGGCGCAGTACCCCAATGTCATCAGCATGGTCCGGGAGCCGGTGATCCGGAACGTCTCGGCATTCTTTTACGAAATGGCGGGCACCCTAGCGGTGACCGGCGAGGGGTACAGCCAGGTACTCCTTGACGAGTTCCTGATGTCCTGGGACAAGCACGACGTGCCGTTGACGTGGTTCTCTGAGCTGTTTCAGCCGGAGACCGGTATCAACGTCTATGCGGAGAAGTTTAACCGCAAGCGGGGCTGGTCCATCTACGAGAGCGGCGGTAGGCGCGTCCTGGTCATCAGGGCTGAGGCCCTGACGGGTAGCCTAGTGGCGGCCTTCGAGGCCTTGCTGGAGATGGACCTGGGAGTTAAGGACGGCTTCGAGGTTGAGCACCGGGCCAGTGATGCCGAGCGGCCACACGGCGTGGGCGACCTGTACAAGGCGTTTGTGCAGCAGGCCGTGATGCCTGAGGCGTATCTGGACCGCATGTATGGGAGCCGATACGCCAAACACTTCTACTATGCGAAGGAGCTTGATGCCTTCCGTGGATTCTGGAGTGCACCAAGATGAGGGTGTTCGTGACTACCAATGACCGGCACCTGTGGATTCTGCCGGCCTTTGCGCACCTGTTCAATCGCTACTGGAGCGAGCTGCAGCCTGTGGTGGTGGCGGGGTACTCACAGCCGAACTTCGAGCTGCCCCCCAACTTCACATTCCACCAGATTGCCCCGCAGAACTACCCCGTGGAGAGGTGGTCTGATGGCGTGATTGAGTTCCTGCGGTCCATGGATGATGAGCTGTTCATCTGGATGCTGGAGGATATGTTGCTTCTGCGTACCGTGGACGTGCGGGCCATAGGGACCCTGGCGGAGTACATGATGATACACCACGAGGTCATCAGGATGGACCTCACCACGGATCGGCTCTATGCGGGGGCCTCACCGGGCCAGAGGCCCGATTATGAGTACTACGGGAGCATGGACCTGGTATGGTCTGAGCCGCACAGCCCGTATCACCTGAGCCTCCAGGCGGCGATTTGGAGGCGTGACTACTTATTGCACTACATGATTCCCGGTGAGACGCCCTGGAACCTGGAGATGGCGGGCACGGACCGGCTTTCGAGCACCCCGGAGGTGGTGGTCCTGGGCACGAGGCAGTTCCCTGTGCGGTACACGCTGGCACTAAAGAGCGACAAGCCTACGGAGCCGAGCATCACCGGGATGAGGGACGAGGACTATCGGGAACTGGTGGAGCGCGGCTGGTTGCCGGAGGGGTGTTTGACATGAAGGGCTGCGGCCAGAAGATAGGGCCATACGATTGCTGCACCATCGTTACAAGTGATGCCAAGGAGGTCGCTGCGGAGATTGAGAGTTTGGGATTGGTCTACTGTCAAGTACCGAGTGCCTTTGTAGGCGAAATCTGAGGCGAAATCTGAATGGAGGTTAGGAAATGTCAGACGAAGTAAGAAAAGCGACAGTGAAAGAGCAAGCGCGAGATGCGTTGCGCATCGGTACCGTCTTTGAGTTGGAATGCGCACTGAGGCGGGCGCTGGTAGAGCTACCGGGCGAAGGCAAGGTGAGCAACCAGGGACCCTGTTGCGTTGTTGGTTGCGAGAAGGAAGCCGAATGGATGATCGAGATACATCCTTACAAGCAAGACGATTTTACGACGGCCTGCACAGGACATGTGGGCGAATTACTGACTGATGCGCCGGAACATATCGTCCATAGGCCCGAGTAGTAGGGGGATTCAAAACCCCTAGTTCCTACTAAAAGGCACTCGGCAGAGGCCTGAACCATGTGCGGTGTCATAGATATCCTGATGTGTGAGCACAGGAGGTATTGGCAAAAGCGCCTGGGCCGCTGGCTGCCGGAGGGGTGTTTGACGTGATGCGCAGGCTAGCCAGTTCAATGAGGGCTTGGTATGAGTATCATCATCCCCGTACCTTTGAGGATGTTGCTCCAGTCAATTGTTTTAATAGGCCGTACCTGAGCTATACCTGGGATGGTGATGTGATGTTTTGGCGGAGGCATACCTATATGGTAGAGTGGAGGCTTTGGTACGCTAATTGCATGAAGGGGCCGGTGCCCCTTTTTGAGAATAGGCGTTACTGGCAGGAGCGGCTAGGGCGGTGGCTAGCAGTTCCGTGGGCTAATAAGAGGAGAATAAGTAATGACTGATGAAATGAGTCCCCCCGTTGAAGTTCGGTTGCGTGATTTAGAAAGTCAGAAGCTGGGTGAGGCTTTAATTCTCTGGAAGGAAAGTGGATATCCTGAGAGTGGGCATACCATTAATATATTGCGTCAATGCGTTATCAACTATACGGCGGCACAAAAGCTTGTAGAGACTAAGGTTCAATCAATGAAAATAAGTGCTGAGCTAGAAGCGATACTTGCGCGCCAACGGGCCCATGATAAGCTGGGAGTAAGGCTAGGACTGTGATAACCGTCCCCCTCCGCGATGGCACCTTTCAGGGCGAGTCAATGTCCCTAAGCAGTGAGAACGCTGACGAGGCCCCGAAGTCCTTGCGCTGGCGCCACGTGCCGGATATTCCGGATGACGTGCCTGTGATGGTGTTCACGGATATGTGCCTGGATGAGGTTCTGCTGAGCCGGGCACCCACGAACATCGCCATCCTCATCGAGCCACCCGCACTCACTGCCACGCACTATGAGCAGGCCGTGATGCTGGAGGACCGTTTTGATGCCATATTCACCTACAGTCTGGAGCACCTACGGCGCGGGGGTCCGTGGCGGTTCTATCCCTATGGCGGTTCGAGGATCCGCGAGTGGGGCGTGTTTGACAAGAGCGCGGACGTGAGCATCATCGTATCGGTCAAGGCGGTCACGGAGGGCCACCGGCTGAGGCATGAGATCGTCAAGCAGTTCGGTGAGTGCCTGTCTGTGTTTGGGGAGCCCTATACCGAGTACCTGGACCCTAAGCCGCCGGGGCTGAGGCCCTTCCGCTATTCCGTCGTCATCGAGTCCGGGCGTTCTGACTACTATTTCACGGAGAAGCTGATTGACTGCTTCTCGCAGGGCACGGTGCCGATCTATTGGGGGTGCCCTGGCATTGATGGATTCTTCGACGAAGATGGAATTATCAGCTTTGAGACCCCGGACGACCTGGCATACATCCTGGCGTCCATCTCGGAGCAGGACTATTACGACCGTTTGCCTGCGATTTGCAGGAACCTGGAGCTGGCGCGCGGGTTCCGGTGTGCTGAGGACCATCTGGCGGCGGAGTACGGCTGGCTCTTCGAGGATAGTGAGGAGGCGGCCATGATGCGTGCACAGCGCAAAGAGCAATGGGGGGCTTTGTGTGAGAACCAACCTCACTGACAAACGACTATTCTTGGAGGTATTCACATGACGAAGATACCAGAACCGATGAGTGACGATGGCAAGAGGCGCGGTGATTGCTACCTGCATTTCAGCTTCATTCCGGACCCGGATCCTGACTGCTGTGAGTTATGTCACAAGAGAAAAATGAAGAGTCATCGGCTGGCGAAGGTGGAGTTCTGGACGGGTATGGATGAGGAAACTGGACTGTGTGAGGTTTGTGGACCAGTAGCAGAGAGGCTTCGTGGCCTGGGTTACGTATTTCAGGATGAAGGAAGTTGCCTCACGGCACCACTATGAGAACTGATCTAACTGATAGGAGGTACTTCTGACGTGCTAAAGATTATCTATGATAATGGTCATGTAAGGATTGATGAACAGGAGAATTTGTACTGGCATGGCCCGACGCTTGGCCAAGAAGGCGGAACATGGTGGAGACAATGGTACTCGCACCCCGACATTTTCATTAAGGGTTCTGGCCCGTGTCGGTGTTACATACATTGGGTCGAAATCAAGACAGGTAAGCACATCGTCTTGGCTTACGATTTGGCTGCCCAGAGGGAGCAACCTTTAGTAATGTCTTCGGCGCATGGGTGTCAACTGGTAGCCTTTGACGAATTGCTTTTTCCAGAAGGTTCACTATTGAATGTCAATGATAGGGAGGTCAGGGATATAGGATATAATGGCCCGCATCTGAAGGAGCCGCCGGAGTGGTTCAATGCAGACGACTTTACTGGATAGTGATAAGCGCCTATTCTTCATCATCGGCCCGCCCCGGTCTGGTACGACCATCGTAGCCAGCGTGTTCAACTCCCTAGAGGATGGGTTCTGCCTTGGGGAACCGCACTGGCTCCACGAGGCCGAGAAAGGCGAGGCGGACGCGCAGACTTACGGGAAGGTAGAACAGTGGCGCAGGCCTGTGGATGATTATCAGCTCATCATGCAGGTCAACGTGATACCGATTCTAAACCGGGGGCCGTTTCACGTTGGGGGCTACAAGGAGACCTGGCAATACTTCCGTCATACCTGCGAGCCGCTGTTGGCGGCGCACGTTCCGTTGGTGGACTTCTTCGTGGTGGTGCTGAGGGACCCGAGGCTGGCCTTGGCCTCACAGCGGGCCTTGGGCTGGCAACACCTGAGGCCCAGGGATACCAGCAAGGACTATCTGCGGTTGGGCGAACTGGCGCAGCACCCAAAGGCTGTGCTGGTGATCCTGGAGGACTTCGTGGTGGACCCGCTGGGGTATCTGAATACGAGGCTCCCCTTCCAGATTGAGGGGCCTTTGGAGCTGCAACCTACAGGGCACAGGTTTGGGGATACGGTTGCCAATGAGAGTGAAACGGTGAACGCGGATGCGCCGGGGCAGAGGGTTATGGACCTGAATGAGAAATGGGTCCGGGCACTGGCCCCGGCTATGGGGGTATGGGAGCGATGGAAGAGCAAGACCTGAGAGCATTGATGAGACGATACACGGTGGAGCACCTGGATCCTGGGGAGCACCTGGATCCTGGCTGGTTTGGCACCTTCTACGGCACTGCGGCGGCTCAGTTTCAGCGGCACATTGAGTCCCTGCCGGGTACGGTATACGGCGATGACCCCAAGCAGAGGCCGTTTGATAACGTATTCACCTGGGGCCACGATCATGACTTCGGGGCCTTTCAGATGAAGGGCCAGATGGGAGACCGGCACATCCGGGTCATTGAGGCCTTCCTGGAGATGGGCGCGGAGTTCAAGGGCCATGTGCTAGATGTGGGCTGCTGGACGGGTGGCACGTCGCTCCTACTGGCAGCGATGGGGTGCACGGTGACGGCCATTGAGGAGGCAGTGCAATATGCCGATGTGGTTTCATACTTGGGCCACGTTTTCCAGGTGCAGGGCCTTGTTGTCATCCCTAATTCTATTTATGATGAGGGCCGCTTCGCTGAGCCTTATGATATGATCCTGTGTGCGGGCGTCCTGTATCACGTCACTGATCCGGTGCGTGCTCTGCGCATCATATTTGAGAAGTTGGTGGACGGCGGCACGCTGCTGCTGGAGACCGCGGTTCATCAGGGTGGCGGCAAGCTCCTGACCTATTGTGGCCCTACCGCGCCAGGCTATCGATGGTTCCTGCCTACGGCGGAAACGCTGGTTGCGATGTTGATTGACGTGGGGTTTACAGACCTAGAGTATGGGTTGCGTGCCGACGGTAGCCGGATTGTCGTGGTTGCTACAAGGAAGGAGTACACGACCATGATGACGGCGGGGGTATCAAGATAAGGGGAAAGGATATGAGAACGTGGGAGTATAAGCGCGTTGGCTTACCTGACAAGCCAGACATTTCTGATTGGTTGGATTCACTGGATAAAGAAGGCTGGGAATTGGTTCAGATATATCAGGACCCCCGATATCTTAATGATATGTTTAAGCTATATCCAGTAGGGATTTTTAGACGAGCCTTTGTTAAGCAATCTGAACGGGTGGAGGCCCCATGACCATAACTGCGTTTGACCTCTCGGACGGGAACGAGCCGATGAGCTACGGCGAGATCAATTTCTTGGTCTCATTGGTTAAGAAGCTCCCTGCGGAACCGATCATCGTCAACATTGGGGCTGCGGACGGCGTGTCTACCGTGGCCATGCTGGAGGCCCGTAGGGATGCCTTCATTTTCTCTGTGGACATCGGCGAGTGCCCGCAGGAACGCGCCAACCTGGAGGCTGCGGGTCTGGATACGGCCCGCGTGATACGGCTCCTGGGCCGTAGTCAGGACATCGGCAAAGAGTTCCCCTGCGAGGCCGATATGGTGCTTGTGGACGGCGGGCATGATTACAAGTCGGTGAAGGGTGATATCGAGGTTTGGCCCTGGAAGGTCAAGGTGGGCGGCACTTTGGCCTTTCACGACTACATCGAGCCGCCCCGTCCCGCTAACAACCCCAGTGAAGCGTACGAGGCGGTGAATGAGAACCTGCCTGCTGAGTTTGAACTGACCGGCCAGGTGGACAGGCTGATTGCGTTTCAGAGGATGTCGTGAGAGGGTTTGCATTTGGGAGGCGGAAGGCGCCTCGGATTCCTATTGGCACCTCGGCGGATGATGTATTGAAGCGGTGGGGCCGTGCGTTGCGTACCCGGAGCTTGGGCAAGGACAGCGAGGGCTTCATCGTGGAGTGCGAGTACCGCTGGGGGTTCCTGGTGTTCAAGAGAGGCCGTGGGCCTGATGGGACTGGGGCGCGTTGTTACCGCGTGGTGGAGAAGAGGGCAAGATGACACAGAGAGAATGGGATGCGGATAAGTGGGGACCTCCGACAATTGTGATCTACGTAGACGCGCAGCGGTATCTATGGAATCGGGCATCGAGTCAAACGCTGGCGATCCTTCGGGATATGCGTCATCTCTACCACGACATTGTTTCTGAGGTGAAGAAAACTGAACAGGGAAACTATCTTCGGCTAGACTTTCCTCCAGGGGAGTTACCGCAGTATGAGTTGCTAGATGCCCCTGCGTGTTTGGCTAGTCTTATTGAAATTGATCGGTATACGGAAGCTAATCGTCAGGGTGGTGGCCATACTCCGCTAAGGGGAAAGTTGACGGAAGAGGGCAAGACCGAGTATGCCAAACTTATGGGCCTTGGCTCATTTGATGAGATTCCTGGGATTTAGGAGAAATTGTGCCCTTTGACCCCATGACTACCGGCCCTGCATATCAGGGTTGGGCGATAGATTTCCTGAACCCGCGGATTGAACCACACTTCCGCGCCTTCGAGTGGGGTAGCGGCTGGAGCACCATCTGGCTGGGCGCACGGTGCGGGAGCGTAGTCAGTGTCGAGCATGATGTGGAGTGGCACGCGACGGCGGCGCAGCGGTTGCGGGAGTATGGCCTGGGGAACGTGAAGCTGTTCCACATACCAAAGGAACAGGGCGCGTCGGAGTATGCGGACTATGCCGATGCCATCCTGAGTTATCCTGATGAGCACTTTCACCTGATTTGCGTGGACGGGCGCAATCGTGCAGGGTGCATCAGGAACGCTATGGTGAAGTTGGTGAGGCCCGGTGGGATGATGGTGGTGGATGACTACCCCAGGTCGCAGTATCAACCTGCTCTGCGGTTATTGGATGGCTGGAGCCGGGCGTTGTTCAACCGGGCTAGTGAGATCATGGCTACGGGCGTGTGGTTCAGGCCAACGGAGGGGTGAGATGACCCTTTTCGCTCATACTCACTGCGTAGCGTTTGAGCTTTCCAACACTTGCCCTTACGCATGGCTGCACAAGGAGTGTCCCTTGAACTTGGAAGTGGCCTCACCCTTTCGGTTGAGGGAGACAAAGCACCTATCTGGCGACGTTGTGCGGAAGGTACTGGATACCCTGGGAGAGCATGGGTACGTGAGCACGATTAGCTTTCATCAGTACAATGAGTCGCTAGTTGACCCACGCCTGTTCGAGTTCGTCCGCTATGCTAGGAAGCGGTGCCCGGAGGCCAGGATCATAATCTTGACCAACGGGGTTTTCCTGTCGCGGCAACTGGCGCTGGAGCTGGAGGAGGCCGGGTTGTCGGGTCTGTGGGTGACGCTCTATGGCAGCCAGGAGGACCGCACGATCACATGGGAATGGATGAAACGTGAGATCATACCCATCTTTTCAGAGAGCAATGTTCAGACGTGGGGGCTGGATGACAGGTTGTGCATCTATGACCGGGAGTACCAGAAGGACCAGGGCGGCAATTGTTATGCCCCCTTGAGTGCTATCATCGTCACCAGGGACGCGGAGTGGGGCCTGTGTTGTATGGACTGGAAACGCACAGTATCCTTCGGGAGCCTCAAGGAGCATAGCCTGGAGGAACTGTTACAGGCTGAGGAGCCGCATCGCATCTATGCGGCCCTGAGCGAGGGGGACCGGACGGTATTGGATTTGTGCCGCCGCTGCACGTTCGCTATCACACCAAGGTGAATCTTTTGCTGGCAAAAGGAAGCGGCGTGGTATCATTTGTGCAGAAGGAAGGTTAATGGAGCCGCGGGGCATTCTCTACTTTGCAATAGGTGACGAATATCTGATGCGGGCGCAGAAGGCTGTAGCTCGCGTGCGGGATGTGTGGCCGGGTATGGCCTGCGCCATCTGGACCGAACGCTCGCCGGGGCCGGTGATGCTCTCGCGGATGGAGGCCTGGCGGCAATCACCTTTTGAGCGGACCTTGGCTCTGGATGCGGACGTATGGCTGGCGGAACCTGTACCAGAGCTGTTTGACCTGTTGGACCGGTTTGACCTGGCGGCGACCCTTGCGCCATGGCGTGAGGGACATCCTGTAGCTGTCCCTGCGGCGTTTCCAGAGCATAACTGTGGCGTGGTAGCCTTTCGCAAGAATGGCCTGTTACTGAGCCTTGTGGACGACTGGGAGCAGCGGTTCGGACGACGTTATGAGGGGTTGGAGGAGACCAAAAGCGTTCACAATGACCAACCGGCCTTCCGGGAGGCCCTGTATCATTCTGTTCTGCGTATTGCTACCTTGCCCGCGGAATACAACTGGCGGGGCGTGGGCTATGTTTGGGGCAAGGTGAAAGTGTTGCATACCCGGAGACCGCCACAGAGGGTAGCACACGAAATCAACGAGCAGCTTGGGCCAAGGGTGTGTATGAACTGGCAGATACACCATGGAGATAATTCGGCAATGATGCTGGAAGCGACCGACCTTACAGGTGAGGAATATCACCACGAGGTGGAGGACGTGCTTACGTTGCAGCACCTGGCGGGGCTGCTCCCGGCGGACCCGGTGGTGGTGAACATCGGGGCCTGCTTCGGCACATCGGCCTTGGCGCTCCTGGAGGCCCGTGAGGACCTGTTTGTGTTCAGCATTGACATCAAGCCTTGCCTTGAGGAGCGGGAGAACCTGGCGCGGTCGGGCGTGGACCCGGCGCGGTGCGTGCGGGTGCTGGGGCGGTCTCAGGAGGTCGGGCAGTATTGGCCGCGTGCGGTGGATATGGTTTTCATGGACGGTTCCCATGCCCGCTCTGACGTGGTGGCGGACCTGGAGGCCTGGCTGCCCCGAATCAAGCCGGGGGGTATCGTGGCCTGCGACGACTATGCGAAAGGGTGCACTCCGGCGGTGAAGCCTGTGGTGGATGAGATGCTGATGGACAAGTACGAGATGGTCCTTCACGTGGGGGACATCGTGGCGTTCAGGGTGTAAAGGGGGATTATGAGAGACATCGCTGTGGACTTGGGTATAGTCGCGCCGTGCGGGTGCATCTTCCCACAACATATCTGCAAGGAAGCGAAGCACCTTTGGGCCAGAGCCGTGGCATTCTTCGAGAAGAGCAGGGAGGCCGGATTTGATGATGAGTCTTGGGCCAAGTATCTGGAGGTCCTGGAGGACTATAAGAAGCACTTTGGCAGGGAGGTATGACCAATGCCCGAAGACAAAGAGGAAGCAAGAGAGGAAACGCTGGAGCAGTTGGGGCTCCGGTACTTGGCCGCGCAGGAGCAACGTCTGCGGGTCTGCCAGCGCGAGAAGGCCCTAAAGAAGGAACTTGCAGCGGCTATGCGAGATGCCGGGAAGGAAGCCGTGATAGTGGGGCCGAAGGTGGTGATTTTGCACCCCGGTATAGATTATGACAGTCTGGAAGTGGCAGACCTGTGATGAACGAACAGCAACTCAAAGACGCCTTTGCATCACTGGAGCCGATGAGTGACGAGGCCCCGCCCCGGTACACGTGGGAGCGGCACAGGTGGGAGATGCGGCGCCATGTGCGTCGGGATCCCATCGCGGTATTCCTGAGCTGGCCCACGGTGACGGCCACCATGTTTGCGGGGGAGACCCCCTTCATCCGGTCTGAGCTGGAGGCCCTGCGGGCGCAGCCTGATTGGGAGACCCTTTGGCTTCCGGCCATTGAGGACAGCGGCGTGGGCCAGGCCCCGAGGATGTCAGGGGAGCCGTCTACGAACGCCAATATGGTGCATCAGGCGTTTCACCTGATGATGTGGAACAAGGCTACGCTCAAGGAACTGCGGGATCTGGAGACCATCACGGAGTTCGGCGGGGGCTATGGGGCTATGGCCCTGATTGCCTCACGGCTGGGGTTCCGCGGGACCTACCGGATGGTGGACTTTCCGGAGATGTGCCTGCTTCAGAGCTACTACCTGTCGCGGCATGAGCTGGGCTGTGCGGTGGAGTTCCTGGAGGCCATCGGGCCGCCACGTTCGGACCTGTTGGTGGCCTGTTATTCATTGAGTGAAGTCCCGTTGGCGGACCGTAAGCCCTACCTTGGCGGGGGCCGTACGGATCATGGAGCGGCCAGTTACCTCTTTGCCATGCAGGACCGTTGGGATGACGTGGACAACCTGGATTGGGTATATGATTTTGAGATGAATGAGAGGGATGACCTGCTGTGGTCCATCTTCCCGATGGTGAGGCCGGGGCACTGGTACGCGATGGGGGGAATGAAGTGACCTATGATTCATTTCTTAAATCGAAGAGGATGATTAGGCGTGATCGGGGCAAAGAGTTTACTACCGATGACGTGCATTCTAAGCTGTTTGCTTTCCAGCGGGATATTACGCTCTGGGCAGTACGGAAGGGCATGGCAGCGGTATTCGCTGATACCGGGCTGGGCAAGACCTTCATTCAATTGGAATGGGCCAGGTTGCTAGGGGAGAAAACGCTCATTATTGCCCCGCTCAGTGTGGCCAGGCAAACGGTAAGAGAAGCTCGCAAGATTGATCTTGAAATAGGTTATGTTCGTAGTCAAGATGCGGTTGTGGGCGACGGTCAGCTCTGGATAACGAACTATGAAATGGTGAACGCCTTTGATGTATCGGCATTCGGCGCGGTGGTGCTGGACGAATCCAGTATATTGAAATGCATCTCAGGCAAGACGCGCCGCAAGCTGACGGAGGCTTGTCAGGCTGTTCCCTATCGCCTGTGTTGCACAGCAACGCCTGCCCCGAATGACTTCATAGAGCTGGGCAATCATGCGGAGTTTTTGGGCGTGTGTTCGCGTGCTGAGATGCTGGCTATGTTCTTCGTCAATGCTAACAAAGAGCATACTATGTTTGTCAATGGAAAGTCGTATCGCAGGAAGGGGAGCAATAAGGGCGGCCAGGAGTGGCGGTTGAAGCACCATGCCGAAGAGCCTTTCTTCCGCTGGTTGGCATCTTGGGCTATGGCCATACGGAAGCCGTCTGACTTGGGATATGACGATATGGATTTCAGACTTCCTGCACTTAGGCTGCATAAGCACTTTGAGCAGGCGAAGTATGAGCCGGGTGATAGGCTGTTTTTCACTCGCGCTAGGGGTATAAGGGAGCATTCGGCTATTCGTAGAGCGACGCTTGGCCCACGCCTTGAACGGCTTCAGGAGATCATTGACGGAGACGGCCAACAGTGGATAGTCTGGGTGGGGCTGGATGAGGAAGGCCGGGCTGCGACGGAGGCTCTGGACGGTGCGGTAGAAGTCAAGGGTAGTGATTCGCCTGACTACAAGGCCAGTTCCTTTGAGGACTTTCAGGATGGCAAGTTTCGTGTGCTTGTGACCAAACCTACTATCGGCGGGTTCGGCATGAACTTCCAGAATGCCCACAAGATGGCGTTCCTGGGGCTTTCGCACTCGTGGGAACAATACTATCAGTGTGTGCGCAGGGAGTGGAGGTATCTTCAGGAGCACCCTGTAGACGTGCACCTGATTATGTCGGATATCGAGGCTGATGTGTACCGCAACGTGATGCGTAAGGATGCCCAGGCCAGGCGGCTACGGGAAGGTTTGATTGGCAAGATGCATCTTTATGAGAGGGAGGAATTGGGGATGGGAACGTCTGTAGTGCAAGATCAGGCAGGATGTGTTGTCAAAGGCAATACTTGGAAAGCGTTGCGGGGCGACTCCTGCGAGAGGCTGGCGGAACTTGACAATGATTCGGTAGACCTGTGCATATACTCACCGCCGTTTGCTGATCTCTATACGTATAGTGATAGCCCCCGCGACCTGGGCAATTCGCGTGATTGGAAGGAGTTCTTGTGTCACTATTCTTTTGTGATCCGGGAGGTTTTGCGTGTAGTCAAGCCGGGGCGCTTGTGCTGCGTTCACACCTCAGACATCCCGGCGTTGGCGCAGAAGGATGGGTATATCGGCATCAAGGATTTTCCTGGCGCGGTGATCGCTGCGCACGAGGCGGAGGGATGGGTATTCCATGGACGCATTCTAGTCGGCAAAAACCCGCAGGCCCAGGCCATACGGACGCACTCTAAGGCGCTGTTGTTTGTCCAGTTGCGTAAGGACTCAGCGGACAGTCGCCCGGCGCTTGTCGATCATGTTCTGTTGTTCAAGAAACCCGGTGAGAACGCTGTGCCGGTGACTCCGGTAGAAAACGGTGAGATGGACAATGACCTATGGGTACAGTGGGCTAATGGGATCTGGACTGATATTCAGGAGACGGATACTCTTCAGTACCAGCACGCGCGGGAGGCCGATGATGAGAAGCATATTTGCCCCTTGCAATTGCCGACGATCCGGCGGTGCGTGATGCTCTATTCCAATCCTGGAGAGACAATACTATCACCGTTTGCGGGCATCGGTAGTGAGGGTTTTGAGTCTGTCAAGGCCGGGCGGGGTTTCGTGGGTATAGAGCTGAAACCAGAGTATTTCGAGGTCATGGTCGGAAACCTCCAGAAAGCGGAGGCTGTAGCGAATCAGCCTGATTTGTTTTCGTTAGTCAATGAGGAGTCAGCGCAATGATCTTTTCCAATCGTCACGAGGTGGAGACACACCTGGCTGAGCAGGCTGACGGCGGCGTGATTGTAGAGGTTGGGGTGGGCAAGGGTGACGGGTTGGTGGCCCTGCTCAACGGCACCCGTTACGGAAGGCTCTTGCCCGTGTATGCCGTGGATCCCTACGCGCCATACGTGGACAAATTGGGTGGCACCTACGGCCCGGAGTGCAAGCAGGAAGCCGTCGATCAGGTGGTGGGTACGGGCCTGGGGCGTTTGGTGGCCTTCGTCGAAGAGGACGGCGTGCTGGTGGGCGAGAATTGGGACTTGCCTACGGCCCTGGTGTGGATTGACGTGTCTATGGAGTACGACGGTCTCAAATGCGTCTGGGATGCCTGGGCGGACAAGGTTATGGAGGACGGGCACATCGCCATCGCGGGGCTGGGTTACAGTAGCTTGGGCACGGCGCGGGTGATGCAGGAGGCCGTGGACTCAGGGAACTTCGTGCGGGTACTGGAGGGGCAAGACCGGGTGGCCGTGCTGCGCAGGAATCCACGGCACAGGAGGGCCGCGTTCTACATCGTGGATGGTGAGCCGTATGCAGATGAGGCGGCCTATAGCGCGTCCAGCCTCAAGGAGCACATGCCCAGGGTGGAGACCTTCCTGTTCGCTGTGGGGGGCACGAAGGACAGGGATTGCATTGACCACGTAGTGACGTTGCCCCCTCGGGAGAGCGAACTGTGGTACCTGGACAGCACGCGGTACTTCAATTGGGCTGTGGGGCAGCTTCATGAGTACAACCGGCTCTTGTACCTTGATACGGATACGTGGGTGTCCTGGGATTGCCTGGATATGTGGTGGCTCCTGGAGCAGTTCGACGTGTGCCTGGGTCATTCTGCGGGCCGGGAGGCCATGCCCAGTGCTATCGGAACGCCGCCTGCGTTCACCACGCTGTCCATCGGGGTGAGCCTCTTCTGCAACAACGCGAAGGTCCGGGCCACACTGGCGGACTGGCAGGCATTCTATGAGAAGTACGCGCATATCTACGGCGACAATGACGAGTCGCCCCTGCGGGACGTGCTGTGGCTCAACCGTCACGGGCTGAAAATGTATATCCTGCCCCCGGAGTACAATGCGCGTGTGGGCTTCGGGTGCTGGCTCTATGGGCGGGTCCGGGTAGTCCATGCCCGGCTGCCCCGGCTTCGGCATGTGGCGGAGGAGCTGAATGAGCACACGGTCATGCGCATGTGGCGTCCTGATGATGGGTTCCTGTGGTATCACCAGAAGTGAGGGGGACGTGAGCGACGGCTGCGGGCGGTTCATAGGGCCATATCCTTGCTGCACCATCATCACGGGTGACGCTAAGGAGCTTACTCCGGCGATACCGGATGAGAGCGTGGACTTGATAGTGACTGACCCGCCCTACTTCTTGCCAGTTCAGTCCTATGTTGGGGTGCGTGGTGAGGGCTATACGAGGAGGACGCTGGCTGACACGTCGATACTTTCTGGATTCTTTGGGGATCTATTTGCGGATTTGGGCCGTGTTCTAAAGCAGACGGGAAGCGCCTATGTCTTCTGTGATGGGCAGAGTTACCCGCTGTTCTATCCAGCCATGTTTCCGCACTTCAAGTATGTGCGGCCCCTGATATGGGACAAGATTGTTTCCTACAACGGATACACGTGGCGACACCAGCATGAGTTGATTGCGTGGGGCGAAGGAGTGGGGGCGCAGAGGGTTCCCACGGGCGATGGGGACATTCTGAGATGTAGGGGGGTTCTCCAGAAAGACAGAAGGCATCCCGCAGAAAAGCCACTCGCTCTATTGCAGCAACTCATAGCCAAGCATGAACGGGGGCGGGTTGTATTGGACCCATTTGTTGGCTCAGGGACCACCCCCATAGCCGCATGGCTAGAGGGCGATCACTACCTCGCCTTCGAGATAGACCCCGACGTAGCAGAGCGGGCGAGGGAGCGGGTGAGGAACACCCAGCCACCCCTCTTCGTGATGCAGCCAGAGCAGACAATACTAGAACTGGAATGAGGTGTAACCAATGGATAGTAACGTACTCACTCACAGCGCGGTGCTCCCAAGGCGCAACGTCAAGCGGCTGCGGCGTTGCCTGAACCCTCAATGCCTCTACGTGGCGGGCGGCGGCAAGATGCCTTTGAAGATCACTCGCATTGGCGAGTATACCCGGCTTGGTTGCTCCAAGTGCGGGTCCGTAAGTGTGTTCAACCCGGTAGCGACGGTAAGGCCTGACAAGGCCAGGCACATCTTCGTGGCTCGTGACCGTGGGGGCGTGGTGGAGCACATCTTCCCCAAGGCGAGGGTATTGGTACCGTGAGAAGGCGTTACTTCGAGTGGGACTATGTCGCCAACAGGGTCATTGAGTGGGTGCGTGTGGGTACGTGCTGCCGGTGCGGTGCGTGTTGCCGGGGGTCCATCGGTTACAATTTCGAGAATGTTAAGACGTACCATGCGAATAAGGCGGGCGGCTATTATACCACTGGCAGGGGTGTCTGGCAGGAGATCCGTGCGGGCCGGTATCGGCACTTTTTCCGGATGGAGTACATGGCCGTGAAGGGGCGGGGGTGGTGTGGCAGTTTCGAGAATGGCCTTTGTGCTGAGTATGAGCATCGGTCCTGGATTTGCCGGGAGTGGCCCTTCTCGCCCCGGTGCATTGCGCCGTTTGCGGAGTGCACCTATGGGTTCCGTGAGGTAGACCGCTGGCCGTTCGTGGTGGATGTCCCCAAGGATCCGGCAAAAGAGGGGAAGGATGCTGGCGGTTTTGTTCATGTGCCGCGGAGAGGGGTCCCGTGATCACTAAGCGCCTGGTTTACATCCACGTCTTCCGGACCGGCGGGTACATGGTGCAGGGGGTCTTGCGAAAGGTCCCTGGCCTGGTGATGGTCTCTGACAGGCCCACGGAGCACCTCACCTATGCACAGATGACCACGGTATGCGCTCAGCAGCGCATGTCGAGGCCACTGGCTGCTGTGTTCGTTCGCAACCCGTTTGACTGGTACGTGTCGATGTGGTGCTGGGTCAATACGGCCCCGAATGTGCCTTCCTTCCCTAGCTTCCGGGCATACCTGGGGGCGATTGATGAGAGGCGCTTTGGCATCACGGGAACGGGGCGCAACTACAGCAGATTCACCGACCATTGGAAGGACATGGGTGCTGACTCAGCAAAGTGGACGGGACGTTTCGAGCGCCTGCAGGAGGACTTCGTGGCCATCATGCTGGAGGCCATGCCTGAACTGGTGAACGAGAAGATGCTGAGGCGCCTTATAGTCAAGGAACCCATCCATCACCCCAGCAGGCATCCCCAGACCGGCAAGCACCCAGGGGCCTATCAGCAGTACTACGATGCGGAGACGAGGGCGCTGGTAGAGGGGTGGGACGGCGCGCTGTTGGAGCGCTTCGGCTACAATTTCGAGGGGGAGGAGGCGGATGATGAAGATTTATCCCATACCGGTGCCTGACGAGTTCCGGCCTGCCAGTCAGGGCTATGCCATGCCGCCACACTGCCCGGTGGAGGGTTACGGCGTGGAGCAGGACTTCGACCTGTGGCTCCGGCAGCGCCCTACCATTCTGGCCCCAAGTATTGAGGAAGCTGATTGGTACTACCTACCGGTGTACTGGAATCGTCTTTTTATCGCTACCTGGAAGTGGGCTCAGGATGAGGCCGCTATTGAGCGGTGCACCCGGTATATCGAGGACCTCCGGGGGGCCTTGGACTTCTCGCGGGTGTTCACCGTCTGCGAGTGGGACCTGACCACGGAACGGCAGGAGATCGGGATTGGGGAGATGACCGTGCTCACGGCAGGGCGGCGGGACCACACGGGCATCGATGTCCCTTTGCTCTGCGCGCCCCATGGTGTCCCTCCCATGCAATATGCCAAGCGGCACCTGGCGTCGTTCGTGGGCAACGTCGGAACCTCCGGCTGGCGTCAGGCCATGCAGGAGGCCCTAGAGGTCTATGACGGGTGCCTGATTGAGCACGCGCAGAACGGTTCCGCCTACTTCCGGGACGTGATGACTGAGAGCTACGTAGCCCTGGCCCCCAGGGGGCACCGGGGTCAATCGTTCAGGTTCTACGAGGCCATGGACATGGGCGTGGCCCCGGTGCTGATCGGCGACATGGACACGCGGCCCTTCAAGAACTGGATTGATTGGGACTCATGCTCGTACTACGTGCCTGACGCCTCGGAGTTGCCGGGGTTCCTAGACGGCCTTGATTTGGAGGACGCGCTTCGTCGCGGTGTACGGGCGGCGCAGGTGTATCATGAGGAGCTGCGGTTTGGAAGGTGGTGCCGGTTCGTTGTGCCGGAGCTTTTGAGCGTGCCGTGAACTCCTGCCGCCTTGCCAGGGGCGGCGCGTTTCCTCCTTTCTTTGGGGGGCAGGGCCGGGCCTGCCCCCCGCTTCATTACTGGTGATTCCCGGCGATAAGGATTCTGGCCTGTTTCTCCCTCTGGACTTGCATGTAAACGACGCTATTCTGTTTTGTTTGCGACCTTGCTTTTGGGCGTCATTAGCGGCGCCCTGGCGGGCGCTGGCGGTTTTTGTGGCAGAATAGGTCTCTTGGTATCCTCGAAACGGCAGAACGACGCACAGTGAATCATGTTATAATAGCAAACTGGTACTTGACAAAAAACAAACAACCTGTTATAATATAAGTAGAATGAAGAAGCAGGAGGGGGCAATGGGGAGCGAGATCAAGGACCTGAGGGTTTGGAAGAGAAACGGCGGCAAAGAAGTCAGATATTATGTCCACACGGTCGATGGCCGCGAAGGTTGCCACTACGTGACCGGCAATCACTGGAATGAGGCGGGGAGTTACAGCGGCGATATGACCGAGGCGGAGTGGGCAGAAGCTCTTGAGATCGCAACCTGGGACGGTACAGTTCACACGGTTTACGAAGACCGGGTGAACCAGGCCAAAGCCAATGCAGATGTCGGGGAACCGGTGAAGCGGGAATCGCAGTCGCGCAAGAACGCCTACGCGGGGGTTTGCATCTACTGTGGTCGATCAGTTCCGGCGCGGTCAGGCGAATTGCTCTACATCGGCGAGGGCGACGAATACGCATTTCAGAATGCCCGGTTCGGTGGTTTTGGCTGGCAAGTCAAGTGTGCCGGTGGTTGTCTCTCGGTAGCGTCGGGAGCAGCGACGGGCAGCGAAGAATCAATCACAGCATAGCAATGAGGAGGAGAGGACAATGGCACAGAGAGTCTATCGCAATCCCGATGCAGTTCTCAGGGCCGCGCAACGCAAGCTAGGGGGCAGGCTGGCAACTGACACCGGCTCGCCAGTTCTGCATCTCTCGCAGCGCAGCTCAGTCCACGGCGCAGTTGTAGACACATATCTATCGCCTAGCCAGGCGGCTGAGTGCGCTGGACTGGACTACCTGCCACATGACCAAGCATAGCCACGGCGGAACCTATACATAGAGAGGAGAAGATACAATGACACACCCTTGGGAAGATGTGGGGGGAACGCTCTGCCCTGAGTGCGGAGAGCCAACGGGTACTGTGATGCGTTCGGCTAGGGAGGAGAGGCCGAGTGGCCCGCTTGGGTTGCTTATCATGATGAGAAGTACCTGGTCGATGCTGTTCGCGAGAAGGTCGAGAGGGCCGCATGGGCAGTAGCCGATGCCAAGATGGAGGGAAACGATGGCTAACGTGTCGCAGGAAGAGTTCGACAGGGTCCTGGCGGAGGTGGAGCGCAAGACCTGCTTCCGGTTCACGGCGGGTACGCGGAACCCCACGTCAACTGCGTTCATGGTGCCAGTCGCGTCCGACGGCAAAACTCCCATGGGCAGCGCCACAGAGTTTTCCTGGAAGCAGTTGGTGGGTATGTCCAAACTTCCCGAGAGACCCAAGTAGCCGATAACCGGGGGCAACCCCGGTCACCCGCGATGCCGCCGTGCGGGTCCGATGAGGCAGAGGGCGGCAACGGAGGACAGAGGAGGCTACCAATGACTGCACTGACTCTCGATGAACAAAGTCTCAAGACATGGCAGCGGCTGCGCCCCACGCACAAGCAGATACTGAGCCTGGGCACCAACCCCAAGCAGTTCATGCACGTGCAGATGGGCCAACTGGAGGCCTGGGGCAATGGCTTTATGCTACTGGTGGGGAACTCGCCGGATGTGCCGTGCGTGGACGAGAGAGAACGCACGGACTGGACCAACAAGCAGCATCTCCTGAAGCCGGGTTCTTGCCCTATGGATCCGCTGCTCTACGTGGAGGCCGACGGCTACAGCACGCGGGATAGGTCCCTGCTCATCATGGCTATGCTGTCGCCCACGGATGGGGCCGTGCTGGAGCACCTGACCGTCAATGCCCGCATGGCGCTCTTCATAGAACGCGAGTACAGAGCACGGTTCCCCGAGGACTGGATACTTGGCTGGCGGGGTAACTTATCGGCGGAGGCGCACATGCACGGCTGCGCCAAGGTACACCCGAGGCCGCTGACGTACTGCGTGCGGGGTCCGGCGGAGGATGGCTGGATTGGGGCAGGGGTGCTCATGCCCAGGACGGCGGGCTTTGTGAGGGCTAGGGACGGCTCCCAGGCGGTGCGGTATGATAGTGGGACTAGGATGTATCATCGTGAGGCACCTGGCGTATAGGAAGGCTTTGAGATTATGAGAGAGGGAGGATGGTGATATGACCCGCATGATAGAACCGTATAATGCGAGATCTCTGGAACCTGGCGATGTGATGGTGCGCACAGTGGCAGTGCATGTACTTCCGGGGCGTCAGGATGGTGAGCTGCTATATCGTGTGTACGTTTGCGCGTGGTCTGACCCGCCCCTGAGTGATGGGGTGCCGCAGGGTACGCGCATCTATGATGAGGGGGGCAAGGTAGCACAACAGCTATGCCCGATCATCGGCTACGTCGGGGCCAAACCTGACCTGGGCTGATGTTTTGCTGGCAAAGGAAACTGTGGGCTGCGCTTTTGCGCAAAAGGAGGGAGAGATGGACTGCTTTCTGGAATCACTAAGTGTGGCAATGAGCTGTGGGGTGGTTCTCGGTCTTTTGCTACTAGCGGCTGTACTCGGGTTTGGCATAGCGGGTGAGCTGGGCCTCATTGCCCCAATAGGAAATGAGAAGCCAAACCGGCGCTGGCTTGAGAGGCAACGGGGTTATAACCTGCCCAACATGCCCAACAGGACCCCGGCACAGATAATCCGGTTCCTTTGTCATGAGTATGCCGCGTGCCGCAAAAACGAGAGGTACTTCAAGGCGAAGGGTTATTCTGCAGAGGCTCATCAGTATCGCATGTGGGCAGGCTATCTCAGGATAGCGATTGTAGATCTCAAGAGAGGCCGCACGAAATAGGGAGATGGGCGATGCCAGATAAGTTTCGGGGCCAGTATCCGACGGTGCCCTGTGTGGAACAGCGCCTTGAGGAGTACCTGGATAAAGAGGACCGCTGCGTCCTGGAGGACGACTACTGGTGGGAGATGCAGGACGCGGCGGCTGACAGCGGGGTGGACGTGATGATCCTGGTGGAGGAGATACCGTTTGAGAAGTGGCTGCGGGCCAGGAGGGAGGGGCGTGGTGACCGCGAAAGCTAGTCGTGTCAAGAGGGCGCGGGCCATGGTGGACCTGGGTGCGGTGTCGGTCCTGCGGAAGAAGAAAGGGAACCGGCAACGGGCCTGGCGTATGCCCAGCGCCTCCGTGATGGGTAGCTGGTACGAGGTCTTTGCCAAGTTCGTGGCGGACAATGGCATAGTCCGGGCGTGGTTCTTCTGCAACCATATTCACCCGTGGGGTGACTGCGAACCTGATTCTAGCCCTACGCTCCCTACAGAGTTGGGCGGAAACTACGCATCTATGGAGAAGTGCGACGGCAACCGCAACACGGTCTGCTATCACTGCCTGGCGGCCATGGTCAAACTGGCCAAAGGCCGCCGGATGACCGTGCAGTTTGTGGACAGCCGCCGGAAGGCTCAGGCGCTTGCGCGGCTGGGGACGGTGGTGGAGATGTGTGGGGAGGGGCAGGTGAAGCCGAAGGTGTGGGCTGTGATGCGCAAGCGAGGAAGGAAGAGGAGGAAGTGCAGTGGCTAAACCGCGGTTCCGGCGCGGGTTCAAGCAGCACCGCCTCCGTGCTCGGTACGTATGTCCCAAGTGCAGGCGCGTGGCTTACTACCCGTGCTACCTAGACGGGCCGGGGGAGCGGATTCGTGGGCGTCCCAAGGAAGACTACTGCACCTGCGGGGCGCTCACCGAGTATTGGGGATTCACGAGCCGCTACAAGGGCACGGTGCCCTACGCCTGGGGTGGGCGGTGGATGCGGGATTGTAAGGACTGTAAGAAGTCTACGGAGCATGCCCGCATGGACGAAGGGGGCAAGTTGTGCCGCTGTATGGAGTGTGGCCAGCAGCGGCATCTCGACGATGAAGAGGAGAAGCGTCGGGAGGAGTCCCAGAATTGGACCGCAACAGACATTTGGGGAGAGTGAGGAAACGTGATGAAAGAGTACTCAATCTGGCAAGAGCAGACCTTAGCTGTAATGACGGCTATGCAGGCCAACGTGCCTGCGCTCATCTTAGGGGTGCCCGGCATCGCCAAGACGGCGTTCCTGAAAGCGGCTACGAAGGCCCTGGGATGGGATTTGTACGTGTTTATGGGCAGTATCCGGCAGCCCTCGGACATCATTGGCTACCTGGCCCCGGACTTGGAGCGCCGGGTGACTTTGGAGCTGCCCCTGGAGTGGGCGCGTAGCATCAGCGACCGCGCCACCGAGGGTCATGTGACTGTGGTGTTTCTTGAGGAGCTGACTACGGTGTTCCCTGCGATGCAGGCGGCACAACTCCGGTTCGTGCATGAGCGGTGCGTAGGCGATTGCTACCTTGGTGATAGCACCCGCATTGTGGCGGCTGCGAACCCGCCGGAGATGGCCCCTGGGGGATTTCAACTGTCACCGCCTATGGCTAACCGGTTGCTGCATCTGGGGTGGCAGGAGGACGCGGCGCATTGGGCCGACAATATGCTGCTAGACTTCCCGGCCCCGGTGCTGCCTACGTTTGATGCGGCCAAGGCGGCGGAGTCCCGTGAGCGGTGGAAGGGGTTGATTTACGCCTACATCATGGGATACCGTCGGCAGCACTTGGTGGTCATGCCTGTGGATCGGGAGGGCCGTGTGGATGAGGAGAAGGCGTCTGGGCCGTGGGCCAGTGAGCGGTCCTGGTATGAGTACCTGCTGCCCTGTTTGTCCTGGCTGGATGCTGTGCGGGGCATCTCTAAGCAACTCTATGAGAGCGTGCGGGAGCGGTTGGCGGTGGGGTCTATTGGTGCAGTGGGTGCGGAGTTCCTTCTGTGGTCCGATAACCTGGACCTCACCTCGGCGGAGGACATGCTCAAGCAGGGGTCCAAGTACGTGGTGCCGGACCGCCAGGACAGGGCCTATGCGGAGCTGGCGAACCTGGCGATTTACGTGTCCGGCAAGAAGATCACGCCGAAGATTTGGGTAGCGGCCTGGAATGTATTTGCGGCTGCGGCGGACCAGGGCAAGACGGGCACGGCTGCGGCTGCGGCGCGGTCCCTAGCGTCCAAGGCCAGGGCTGACCTACCCCCGGTTTACGAACAGATAGCGCGGTTTCAACCTTTGCTGGAGCGTGCGAAGATGATACCGAAACTGGATGATGACGCGGCGATGGAACTGTGAGGAGGTAGGAGAAGATGGGCAAGACGAGGATTGAGTGGGCTGATGAGAGCTGGAATCCAATCACGGGCTGCACCCATGCGGGTACTCCCGGCTGCGACAACTGCTATGCCCGGCGCATGGCACAGAGACTGGCGGGGCGGTTCGGGTATCCCGAGAAGCCACATCAGTTCGACGTGACGTTTCACCAGGACAAGCTGGATGAACCGCTGAGTTGGAGGAAGCCGAGAGTGGTGTTCGTGTGCTCGATGGGGGACCTGTTTCACCAGGATGTGACCTGGGAGCAGAGGGGCGATGTGTGGCAGGCGATGTATGAGGCTCCACAGCATACCTTCTTGGTACTGACCAAGCGGCCAGCGGAGATGCGCGATTGGTTCATTGGCTATTGGCAAGAGGCAGTTGCGACCAGCGACGAGCTAATTCTATCCAACGTCTACCTCGGCGTCTCGGTCGAAACCCAAGACCAGATGTGGCGGGTCGAGGAGCTGGTCAAGATACCGGGCAAGCACTGGGTGAACTTCGGCCCGCTGTTGGGGCCCGTCACGATCCCCCCTGAGCTACTAGCACGACTTGCTGGCGCAGCCGTGGAGGGCGAATCAGGGCCAGGGGCTAGGCCAATGCACCCCGACTGGGCACGAAACATCAGAGATCAATGCGTAGCAGCAGAGATTCCATTTTCGTTCAAGCAATGGGGGGAGTGGGGGCCAACTTCCTACGGTGGTTCCTATGAGCGCTATCACGCATTCACAAGACCACTACCGCCGGATCCTGCACGTATGATGGTTGAGGCTCAGGTATACCGTGTTGGAAAGGCCCAGGCAGGCCGACTACTCGACGGGCAGCTCTGGAATCAGTGGCCGTGGGATGTGATAGGGGACATGGAGCATGGTGAGTGAGGAAGAAATGAGGAAGATCATGAGGGGTGTGCAAGCCATCGGTCGAAATAATACGGGCGTGGAAGAGGCCGCTCAGCTCCTCGCCGAAGCGATGAAGGAAGATGTGGTGTACGAAAGCACAGGGGTTGCTGACTATGATGGATGCTGTGTTCGCCTGGGCTGTGGAACTGAGCTTATCTTAGGTCCTGATGATGAGTGGGACATTCTTGACGGCCGGCAGTACCACGTGACCGTGACGGAAGAACCTACCAATGACCAACCGTGATGCTACTTTGGCGATGGACGCGGCAAGGGTGCGGCTCAACTATCTGCGTGGCTACCTTCGGGCTGTGTTGTGGACTATGCGCATGGTGCCCACTGGAGAGGTGCCCAGTATGGCTATGTCCAAGGACGCGGTGATCTACTACAACCCGGAGGAGGTAGCCAAGTGGCCCTTGGAGGCCTGCGTGACGGTCCTGTACCATGAGGTGTGCCACTGGATGCGGCGTCACTATGAGCGCATGGCAGACTTCCCGGACGAACAGTGCGCGCTCATTGCGGCGGAATTGGAACTCCAGGGTGACATCGAGGATGAGATCAACGGTGACTCGAATCTGGATTGGCCCCCACAGGGATACATTGCACCGGGCAAGCCGCCTTTCGAGAGCTTGCTCAAGGGCCTCCTGGCTGAGGAGTATTATCGACTTCTGGAGCGGCAACAGCAGCAATCCGGTGGCGCAGGGGGCCAGCAGCAGGGCAAGGGGCGGCAACAAGGTCAAGGCCAGGGGCAGAGTCAACAGGGGCAGAGTCAACAGCAAGGTAAGGGCCAAGGCAAGGGCCAGCAAGGTCAAGACCAGCAACCAGGCCAGGGCCAGGGTTCTGTGTCTGATGGGCACTGGAAGGACTGGGAGCAGCAGGACCATCCGGAGGGCATCACTGAGGCCCAGGGGCGGCTCATTGCCCGCAAGCTGGCCCAGGACATCCAGGAGGCCGCGGAGCGTGATAAGTCGCAGCGGGGCATCGGCTCAGTACCCGGCTGGATGAAGCGTTGGGCAGAGATGCAGCTTTACTCCAAGGTGCCCTGGTACAAGGTTCTAGACCGCTGGATACGTCAGTCCATTGGGCACGTCCTGGGGTTCTCAGACTACTCATTCAGGACACCGAACCGTAGGGCTGCGTTGAGCGGCCTCATCCTGCCGGGTTTGGTGAAGCCTGTGCCGAGGATCGCTGTGGTTCTGGACACATCAGGGTCCATGTCCGGTCATCAGGTTGGGTTGGCCCTCACGGAGATTGGCGGCGTGCTCAGGGCTATGGGGATGCTGGAGGGCGTGTGGGTACTGGCTACGGATGCGGAGGCCCATACCTGCCAGCGTGTGTTCAATCCCCGCCAGGTGGACGTTGTGGGCGGTGGGGGAACCATCCTGGAGTCGGGCATTGCACGAGCCATGAAGCTGCGGCCCCGGCCTGAGATCGTGGTCGTCATCTCGGACTGCCTGAACTATTGGGATGAGGTCAAGCCTGCCAGGGTGAGCATCGTGATCGTGCGTGTGGGCACGGGCAAGCCGCCTACGTGGGCCGACAAGGTGATTGACGTGGAGGATGTGGTAGAGGACTGGACGGTGTGGACAAGATGACCACTGAGCTTCGTCTGTACGTGGTTCCTAATGGCCGGGGCGGTAGCGCCGTATCGTGCCCGGAGTGCCGAGAGCACGTGTTCCCCAGCGAGGACTACGTGATCCGCTGCGACGTGGGGCTGAGGCACGTGTACGCCTGCGAGTCTGTGACGCGGGGGTGGCTGGTGGGACGCCGGGTGTGTAACCTCTATGAGCGAGTGGGCCTGGTGGTGCACATTCGGCGGCTGAGGGGGGTATTGACCGGAAGGGACCGGAAAGTGCTGGAGGGTTTTCTGAACCTGATCGGTTTGGCAAGGGGGTGATGGTGGCTACAAGCGATTTGATGGGACTGTTTGGCACCAGACCCTTCCTGGAGGTCCGCAACGAGTTTCGTGCGGCCTTGCAGGCTGGGGCGCGTGAGGTTCGTTTCCGTGAGGATGACTATTCAGACGTGATACGGCTCCTGGCAGCAGCCAGTAACGGCGTGCCCGTGTTCCTGGATGAGGAGCGGCTGCCGGGTTTGAGGAAGGGCAGCCTGCGCATGAATCTCGAATGGTGCCGCCTGTTCGTGGAGGCCAACGGGACTGCGTTTCCGGGGGTCATGATCGTTAGGGAGAACGGGACGGCGATGTTTGTGAGGCTCTTGCCTGGCGTGCCTGTGCAGGTCACCTTGGATGTGACGGAGCTGGGGGCCTTCAATGAGGCTGGGGACGCGCTGCGGGGCATGTGGGCGGTGCAGTTAGATCACATGGCGGCATCGGTGCTACTCAACCCCTGGACTGTGACCAGGCCCCTCACGGACCCGGCGCAGGTAGACTTTCATGCAGCCCACAGGACGCCTCCGGCAATGGGGGCCGGGAGGCTGGAAGAAATCGGTGCCCCATCGGCGGACCTGCTTATGCGGCCCGTGAGGGTGACCGTAGCAGCCCCGGACCCGGTGGATACAAAGCGTGCCTGTGAGGCTCTGATGGGCGTGGTGGATTCCTACAACTGCTCCAAGCCGTCTTATGGGCACCTCTATGGCCTTCTGGAAGAGGCAGGGAGGACTGGTATTGGTGATGCAGTCTTTGAGCGCGTTTTGGATTCCTTCCCTCTTAGTGGTCAGGATACCTTTGGTGAGATCATAGACGGCCTGATTGATGAGGGCTATGAGTGGGCTGGGTTCCTGCCTCGCCCCGATCCGGACTGGACCTATCGTGAGGACTACGTGGTCAAGTGGGCGGGAGGGGAGACCGGTATCAACCTGCAGATCGCTAAGTACCAGCGATTATTGAGGGCATGGGCCTTCATGGTCCGGGCTATGGGCAAGCTGTTGGGCCTCAACGGGTGGGCCTTCACGCCGGGCCTGTTGGTGGGGGATGAGGACTATCTGGCTGAGATTTCAGAGTGGGGTGGTAGAACCTTCGTGCTGTTGAACCCGCAGGGGTTGCGCGTCAGTGCGGCCAATAGTGAGATGGTTTTGATGTTACGGGACCGGGCGGCGCATGTGGTGGCCCATGTGGGCCAGCCGAATCATGACGAGAGTTGGGCCAGGCGGTACGAGTTCCTGCTGGAGGAGAGTGCGTCCCTGCTATCGAAGTGGGGGCGGGAAGAGTTGTCTTGGCTGAATTCCTATGGATCGAGCATGGCTACCAAGAAAGGGGTGCAGAGATGAAGGAGACCGAGGTTCAGTTGAAGGATGTAGATATGAAGGTGGTGGACCCGCATCTTACGCTGGTGCAGTCGTTGGACCTGAAGAACAGGCTGGCTAGCGCCATGCAGGGCATCGGGAGGCAGGGTTTCGCCGATATCCTGGGCATGGGGCGACCGCGCTGGTGGCGTTGGCGGACCAAGGGCCAGGCCCCGGTGAAGGTGGAGGAGTACCTGCACATCATCGCCCGGTTCCCGGAGCTGCGGGGCAAGGTATGGCGGCACCTGTTGCACCGGGCGCAGACGGAGATTGATAGCAGGAAGGGATAGGTTGTGAAGCAGGTACTCGTGTTGCCTACCTTTGAAATTCGCAACGATGGTGTATGCCGTAAATGTCTAAAGGAGTTGTCCTGCCACAATGATGATGCCATTGTGATAAGGGTGCAAAATATATATTGGTCTGGTTTCAAGAGTCACGTTTTCAATATTGTGAAGGTGGCAAATCCTTGGAACCATTCGAATCTTACATGGCGCGTCTACGGTCAACCGTTGTGTGGGTGTACATTGTCTAGTATACGAAGAGATGAGCCCCCTTATGAGTTGCTGTGGCTGCCAAGGTTGTTTCAGTTCGTCAACCCGGAGGACCGGCAGGCATTAGAAGAGGCGTTGGTATTGATGGCCCTGGCGGGGGAGATGTGATGCTTTCTTTTGCTCCCAAAAGGTTTTAGCGATCTATAATGAGTGAGTGAAGTAAATGAGGCTTGACAAACCGGAAGGAATCTGCTATACTGATAATGCTACAGGTGCGGCGTGGTTGTTTTGTTATAGAAGGGGTCATGCAGGCCACGCGCACCTGTAGCGGGACGCAAGGCAATGTGTGACCCCTTTGACATAGGGCGATGATTGTACAGAAGAGCCATAGGATACAACTGAGACCCAACAATGAGCACCGAAGCGGTTTCAACCGCTGGGTTGGTGCTTACCGTTGGACCTACAACTGGGCGCTAGAACAGAAGAAGACAGCCTATGAGCAAGAGGGCAAGTCACTGAGTAAGTACGATGTGCAGAAACTCTTGACTATTGAGAAACACACGCTGGAAAGGGCGTGGCTCAATGATATCCTGCGAGACACGCTTGTCAATGCAATATGGAACATGGACAGGGCATACCAGAACTTCTTCCGGCGGGTCAAGAATGGAGAGGCCAAAAAGGGTTTCCCAAAGTTCAAGTCAAGACGGACGGCGCGGCGCGTTTTCCACGTCACGGCGTACCTCGTGCAATTGAGCGAAGACCGACGGAGCGTCAAGTTGCCTAAACTTGGATGGGTTAGGATGAGCAAGGCCCTGCGATTTGAGGGCAAGATGGTTGGGACAGTGGCTGTCAGTGAAGAGGCGGGGCGGTGGTATGCATCCTTCGTCGTTGAGACTGAGATACCCGATCCTCCGGATCGTAGTGCTGACCCTGTGGTGGGCATCGACGTCGGTATCAAAACGCTAATGACGCTTTCTGATGGGAAGCGATATGAGAATCCAAAGGCTACCTATGAGCTAGAGAAGCTACTGGCGCGGTCACAGCGCCAACTATCCCGCAAGACTAAGGGGAGTAAGCGGCGGGCTAGGGCAAAGCTGAGAGTCCAGCGGATACAGAAGCGCATCAAGGATACACGGGTGAACGCGGCGCACCAAGCCACGGCGGAGGTGGTAAGGGACTATGGACTGGTGGCTATGGAGGACTTGAATGTCAAAGGCATGGTCAAGAATCGTCACTTGGCAAAGGCCGTGTCAGACTCCAATTTCAATCGGTTACGCCAGCAGTTGACGTACAAGACCGCGTGGAGCGGCAGTGAACTGAGGTTTGTGGACCGTTGGTTCCCGTCCAGTAAGCTGTGCTCCGAGTGCGGTTGCATCAATGATAATCTGACGCTTTCAGATAGGAGGTGGACTTGCGATTGTGGGGCTGTTCATGACAGGGACCTAAACGCTGCCCAGAACATTCTTGCGGCGGCGCTAAAGTTGGCCGACGAATCGGCGGTCACTGGGCGTGGAGGGATAGGGGCCTTAAGTCCTCCCGATGAAGCGTCAAGCGGGCAGCAGGAGGTTTTAGATGCATAGGACCCGCAACCCCGAAATGACGGGGTCTCCACAGCGCGTGGGCAATCGCTATTGTGAAGGGTGCACCCCATGCGCATGTGGGGGATTCGTCCGGTCGCCGGCACTCCAGGAAGGCTCCGAAGCGTGCACCCCATGCGCATGTGGGGGATTCGTACATCATGCAAAAGGGGCTTGCCGTGGTGGCGTGCACCCCATGGGCGTATGGGGGATTCGTTCTAACGGTCTATAATGAGAGTGTATTGTGGCTAAGGTGTGGCGAGGTACGGTGAGGCCGGGTGTGGCGAGGTCTGGCGGGGTTCGGTCTGGCCTGGCATGGCGAGGTAGGGTAGGGTTTCTTTTATCTTCTTTGGGGCGTGATGATGGATGTTCCTTATGATGTTGATATAGAGAGGTCGGCCCTCGGCAGTCTGCTGATTGACCCCGCGCTCATGGCTGAGGCTGAGGCCGCTTTGCGTCCCGAGGATTTTTACCGGGACGCCCACGGCATGATCTATGGAGCTATGCTGGAGCTGTGGCGTTCTGGGTCCGCTTTGGATTACACGCTGCTATGCGGCGCATTGGAAGAGCAGGGAGCCTTAGAGGCCGTGGGCGGGGCGGCGTATGTGGTCTTGCTCATAGAAGGCACTCCTACCAGTGCCCATTTCAGTTCTTATGCCCGCGAGGTTTTGGCCCTAGCCAACCGGCGGCGGCTGATGTCCGCAGGCATTGAGCTACAGAACATGGCCCGAGAGGGCGGTTGCGGTGTCCCGGAGCTTGTGGAGCAGGCCCAGGGCTTGCTCAGTGCGGTGTCTGCGCGGGCTGGGGCACATGGGGCAGCGGTACCCTTTGAGAGTGCCTTAGAAGCCTACTGGGGAGACCTCCGGAGTGAATTATCTGGCTCTGTGGCGCGGGTGCCCTTCGGGTTCCGGGACCTGGATGCCCTGATAGGTGGATTGAAGGCTGGAGACCTGTGTTACATTGGGGCCAGCCCAAGTATGGGTAAAACGACTTTGTGCCTACAGGCAGCTCTAAATCTAGCCCTATTGGGCGTGGGGCCGACGGTGGTGTTCTCTGTGGAGAGCACGGAGGCGGAGCTGGCGGGGCGTATTCTTGGCTACGTTACCGGGGTCACCTCTGATGCCATACGCAAGGGGCACGTAGTTGGGGACACGCTACCCTGGCTGGGGTTGGTGGCCTCGGAGCTGCAGATACCCATTCTATTGAGGGAAGACTACGATCTGTCACCCGCAGGCATTGACGCGGCGCTTATGAGGGTATCCCCCAAGGCGCGGCTAGTGGTGGTGGATCATGTGCAGCGCATGGAGGGGGGACGCAGGTTCAAGGACCGCCGGGAGGAGGTGACCTACATCTCGCGGCGCCTGAAATCCCTGGCTCAGAAGCACGAGGTCCCGGTGATTGCGGTATGTACCTTGAGTAGGGCCGTGGAGAGCCGCAAGCCCCCGAGACCTATGCTGGCAGACCTCAAAGAGACCGGAGACCTGGAGTACGATGCGGACGTGGCGATCCTGCTCTACTGGGCAGGGCGTTACGATCCGGAAAGCCCGATGCAGTTTGTGACGGAGGCCATTGTAGCCAAACATAGGGATGGGCCGTGCGGCGTGGCATACCTGCGACGTGGGGGCCAGGGGCAGTTGAGCGACTTGGTGCATAGGAACGATTCAGTGACGCTTTAGAGGGAGGTAAGTGGTGAGTGAGGAAACGAGGCAACCTGTGGTGGCGGAAGCGCAAGTACAGACGGTGGAGGAGGAGGCCGCTGGTATCTTGGAGAGGATGGTGGTGATCATAACTGAGAACCTGGCAGCCACTGAGCAGCAACGTGAGTACTTGGAGCATGCACACAACACTGTGAAGAAGTGGGAGGCCGCTATCGCGGAGGTCAATGCCAATCGTGATACGTTGCTGGCTGCGCTGGAAGCTGAGGCCAAGGGCCTGGGCCTGCAGGTCGCCCGCACCATCAAGACCACCTATGGGACTATCAAGTACCGGAAGGGGGCCTTGAGGATCACCTATAACGCGAAGGATCTGGATGCAGTGGCCAAACTTCCTGAGCATGTCTGGTTGCTGGAGTACCGGACGGAGAGCCAGGGCGCACCCTCAGTAACGGTCATCCCAGAGGGCTGAGCCTTTTGCGCAAAAGTCAGGAGGCGGTTTTCTTTTGCCAGCAAAAGGTTCTAGTGACCTATAATGAGAATGGAGGTGGGTATGGATGAAGAAAAGCTATTCAACCGGGAAGTCGATGACGTGCTCTATGATGCCCGTGGTTGTCTCAGGGACCCCGACGTTTACCCTGACAGCCTTGAGGGGCGGGCTGAGCTGGCCCGTTGGCAGGAGGCAGAAGCGATGGGGATGGACCCGGCCACGGTGGACCTGCTGGACTCCGGCCAGTTGGGGTTGTGAGCTGTGAGTATGGGGGCGGCGGTGGGTCAGCAGTGAGATCGGCTATGGCGTCACGGGTCGGACCAACGCCACTGTGAAAACGTAGGCCGGGCCTCCCCCCGCCTCCTTATTTAGACAGGAGGAAACGATGACAGAAGAAGCCGAAAACCCAGAGGTGGTAGAGTACCCGTTCGTCCTGCGGTCCTTGACACTGCGGGACGTGGGCAAGTTGCCCGGCCCGGTGCAGTATTCGTCTAGGGAGTACGGCACCCCTTATGCGACTTTCGACGTGAACTGGTCCGCGGAGGTCGTGGTGGAGGCCAACCCTGATGACCCGCTAGTGGAGGTTAGTGCGGCCCTGGGGGCGTTGATGAAGTGGTTTCAGAGCACCGGGGCGAAGATGGGCCGTGAGGTCCTGGCTGATATTGAGTTGAGCAAGCAAGAGGCCCGGCTGGGCATAGTCCCTAGCGTGGATGCCAACGAGCTATAGGAGGAAACGACATGGCAAAGGTACAGGAGACTGAAGGACGAGGGGATTTCGAGCATGTGCCGCAGGGTGACTACATCGCCTTCTTCGCAGGGTTCGTGCCCCGCGACGAGAACACGATGAAGCCGCGAATCAACCAGTTTGATGAGTGGAAGGACGGGGTGAAGACAGGTGGTACGGCGCCTGCTCTGCTGTGGAAGTTCGAGATCATCCACCCCAAGGAGCACCGCGGCGAGGCGCCCACGGGCAAATCATGGTGGAAGGCCCTACGGGTGGTCCAGAACGAGAAGTCCGAGAACGTCGTACAGGTGGACCGTGTGGGCAATCTGATCACTAACATCGTCAAGTGGTCTGAGCACTGCGGTATAGAATGGGCTGCAGACCTGGGGGCGGCACTGCCTGACAAAGGCCAGATCACTGACCAGATGATCGTGGAGGCCCTGGAGAGGGCGCTTTTGGACCATGCCCGTGAGGGTGCGCTTGTGGTCATCAAGATCGGTGAGACCGGTTACGTGGATACCAAGGATCATAACAGCGACTGCGTGATGCCTTTACCTGCGGGGCCACAGGCCAAGAAAGTTGAAGGCATCAAGTACGAGGTGCCGGACTTCTACGGTGATGCGGGGATGTCAGGTGTGGAAGCAGGAAAGTGGGCCGATGAGGATCTGGACGCGATGCGGGGTTACCTTCGTGAAACCCTACAGCCGGCCCTGATTACAGGGGAGTCGGTGTTGACTATCATGGATGCCAAGGAACGGGAGTGGCTGGCCCAGGCATTGTCTGCGGGCGGTTCAGATTACGCTCTGCGGGCACAGACCTTCGCTAACAGTATGATCGCGGCGGGGTTCGATGCGGTGGATACCAGCCTGTTGATTAGTCTGGTGGCCCTGGTCACAGGCGCACCGGCCAAGGGTAGGATTGTGGATTCACTGGCCCCGCCGCAGCTTGAGGCAGCTGTGGAGCACCTGGTGGTCTTTGCGCGGGCCTTAGGCAAGGAAGTCCCTGATGTGCCTGTGCGGGATGCCGATGAGGGTGAGATACCCTTCTAGGGGAGTTGGGGCAGGCGGAGGATTGCCTGCCCCGATCTTGCCTGTTTTACTGAGGAGGGGGAAGTGATGTATGTTCAGATTAGGAAGAATGGACCTTGGCACATAGTTAGCCGGGGTAAAGATAGCGTTCTTTGGAGGGGAAGGGAATGCACCGCTTGCGGCATTCCACAGCCAGAGAGCTGGCCGGAGTTTGCTTGACCCACGATAAGCAGCAGCCCCCGCGAACCACTCTGCAAACGCTGCCTGAAGAGGAGGAAGAAGTGAGCGAGAGAGAGAAGATGGAGACCATAACACTAGATGAATTGTGCGACTTCGATGTGGTGCCCGCTGATGGGTGGTACATTGCCGGAGAAACTATGGAAGTCTACAGCAGCGGCAGGCGCGTGGAGCTTGGAGAGAAGGTCTATTGCTGGAACGGTTGGGTCTGTGATGACGAAGAAGATGCCCGCAAGCTCAGCATGATGCTAGATCTGGGCACGATATAGGCGGACTCAGAGCCGGAGATGGACGGAGGATGAATCATGACCATGAGCAAGAGGAAGATACTGGCGCGCCGCAACAGACTTCGCGGGACGCTATGCTCAGGGTGCAGACACAACTACTACAACTGGCCCAAGGCTGCGAGCCCTCGGGGAGATGTAGCGGTGGCCGATGACTATTACTGCTGGCACCTACCGGACGTAGACCTGCGGAAGAAGGAGCCTTGCTGGGCGCGGTTCGTACCGGGCCAGTATCGTTGACACCATCACTGCTACAGGAGGAAGAAGTGAGCACCGAGAGAGAACTGAGGGAAGCAATAGAAGATTATGATGTGAACATCGGCCTTGACCAGAGTGCCGTTGCATACGACGGGATAATACAGGCCCTCGACGCCGCCCCCGACGGCCCGCAGATGGACCGGCTGGTGGAGTGGCTGGAGGAGAAGCGGACGACGCCAGCCAACACACCGGGAGACCGGGGCTGGGAGTCAGCATTTACGGTAGTGCTCCACCATATCGACGAGATGCAGGAGGAGCAGCCATGATCTTCAAACAGTGGAGGCAGGTACTCAACGGGACCAAGACGCAGACGCGGCGGCTCAGAGGAAACAGAGATGTGTTCGACATGATGATGTGCAAGGAGCCATTCAGAGATACGGTGTTTCGGAAAGGCGTGGTGAAGTGGCAAGTTGGCCGCACCTACGCCTGCCAGCGTCCCGACGGCAAGACGATGGGGCGGACTCCTCCGCTGCGCAAGATACGGCGGGAGCGGTTGGGGGACATCTCGGACGCGGATTGCTACGCTGAGGGCATTTTGGAGGTCGAAGTCCTCGACCCGCTTTTGCGGCGGTTGGCTCACTATCCGTATCACCTTGTCTGCCCGCTGTGCGACGGAGCCTACGAAACGCCACAATCTGCCTACGCCTGCCTCTGGGACTGCTGCGGTGGGCGATGGGAGAATGACCAGAATGACGATACGTGGGTGCTAGGGTTTGAATCGGGGTCGGGCCTCTAGTGGAAACCTATTACTACTAGGGGACACTGCCCGGCCCCGAGAGGAGAGGGAGGATGGATAAGGAATGGCTTGAGAGAAGGCTGTATAAGCGAGTGGGAACCATCTACGGTGTCCAAGAAAAGACTGAGGACGTTGACACCATCGCCGCCCAGCACGAGCAGGATGTAGCGAGCTTGGTAGCGGTTCGTGATATGTACGCCATAGAGATAGAGGGTCTACAGGCGCAGGTGGCGGAGATGGGCGGGGCGCTGGAGTATACGCTTGTTCGGCTGAAGCCTCTCCTTGAACTAATGCGCGAAGACAGAAGGCCGACAGAGTGGGTGGAGAAGATAGAAAAGGCCCTCACCGGTGCGCCGAAGGTGCTCTATCGTGTTCTCGGTAAACTCGCAAATCTAGATCCGGAGTTGATTCCAGTTGTGCATATATGCCAGGGGCAACCCATAGATTTGTGCACGACACATCTATTTCACTATGGGAAGATAAGCGGTTCTCCTGTCGCTGTGCTAGTGCTTGAGTGTCCACCCAAGGGCGAACAGGGCTATAAGCGAGCCAGGGGCGTGATCTCGCTGGGGGGCAAACGGCCAGAGGATGTGATAGCGGAGATGAGAGGTAGGCCCACGGAGAGCGAACAGGACTTCCCCGGGATCGAGGCGTTTGACGTGGAGCCGGATGGAAGAATCAAGCGCGTAGAGAGCGAACAGGAGGAGGCCACGGATGAGGCTAATTAAGCGCATTTGCGAGGGCTGTATTGGAGATGTGGGGATTTGTCGGGAGAGGGGGATCATCAACAGACTAGAGAGCGTGAGGCGTGTGCTGTCAACCGAGTATACTGACGCCTTTGATTTGCTGGCGGGCATGGCGTCTTGTCCCAACAAGAAGAGCTTCAGGCGCGAGGAGGCCACTGATGACTAAGTGCTTCTGCTTGGATTCACCGTTTGAGCGTATGCCCATCAATGTGAATGAGCGATGCCTGGATTGTCCTACCGATTGTGGGCACAACCCCAACGCCCTGAAATGGGATGGGACCTGCTTGATCTGTGCAATGGAATGGGCCGTTGAGCTATTCGATGGCCTAGAGGAACGGCTTGCCACAGGCGCGTATGCAGACAGGGAGGCCACCGATGGATGAGCAATTCAGTCAAGCCTACAAGGACTTCATGCTCAGCGATGAGGCGCAGGGGTTGCAGAAACACCTAGATATTCGCTTTGGGACCGCAATCCTTGCGCCGGTCATGGGGCATGACGTGATTGTATTCGTCACTGAGGTTGAGCACGACCCCAGTGCAGCGTGTGACTTCTATGCTATCTTCGAGGGCTCTGGTACGCCTAACGCATTTCTGCGTGAGGACGTGACGGTGCTCCCCTCCCTCTCCCAACTGCTCGGCGTCATCGAGGGGGCTGGGTGGGAGTGGCGCAAGTTTGCAGGATTAGTCTATGGATGGCCGATTGATCCTAACGCCAAAATCAATGCTGAATACCCTGTGTCATTTGACGACAAAGACCTTATGCTCGCCGCCGCAAAGCTGGCGGCGAGGGCGGTGGAGGAGGTCACTGATGGCTAGGGTTATTGTTAATTGTGGAGTAGTCCCTATTCAGCAAGGGGAGCAGGCTGATGGGGTGATCACCTTTGGTAAGCACGCAGGCCAGAAGCTGGGTGATGAGAGCATTTCATTCCGTTACCTGGCATGGGTCTATGCCTGGCTGGAGAACAACAGCCTACCCCCGAGCCTGGTTCATGTGCTGGAGCTAGTCTGGTACTGGGGTGACCGCAAGTGCTCCGAGGCCCAGCAGGGGGACGATAGGGAGTTCGACGAGTACGTGGACGAGGCCCGGCTGGGCATGGATGAGGCCTTCAAGGAAGAGAGTGAGGCCAAGAGATTGCAGGGTTTCCAGATGACCTACGACTATGATCCGGACCGGGACAACTGGGGCGTGGTGAGCCTGCGGGAGAAGCGTGTCCGAGACAAGGAACGGGCTCGTGAGAAGGCTGGTAAGGTTGTGGCGGAGGCAGTGGGGGGCAATGGCTAGGGCTGGCAGGCATATCATCAACCGCGTCTACTGGGCGGCTCAGGGGGCGATGGGAGCGGACTGGTCCGAGTCCGACCAGGGTATGAACAAGGCGCTTATCGGATATCTACTGGACCGGGGCTATTCTGAGAAGGACATCATTAGCTGCGCAAGCTATGTGGGCCGGGAGCGATACATTGGCATAACGGATATGCGGCGTGTGCGCAACGTCATTGCGGCCTGGATACGGTCTGGTAGGCCTGAGGCACCCATGAAACCCGGTGAGGTTGTACGGCTGGGCAAGATAGAGGATTATGGGCGGCTGGGGCAGAAGGTGGATCATTGGACAGAGCGATTACGGAGGCGGAGAAAAGCTGAATGACCGGCTTTGCCCGCATAGAGGTCCTCACTAGCCGCATAGATGCACTGCGGTCTGCGTGGCAGCCGGGGGACCCCTTACCTGATTATGAGGTTGCCTTCGATGATGAAACGTGGCCCAGGGAGCGGCTACTGGAGGTTTTTCCTGAGAAGCGGGTTCCGTGGGCCTATGACCGGGGGGCGTGCCTTTGTGCAGGTCGTGTGGGGGATTGTCCCATGTGTCACGGCTCCGGCAAGTTGTGCCCCCGCTGCGGCGGGGCTGGGTATCTGGTAGAGTCGGGGGGCGGCATTACGGAGTGCACTTGCGGCTTTGCTCAAGAGCGGTACCTGCAGGCTTTGGTGGAGGAATCATCGTTTACCCCACACATGGGGGGCTGGACTTTTGAGAACGTGATGGGGAACCAGCCGGACCTTCTAGAGCTGGCTAGGGATGTGGAGGAGTGGACCAAGATCATGCTGGAGCAGCGCAAAGGATGGCTGTTTATGAACTCTTTGCCGGGTCGGGGCAAATCATACTTGGGAGCCTGTGTGCTCAACAAGGCGCGGACCTCTGGCATGGGTGGGGTGTTCTTCACGGGACCGGAGCTGGAGGAGTTTCTAAAGAGCCGCTTAGCACCTGGTGGGGGCCGCTATGAGAGCTTCCTGGAGTGGCTGATGGCTCTCAAACATACCCCACTGTTGGTCCTGGATGAGTACGGTACACAGCACACTAGCGACTGGGTAGCGGCCCGGTTCCGTGACCTTCTGGAGTTTCGTAGTGACCGGAGCGGGTTTCTGCCCACGGTGTTACTCACGAACATGACGGACCATGAGATGCCTGAGTGGCTGCTGAGTCGTCTCAGTTCACCGGAGGTTTACTGGCCGGGGACCATGGCGGCGCTCCCTGATTTGCGGCTATTGCGGGAGTTGAACCTAGACGGTGATGATATGGAGAATGCAGAGCTGTGAGATTGTATCGTGTTGTTGTAGGGCCTGAGAAGGTCAGGGTACCTTATGAGCCGGTGGAGACGTTTCGGGACCGGTTGGTATTACCCTTGACCCGATTCCGGGAGGAGCACGGGCAGGAGCCGAACCGCTGCTACGTGGGCATGAGCTTTCCGGATTCTTTGCCTGCGCCGATGGGGCAGGTCTCATTCCGTAGGCAGACCCTGTTGGCAGAGAATGAGGTATTGATAGGCGTGGAGATCGAAACACAGTTAGGGGGAGGAGATCATGAGTGGTTCATTGAGCGTGCAGTCGGGTAAGCTGAATCGGACTTTGGCGAACGTGGATGAGCAGGGCGCCTTGGTCATGGTGCGCCAGGTTCACAGCGGCCAGATAGACCTGGGTATGGAGGCCGCGTCTTCCTGGGCGCTTCTGGTAGACATGGCGACCAAGGTAGCGGAGTCGGCTGAGGACATGCAGATGGTGTCCTGGGCCAGGCAGCGGTGCTATGCCCTGGCGGAGGTGGAGGAGTCAGAGCGGTGGTTCTTGAGGGCTGAGCAGATTTGGCACTTCAAGAACGACCAGATGAGCGTGCAGCGCGTCCAGGACATAGACGCTGAGACGGCGATCATCACGGGGGAGGACAAGCGCCCCCTGTGGGCATGGGGGTCCGATTGTGAGAACTGGCCTGACTTCTGCACGGACGCCCTGGGCATCAAGTCGGAGCAGGCCCGCGTCTTGGAGCGTATGTATGACCTGTACGCCGTGAGGATGAACCTGCCCATGGAGGAGATCCTACGGCGCGGCAAGGCGAAGCAAGTCGTAGCCTTGGGGCTGGCGGAGTATCAGTGGGAGAATCAGGGCGCGATAGATGAGGACTTAGAAACCCTACTCAAGGAGGGCACCTGGCATGAGGTCCGTGAGTACGTGCAGGGGATGCGGAATAAGGTCGTGGCGGAGTACCGCAAGCCGTTGACTACTGACGGGGACGGCAAGATCACGTTCTGGGATGAGAACAGTTTGACCCTGGAGTTCGGGACCATCGTGCTCTATGACCCGCCGGAGGAGTTGGGTGCGCGGGACAAGAGCATTTGGAAGCGGAGAATGCATGCCTTGATGGAGACTGTGGGGTTAGAATGATGGCATACTGGGATAGCCAGAAGCAAGTCGTCGTCCATATTCCAACGGAACCCCATCCTATCAATCCGGGGTGGGAGATAGTGGATTGCTCCTGCTGTGGTGGCTTGGAGTGGGGGGGTGATTATCCCAGAGAGTGCTCTACTTGCCAGGGTATAGGTCGCTACTGCCGTCACATAGAATCCGGTGCCTTGGCGCTTTACCCTGGTGGACCGTTTGTAGGACGTGAGCGGGTTATCAGGAGCACGGTGGGGTTGGGATGAACAGATACGCGGAGTTTGGCCCCATCGTCAAGGGGCATACCATCTACAAAAAGCCTGACGGTGTGATAGTGCCCGGTGTCTCCACCATCACGGGTCAGCTGTCTAAGCCCCGTCTCATAGACTGGGCGGCCAACGTGACGCGGCGGGGCCTGGATCACCGGGCCATCCTGGAAGAGAGTGGTCGTGTGGGCACGCTTGCTCACGAGATGGTGCAGTGTCACCTCATGGGCGGTGAACCGAACTTGGCCAACTATTCAGCTACTCAGGTGGCCCTGGCGCGGAACTCCATGGCGAAGTTCCTGCAATATTGTGAGCGGCACAAGGCGGAGCCGCTGTTTATGGAGCACCCATTGGTCTCTGAGGAATACGGCTATGGTGGTACGCCGGACTTCTACGGTTTGTTGGACGGCGTACCTGCACAACTGGACTGGAAGACTGGCTCTAATGTGTTTGAGGGGCACCGCCTACAGGCCGCGGCGTATTGGAATCTGCTGGTGGAGAACGGTCATGAAGTGAAGAGGGTGCGTATTCTACGCATTGGGAGGGAGGAGGGCGGGGGTTATCAGGAGAGCGGTGTGGGCCGCTTGGAGGAGCGCCTGGGTGTGTTCCTGGATTTGCTGTCGGCATATCAAGGGCGGTTAGAATTGGGAGAAGTTGAGTGAGTATGGATAGGACTGACCGGTTCCTATTGGTAGCGGCCCGCATACTCTTGGCAGTTCTAATCATCGGGCTGTGCCTGCTGTGCCAGGCGTTCACGTGGATGGGGTACCTGGAGTATTGGGTACCGAAACTGTTGGGGGGAGGATAGTGGTTATGAGAGGATATGCAGTAGATCCCATGGCGTTGGCTGATTCGCTGGGCATACCGCGAGACGAGGTGGCGTCGTTGTTAGAATCAAGCGATCACCCCTATGATTGCCGGTGCAACGAGTGCCGTGAGTGGTGGCGCCAGATGGGGCCTGACCCCGATACCGGTGAACATGGGCCGTTCACTGCGGAGGAGGTAAGGGGTGACTAAGACGAAGCGATCTGATATGCGCGGGCAGGCTGTATACCGCGATCCGGTGTTTTATCCCTATAGACGACTGGCAGCGAGTCGGGTGGTGCGGGACATACAAGAGCATAATGGAGGCTTGCTGGGTTTAGTACAGCACCGGAATTTCACGTGGGTAGTAGTGGCAAAGGACGCGAACGCCCCGAGGTGGTATGTAGATAGAATGCTGACGGTGGAATGGGTAAAACAGGGCAAGGCAGGCCGTTCAGCATGGATGAGGTAGAGGTGAGCGATACTGTCACCGTCGCGGCTCTGGACCTCGGATATTTGCGCACCGGTTATGCTGTCATCCGTCAGCCCGGCGACCAGGTTCTCAAGTATGGTGTCATCAAGGCTGAGCCGTACCGGGCCAAAGTAACTGAACTGGTCCACGTCAAGCGGGCCAAGTCCGCCTTCGACGGCCTACGGCTGGCGCTGTACTATGCCGATGAGGATCACGGACCCCTGGATGCTCTGGTCTATGAAGAGCCTCAGTGGGTGGGGGCTGCTTTGCGCAGGGGCAAGATGTCCAAGGCCTCGGTGCTGGCCCTGGGTGCGGCCCTGGAGCGGATGTACCTGGTCCTGGTGGCGGTGGGCTGGTCCTGTGTGGAACCCAAGAGCGGACGCGTTCAGATGAGGCCAGTATACTCCATAGACCCGGCGCGGTGGCAGCCGCTGTTCACCGGGGCGGGGCGGCTCCCAGCAGGGCAGATGAAGCCCCTGGTACGCCGATACGTCAAGATGCGCACCGGGATTGCACTCTCAGAGTCCGAGCACGATGCAGCCGACGCTATCGCTATTGGCATCGTGGCTGGCAAGCTGTTACAAATCGAGGGTAAGATATGATCCATCCTCCTCATCCTCCTCACACGCCTAGCAGGAAGGGGCGGGTGCTAGCCACACCCGCCCCGCTGGGCGGTATCTGGGGCGCTGTGGCGCCCGCTAAGGGGGTTTATGCTATGAACGGGGGGCTGGGTATGGATTCTCGGTTGTGGGCTATTCTGGTGGCTCTGGTGGTATTGTGTTGCTGCCCTGTGCCTGCGGTGGCAGGTATGGATCGTGGCGTGGAGGACCCCGTGCCGACCAACGTGTACCTGATGGCCTTGACGGTTCTGTACGAGGCCACGGGGCAGCCGGTGTTGGGGCAGGAGCTTGTGGCCCGCGTGGTGTTCAACCGGGTTGCCTGGATAGAGGCCGCCTACTTCGAGCAGGTAGTCTTTGCCGATGGGCAGTTCATGGCCTGGACTCCAGAGCGCAGATGGGCCTTCGCCCGTTGTCAGATCGAGCAGGACAGTGATCCCGCATGTTTTGACCGCATGGCCCTGGAGTGGCTAGGTTCTGCACCCGATGCCCGTGAGCGGTGGCTGGACCTGCTGGCCATGTCTATGGCGGTAGTGAACGGCGCGGCGGATCCGGTGGGCTGGGCTGGCGTGCGGTACTTCGACAATCCGCGGTTCTGGCCGGAGGGCGAGCCTCCGTGGGCGCCTGCGAAGGTGTTTGTGGGCCAAATTGGAGATCATTGCTTCTGGCGGTGAGCCTTTTGTGCAAAAGCCGGGGTGACGGTTTCTTTTGCTGGCAAAGGGTTGGGCTGTGGCATGATGGAAGGGGGAATAGCGATGCAGATTGAGGTCAAGGGCGGCAAGCCTGGTTACGTGATTCGGAGCGGAAAGGATGCCCTGGAGTGTGTGACCATAGTAGAGACCTTCGTGGATTCTGATGCGGCGTACAATACTGATTATGGCGCAGCGGCCAATGGCCTGGACCGCTGGCTGAAGCGGATGATAGCCGAGGAGGATAGTCATGGACACCAGAGATGAGTTCTGCGTGAAGTGCCGCCGCAAGATGCATGTGGCCAAGGTGGGCCAGGAGGTCCTGGAGCTGACTGAGAAGGGCACTCCGTACAGGCTCGCGGCTGGTGATGTGTTGGAGTGCCCTAAGTGTGGATATCAGGTCGTGACCCGCTTCGGCAAGGTCACTCCGCACTATGAGGCTGGATTCAATGAACTTGTGGGGCGTCTTCGCCGACGTGACCTGCTCCTGGAGGTGGTGTGATGCCTGATGACAGGTGTATCATCGTAGCCGTGCCCGTGGAGGTCAGTCAACGGGGTGAGATCGTCACCGGCTCCACCAAGGCAAGGTGCGCCGATTGTGACGCGGCGGTCTGGGTTGCGCCCAGCAGCCAGATTATGATGCGGAGGCAGACGTGTAAGGTGCTGTGTATCCCCTGCGGCCTTGGAGCCATCGAGGAGGACCCGGATCCGGAGTTCAGTACCACTCATGAGGAGGCCTTCCGGTTGCTTACAGAGGAAGATAATGGTTGACAGCATAACAATCAACTGGAAGGATTCTGTTTGGAATGTACCCCTGGGTAGCTGGGAGCCGGTGGATGCTGTGTCCATTCGCCCTGTCCCGGCCCGTGATGGTTGTCGCTGCGGGTCTTGCCGGTTTCTGGATCGTGAGGCTGAGGGCTGGAGATGCGCCAACTTCGTGAATATCCTTGCAACGAGGGCACTAAAGGGTATGAGCCCCGTCAGTCCGCAGATGCGGCTCATGGCGTGCCTGGATTGGGAGGGCTACCCACCCCGCAACCCCGGCTGGTTCGCCTGCCCGCTGTGGCTCTCTGGTGAGTCTATGTCTACACGGGCCTATCGTGAGGGCCATTTTGGGGAGTTCTTAACACTGATGGCCCTGGCTGGGGCCGGGGAGCCTCACACCGAGTACCGTACCCATGAGGGATCACAGGCACAGGGCGACCTGGCGGAGCTGGAACGGGCCGGTGCTGATATGAGGCGGAAGGACAAATGGTGGAAACTTCTAGGTACGTGGAATCTTCCGGTTGATGGCTATCCTGGCGCACCCCATCCGATGAGCGGCCTGGTCAGCTTTGGGAGTACCCTGTCCACCAAGGCTGCGAGTTCCTTCGGGGGACTGTTATCACTTGTCACTACGGATTATCTCACGCAGAGCGAAGGGGCTTCTGTGGAGGTGTCCCGTCATGCCAATTGCCGGTGTGCAATTGTTGATGATGTGGAGGATGAGCTGGAGTAGTCTTTGACCCCTACTTGACAAGTTACAAACTATGCTGTACAATGTGACGGAGCATTAGCCCCGTCTACCCGGACGGCGGGTGGGCGGGGCTTTGCCATTACAGGTCGTCTGTATCTGTTGTCAGTAAAGGATTTGTTAGGTGCCCAAGAATCAAAGCCCTCATACCGTGAGCCATAAGGTCCTGGTGGCCTTGCGTAGGCGGCAGGTGGCAAGCCTGCGGCTTCGGGGGTACACGGAGCGGGAGATAGCCGACGAGCTTGCCAACGAGGGCATGCTGAACCCCAGGACGGGCATGCCCTGGACGCAACAGACTATGAACAATGACCTCAAAGCTATTCGTGAAGACTGGCGCAAGCGTGCTGCTGAGGACATCGCCGAACACATAGCCCGCATCCTGGCGGAGCTCTCTGAGGTCAAACGCTCTGCGTGGGCTGAGAAGGACTACCAGGCCATCTTGCGGGCCATTGAGAAGGAAGCCAAGATACTTGGGGTAGACAGTCCTGATAAGCAGATCGTGATTGAGGGAGACCTGGAGACATTTCTATCCAGGCTGCCGGAGGAGTACCAGATTGCCATCCGCAACCTCATCCTCACCGACTTTGTCGGAGGCGGCCCTGCGAGGCTTCGCCCCTGACGACTTCGCCCGGACCTTCGTGGGGGCTATGGGGGATGTATCCCAGGGTCGGCTCAAGGAGTGGGCCATGCGCGGCACCGACATCACCCCGGCGGATTGGGGGGAACGGTACTTCTACATCGAGGATCCCTGCGATGTGGAGACCGGGCGGCAGCTGACCCCAGGGCCTATAAGGCTGTTTTCGCTCCAGAAGGCATTGCTCAAGGCAGCGCTGGAGATCACACCGGAGTTGGGATTTCGTTGGCAGAGCATTGTATTTTCGGCTATCAAGAAATCAGGAAAGTCCAGGCTGGCGGCTATGGTGGATGCGTGGGTGGCTGACCAGATGGGGCCGTTTGCGGAAGTCTACCTGGCGGCCAATGATGGGAAGCAGTCGGGGGATCGGCTTCTGAACTGCATCGCCCGGAGCATAGAGCTGAATCAGAAATTGGGGACCGGCCTTGTGATGACCCGGTGGAAGGACCGCAAGACCGCAATCTCGCTACCCAACGGCTCGGTCATTGAGGCCATCCCTGTAGACCCCACAGGTCAGGCAGGTGGTAACCCGGCCTGTGTTACGTTCTCAGAGCTTTGGGGATACCGCCTGGAGGACAAGCAAAGGCTGTGGGCGGCGCTTACGCTATCGCCTACGAAGCGTGGGCTGTCCTTTCGTTGGGTGGACACCTATGCGGGGTACGAGGGGGAAAGCAACACCCTGGAGAACCTGTACGACCAGGGTGTGAACAAGGGCCGCCTCTGGGTGGACTGGGCTGATGAGAACCGCATCGAGTATGACCCCATCCTGAGAGAGCAGGAGATACCCTTGTTCGTCAACGAGGCCACAAGGTTATGGTGCTACTGGGAGACGGAGCCGCGGTTCCCCTGGCAGACGGAAGCGTACTATCAGGAGCAGGCCGGGGCCTTGACGGAGCTGGAATTCCGCCGGGTACACAAGAATGAGTGGGTCACCTCGGAGGATGTTTTCGTACCTATCGAGTGGTGGCACGGCTGCGCGGTGGAGACGCCCTTCCCGCCGTTGCAGTCGAGTGAGGAAGTGATCCTGGGGGTAGACGCAGCGGTCAGTGGCGATTCGTTCGCAGTGGTGGGTGTCACGCGGCATCCGATGGCCCCTGGCACTCACGTGGCGGTGCGCTACAGCCGGGTATGGTACCCACCCAAGGGCGGGGAGCTGGACTTCGGCCCTATCGACCAGGAGATACGGCGCTTCTGTGGGGAGCACAACGTGGTGGAGGTGGCCTACGACAAGTGGCAGCTACACAAGCTGGCCACAGACCAGGGCAAGGACTACGTGGCCCACTGGAGGTCCTTCAGCCAGGGGTCCGAGCGTTTGGAGTCGGACGTACAGCTATACCAGCTCATCAGGGCCAAGGAATGCACCCATGATGGGACGCACCATGAGCTGACCCGGCACATCGCCAATGCCAATAGCAAGATGAGCAAGGAAGAGGAGACGCGGCTGCGGATTGTCAAGAGCAAACGGGGCAAGATTGATGCGTGTGTGGCGCTCTCTATGGCGGCGCACCGGTGTTTATACCTGAACCTGTGAGGGGAGAGATGAAGCAAGAACTCTGTCCGGTATGCCGCGGTAAGAAAATAATCGTGTCCACTCATATCTCGGGGGTTCTCTCCCAGAGGAAGTGCTCAGCCTGCGGTGGCACGGGAATCGTCAAGCCGAAGACCTGCAACATGCCCCCAGGATCGTGTGGGGGCTGCCCAGGTCGGTTCTAAGGCGCTTAAAGCTGAGATGAGGGGTATCCCATGTCTAACACGGTAATCATTGCGGGCAGGAACTACACTGACCCAGATAGGCCAGCACAGGCTCCGCACATTGACGCGGACGGTACTGCGTATATCAGGACGCTGGGTCAGAGTGACGTGGTGATGCTGTCCGAACCAGCATTGGCTGCCGCCAGGGCGGGGACAGCATTCTGCCACAAGGTGAACAGTAAGGTGGGCATCAATGGTGCGCCAACGGTGCTGACGGATGCGGGCCTGCTCAGGACAACGACTGCAGGCTACAGGGACGTTATCACTTGCCTCTATGCCTATCTGAGCACATTCAGCGATTCGTGTGAGTTTGAGATAGGCTACACGGCAAACGCGGATGGCACGGGGGCATTTACGGCGATGACGATGATGTTTGGCCTTGATACTGGCGCTGCCTCTTCGGTGCCTTCACCAAGCCTTACGATGCTTAGCCCACCCATTGTCATCACACCAGCCATGGGCGGGGCATGGACTATCAGGGCACAGACCAATGATGCAGGTGCAACGGTGACATTCGGCATAAACGGCTGGCGCGAGCTTATCACCTAATTCTTTGCCAGCAAAGGAAACGCTGGCCTAGCCTTTTGTGCAAAAGGGGAGAACGATGGCGAGAGTAGAGATAGCGGGACACGGCCAGGATAGCAATACGCCCATCGGTGCGGTATTCAGTGAGCAGGGCATCATCGTGCCGCCTTATGATGACTTGGTTAGTTACGGGCCGACCGATGCGCCCGCTGTCAACAAGGCGATATACACGCCCAGTGCCAGCTTCCGGTTCATCCCTCAGTTGGTTGTGATGTCCTGTGAGGGGGCACAGATCTTCACTTTCGCCTGCGGGACCTGGCACATGACCATTTACATCTCTGGGCAGTCAGGGGGCACGGAGGTCATTCCCTTCGTCGGTGGGGGCCTGCGGCTGGCACGGCTGCCGTTGTTATTGACTACGCCCAACGCGGTGAATCACTACGTGGGCTTCATGGGTAGGCAGGTGGTGGAATAGGGGGCGCATGATGAGCATAGCACAAACGGTACTGATAGCAGGTAGAGGAGCGGACGGGACACCTCAGGTTATTGAGGTAACTGTTGGGGGTGCATTGCCGGTCAGCGCATCGGCGGCGGACAACCCTACCTATCCTCTGGTGCGGAACCTGACCCTGACCCTGGCTAATACGGAATATGCACAGGTTCTCCCTGCTAACTGTCGGTCCTTCGAGTTTCATTGCCGCACGGCCAACGATATTCGGTTTGCGTTCGAGCCGGGGCGTGTCGGCCCACCGGCGGCGCCGTACATGACCTTGCCCTCTGGCTTGTGGTACTACTCCGAGGAGGTCTACTTGCAACCAGTGTGGACCCTCTACTTCGCCAGCGCGGTTGCCGCCGTGGTGGTGGAACTCATAGGGTGGACGTAAGATGCCGGTAAGGGGTGGCGCGGGCCTTCTAGCGGCCTTGCTGGAGACGGGGCAGATAACGCCCTACAGCTTCTTCGATGATGGGAGCTACGAGGCGGGCGTAGCCAAAGCCTATACCGTCAACGCCCTGGCGGGCAACACCGATATTGAGGTCGCCCACTACGCGGCGGGTACGCTCAGCTTCACCGCGCCCGGCACCATAGCGGATGCTGCAAATGGGCTGGCGGGCTGGGCGGTGAATGACCGCATGGTCATCAAGGGTAGTGGCTCCAACGACGGTGAGGTTACAGTCACGGGCATCGGTGGAGCACCGGCGAACCTGACCATCTCTGCGGCGGTGAATGAGCTGGCAGGGGCCATGACCTCATTGTATAAGGTGGCTGCGCACTCAAACAACGTCGTCACGGACACCAACACGGGGTTAATGTGGAGCCGCAACACCTCCACAGGTGAGGCCGTAGGGCCGATGAGCAACGGTCTATTGAACTGGTACAACGTGGCGACGGACTGTGCAATCTATGCTGGGGTTAACACCGTGAGTGTGATAATGCCCGGCAATATCTTCCGCGTCATCGGAGGGGCCGCCTTGACCCAATTTCATATCGGGGACTGCATCATGGCGGCGGGGTTCGTCAACGGGGTCAACAATCTCCCCAATGCCTATGTGGTGAGCGCCACACCTAATGGTGCCGATTTGGACATCGTTGTGGACCCCGGCAATCAGGTCTTGATAGCTGAGGGCGCAGTAGGCGACTGGATTTATCTCAATTGCCAGTCCATCTTCAACTATGCGGCGGGGGCACGGCTGGGGAGCGTGGGCACGTACACGGATTGGCGAGTGCCAAATCGGGTCGAGATTATGGGCCTTGTTGGAATGGAAGCAGGGGCAGTATTGCCTGATGTACTCGCATTCCCTGGCTGGCCCGCAGCGCCTATTTGGCAGTCAACCACCTGCCCAGGACAGATACTAGCCGCCTGGAGAATCGATTTGGCGGCGGGCATTAACCAAGGGCAAGCGTTAAGGATAGCCAAGGCTGCGAATGGTATCACTGCCCTTGTGAGGCTAGGAACATGATAGACCTGCAATCTAAGACGCTGGACGAACTCAGGGCGATGGACAAAGAGGACATCATCAAGGCCATCTTCGAGGGCGAGACTTACAGCGACCCTCATTTGGTCAAGGACCAGTTTGGCAACAACGTGGAGCTGGTTGATGAGATTCGCCAGAAGTACGACGGCAACCTGGTGGGGCGGCGCGTTGTCAGGTGGACCTATCACGACGCTAAAGAGGGCATTGTCAACGAAATCATCACTGAGGACGGCAAGGTGAGGGATATGGTCACCCACCCGCTAGACGGCAGGCAGCCTACGCTCAGGAGGGTGCCCATTGCGGAGCCGGTGCCGCTGGAGGAGCTGGGCGGCATGGGCGGCGCGGCTGTTGTGCCGGAACCAGTGCTGCCGGAGCCGGAGCCGCTTATCTTGCCGGTGCCCCTTCGAGCTGTAGAGGTCACACCGGAGCCGGTTATCACTGAAGAGCCAGCTATCATCGAGGCACCGCTGACCAAGTGGCAGCGGTTCAAGAAGCGGGCGGAGCGCATCATCTTCCTGCTACCGGACGACGTAGTATAAGGGGAAGGCATGGCTAAGAAGAAGCGCAGACCGGAGCCGACCAAAGAAGAGGTCATCCTGGAAGAGGACGCTAAGGTCGCCAAGCCGCCTGCAGACATTGCGGCTGCGGCCAGGGCCTCCGTGCAGGAAACGGCCCCGACGGGCTGGGGTGGTTCTCAGATATTCCTGTTCCAGATGGCGCTCAAGGCAGATGAGGCCCCCTTGTGGTGGACCGTGCAGCGTGACGCGTGGCTGCGTTCATTCTGGCAGACTGCACCTTTCTTACCGGGGGTCATTTACTCTATAGCGGCCCGCAATGCAGCCTTCCGATTTGAGTTCACTGGTCCGGAGGAGCAGGTTCAATATTCTAAGGACCTGTGTGCTCAGGCAGACCTTGGAGCGGGCTGGCAGTCGTTTGTGATGAAGCTCACGCAGGACTTGCTTACACAAGATAATGGTGCATTTATCGAGGTCATTCGGCCTGCCAGGGTACGCACTAAGAAGGGATTACTCCAGGCGGTCAAGGCCCGCGGCTCAGATGGGGAGATGGAATGGTTCCAGGTGTACCGCAATCAGATAGAACCCATTGACCTGGAGGAGTACAAGGTTGAGGACTCGCCGGTGGACCAACCTCTGGGTATTGCACATCTGGATGCAGGACGGTGCCAGAGGACGGGGGATATTGATTATCCTGTAGTCTACACAGACCGCAAGAATCAGAAACACAAATTGGCCTGGTGGCAAGTTATCACTCTAGAGGACATGCCCAGCCCTCAAGAGGACATGAACAATGTGGGCTTCTGCGCGGTGTCTCGGATACTGAGGGCGGCGCAGATACTACGAGACGTTGCAATCTACAAGCAGGAGAAGGTTTCAGGGCGTTTTGCGGGTTCTGTGTGGGTGACTAATGTGGATGCAACTCGTGTCACGGATGCGGTGAAACAGGCCAAGGTGAATGCGGACCAGTTGGGGTTGTCTCGATATATGCCGCCTATCATCGCCTCACTTTTGGATCCCCAGGCCGATCCCAAAGCCATAGAGATAGCCCTAGCTTCTTTGCCCGATGGCTTCGATGAAGAGGTTGCTCTGCGGTGGTACATTACGGAGCTGGCGCTGGGCACGGGCACGGATTACACCTACCTGGCCCCATTGCCGGGGCAGGGGCTGGGTACGGCTACTCAGGTAGAGACCATGGCCCGGCAGACCAAGGGCAAGAGTTCAAGAATATTTATGAACACGTTGGAGTTCAAGTTCCGGTATCATCGACTGCTGCCGGGTCAGGTAGACATGAACTTTGTGGAGGTAGATGCAGAGGAGCAGGAGACCAAGGATGCGGCAACGCAGCGCCGGGCTGAGACGAGAGCTATATGTATCCAGAGCGGGGAGATCACCCCGCAGGTGGCCCGTCAGATCGCAGTGGACCAGGGGGACCTGGAGCCGGACTACCTGGATATGATGGAGGAAGAGGAAGTTACGTCAGAGGTCACGGAAGAGCCGGAGGAGTCACCCGGCGGGTTTGAGCCGGGGGATGTGACCGAAGAGCCAGAGGAGAAAGGGGTCTGGGCACGGCTCAAGGCCCTGGGGGATCGGCTGCAGCTCAGACGTCGGAACTCCGGCTACGAGGGCAAGGTCAACGCCTATGCTGAGAAGTTGATAACAGCCTACGATGAGTGGGCGCAGAAGTGGGCCAAGCGCATCGCCGGGGCCTCCTTGATAGATCGGGATGTGTTTATCAGGGATGCGGCTAATGAGATAGATGACATCATGCAGGAGATCGCCCTCAAGGGTCTACCGGAGGCCTACGCGCTGGGCCTAGAAGAGGAGGAGCTGACTCAGGATGGTGCGCTGGCCGTAGAGGCGTATACGGACCGCAACCTGCGCTTCCTGGAGTTCAGCTTGAACCCTGACGTGCAGACCAAGCTCAAGGGGTTGGGCGATGAGGGGTTGAAGGATGCAGGGGCCGTGCTGGGTGTCCTGGGTACGTTCAGGGGCCGTGTAGCGACGTATGCGGGGCCGTACTGGGTAATGGTATGGAAGGGTACAGAAGAGCGTGCCAAGGCGCAGGGGCAGGCACAGGAGCGTGTGATACCCGTCACACGGCATCTGGACGACAGGGCTGAGCACTGTGATACCTGCCCGCCCAAGGCCGGGGCGTACAAGTCCTGGGCGGAGATGATTGCAGAGTGCGGCGGGGTCCCGGCGGATTCTTCGGATTCATGTGGCTGTAATTGTCGCTGCTGGATCACGCTAGGATAGATTGGAGGGCACAATGGTTGCCGACAATTCTGAATCCGCTAAGGCCGAAGTTACTATCTATGCTTTCCATCATCCTGATTGGAAGCGTGATGAACCAGGTTCATGGATATATGTTGGTCACACTGCCCGTGAGCTACAAGAGAGACTCAGAGAACACTTAGAGGCTGCCGATAATGGTAGTACAAGTCCTTGGCCTATGATTGATCACCTGCGTGAATTGCTGAATGAGGACAGGATGCCAGTAGGAGGTATTTTAGAAACCTGTCCGTATGAACTTCGGTATTCTGCGGAAGCCTACTGGATTTGTATACTCAAAACAGAGGGGCATAATGTTGTCAACGGTGGCGGCCGAGAAGTAATGATAGCTCTTGATTGGGCTATTCAGATTGCCACCGAATTTCAAGAAGCAGGAAATTCTTGGGCACATTATGCCCTTAGGAGATTACAATGACAAAGAGCATAGACATTCCCATAGCGAGCGTCACTAAGGACCTCACCGTCCAGGTGAACCTTACAGGCTTCCGCCAGTGGCACCTGCGGCTGCGTGTGGGTATGGTCCTGATGCGGCTCGCCATCTGGATATCAGGTATGGGATGCAATGTGGAGGAACCGGTAAACGATGCCCCCTAGAATCAGGCTTGAGCGCATCGGGTCTGATAAACCCATTGTGGATACCAAGAAGTTCGTCAGGGGCCTGGTGCGGGCCGTGGATGATACCGTGGCCATCGTGGAGAGCAACTTCAAGGCCACTACAAGAACCTGGAAGCACCAGGTCCGGTTCAAGCGCCGCAGAGCCACCAGGCGGGGTGATACCATCGAGGGTGACGTGACCACGAACGATGAGATATACGGTTACGTCTCAGGGGGTACACGGAGGCATTTCGTGCGGCCCCGTCGAGCTAAGGCACTGCGATTCAGGGGTGGCAAGTATGGAGCCAAGACACGCCCCAGGGTTTTGGGATCACGCAAGGGTGGTGGTCGGGGTGCGTTTGTGTTCTCTAAAGGGCATTGGGTGAAGGGCATCAAGGCTAGGGAGTTCCCGCAAGAGATCGCCAAGCGGCGCCAAAGGAACCTGCACAACTTCGTCATCAGGGCATACGCGGAGGCCAGAGGGTGAACAGCAAAGACCGCAAGCTGCTGATGGAACAACGCAGGGCTTTGTTGCTACAGGTAGACGCTATTGAGCGCAGGGTGGGGATTGCACCCACGACAGCAGACTTGCGTAAGCAAACGAAATGTGATAAGGTTGTTGTCAAACCATAAGAAGGCTTCCCGAGAGGCACGCCGTTCACCATGCGGTCACCGCGCAAGCGACCACCGCAGGAGGGCGGCGTTTCTTTATGAGACCACCGGGATTGTACCTCAAACCACCACACGGGGAGCTGTCCTTCACCGGGGTCAAGACCGCGCTGGCCAAGGCCCGCGACTTCAGTTTTGAGGGGCCTTACACGCTGTGCTCAGGGCCGTTTGCCTATGGTGAGCTAGCGTTGTCCGAGCCGGAGGTGGTGGGCGTTGAGGAGTTCGATGCCCGGTTCAGCGAGCACAGGGTCTCAGTCAAAGAGCGCCGCAAGTGGTGGCCGGACTCAGAGCAATTGTACCTGTATGCCTACAACGGTTGGGTGCCCTATGAGTCACCGCAGCGGGTCGATGTACCTGCTCAGGTGCAGACATTGATGGGGCCGGTGGAGTTCGTAAAGGCCGAAGGAGGGGTGGACATGGGACAGGGAGTAACCATCAACTATCACTATAACACTGATGCGCCAGCGGAGTCGGGCGTTGTTAAAGACTTCAAGTTGCTGAAGGCCATGGCCGGGGATGGTGAGGCTATCAAGGCACTGACCGGGGACAACAGTGAAGAGACGAAGGTATGGAAGCCCTCGGATGCGCCATCGCACACAGAAGCGGCGGATACCCCGAAGAAGCGGAACCAGTGGGCCGGGGCGGCCAATGGAGCGCGGGAGACCTGCCTGGACAAGATAGACGGTACGCCCACAAAGGCACAAGTCGATGCTTGTGAGGCCAGCGCCATCCGGATAGCCAACGCAGCGGTCAAGAGTGCGGAGATTCAGGATTCCCGTAGCGAGAAGGGTGAGTTGAGCCTGTCAGATATCCAGAGCATGATGTGGACGGCTTTGTCTCCTAGTGAAGATAGCAAGCCGTACGTTCAGGACATAGACATCTATGACAATTATGTCACGTACAAGCTGGAGGGTATGGACTACCTACGCGTCTATACGATTGTGGATGGGAAGCTCCAGATGGGTGAGGCTACTGAGATTGAGTACGTGATACGGCCCAAAGTAGAGGTATTGGGCAAGGGTTACAAGGCGGAGCTGGTCCAGGAGTTCGATGCTTTGGAACTGGGCGACAAGTCCCTGGGTGATGATGAGAAGGCCGCTTTGACCTCTGCGCAGCGCAAGGCACTCCCCAACAGTTCCTTCGCCTGGATCGAGACCGGTGAGGGCTGTGAGAAGGTGGACGGCAAGACACCGGAGAAGTGCCGCCACCTCCCCTACAAGAAGGCGGACGGGAGCCTAGACTGTGCCAGGGTGCGCAATGCCAGGGCCAGAATACCGCAGATGAGCGGTGTGCCCCAGGCCGCTAAGGACAAGATCGAGGGAGCACAGAAGAAGTGCACCGAGGAGAAGAGTTTACCAGCGTCATTGAGAGCCCAGGCTAACAAGGCACTTGAGGGCATGGTGGGCCTGTGGAGGGCTGTGACCGGCGATGACAAGCTCTTAGAGGGTGAGACCGGGTTCAAGGCATTTAAGGGTACAGACGGCAAGACCTACATCCTCACATGGACCACTAATGCCTTCATGGACCGGGATGGTGAGATATTCACCACCAAGTCCATCGAGGACTACGCGGACCGGGCCTGGCAGGAGATCAAGGCCACGGGCAGCAAGGGGCAATATGACTGCTGGCACATACCCGGCAGTGAATTCGCTGACATCACGTGGGCCGGAGCAGAGGGCCGGTACCTGGTGGAGATGGGCACCTTCCATGACGATGAGGTGGGGAAGGTGTTTGAGAAATTCTTCACGGAGTGCCCAGAGGCCCAGAAAGAGATTGCCCCTGACGGCTGGGGGGTCTCTCATAAGTTCACTTTCAAGCCTGGGGACCGGGACGATGGGGTGTTTGACTGGTTTGACAAGAGCCGTACTTCGGTTCTGTCAATTCGCCGGGCTGCCAATCCGTACACAGCTATGGAGGTGCTTCAGATGAGTTTGGATGAAGAGCAAATCAACGTACTCAAGACGATTGGTGAGGCCGCGGACGTGGACTTGCTGGGCATGGTGCAGAAGGCCGGAGCCGCATCCAAGACCCTTGAGGAGGCCGGAGTGGCCCACAAGAGCGCCGATGAGAAGCCTGCGGGGGAGCAGGAGCCAACCAATGAAGATAGTGATGAGACCGCCGACGTGCCGGTCGATGATGTAGCGCAGCGCGTGGCCGAGATCATGGGTATGAAGGAGCTGAGCGTGTTGCTCCAGAAGTTTGATGGGCGCCTGACCGCTGTGGAGCAGGGTGACGAGGAACAGAAGAAGCGCCTGGCCGAAGTGGAGAAGGACGATACGGCTAGGTTGAGCGAGAAGCAAGCCTGGCGGCCAAATGTGGTGTGGCTCCGTCCCTCCACGGCTGACGGCACTCTCCTTGACGAGAGCAAGGATTTAGCCGACAAGAAGCCGATGACTCCCAAGGCCATTGATCACGTCTCTGATGTGGTATTGGGAAGACCGGCACCGGGAGGTAAGACATAATGCCACCGCAACTGAATCAGGATCAAATGGTAACCCTGGGGCAGGCCATCGCTCAGGGGATGATGAAGGCTGGCCTGGTGCAAGGCCAGAAGTACGCTACAGGGACGCCGACGACCAACTGGATTCATGGCCCTGGTGGGATCCTCGGTTCGTCAGCCCTGGACCAGCAGATCATCTCTGGGCGCATCACGCCTATGGGCCTCAGCTCAGTGCTCCCGATCAACATGAGCCGGGACACGAATCCCGAGTTTGGGTATCTCACGGGCATGACGCCCAGTGGTGAGGCAGAGCCGAGCGGCCCTTGCGCGGACTGCCCAAGCGGCCTCTCTCAGTCGTGCATCCAGACCACGCAGTTTGGGCGCGTCTGCCGTGAGACCAAGGAGATGGATATCGACCGGACCATCGAGCGCATCAACCGTGGCGAGATCGACTACCAGCTCCTCAATGACATCCTGGGCATCGAGCCCGCAGACGTCTTCCGGGCCATCAACCAGCCGGACTACCGGACCGTGCTCAACGTAGCAACGGCCTGGGGTATGGTGGAAGTGGGGATGATGTTCCAGGAGGCGCTAACGCCCATGACCTTCCAGGGGAACCCTGTGAACAACACCGCCGGGGGCGGGTACAAGGAGTTTGCGGGGCTGGACCTGCTCATCAGCACCAACTACGTTGATGCTCACACAGGCGCCAACTGCGGTGCCTTGGACGCCGATGTCAAGACGTTCAACTGGGCGGACGTGAACTCTGTGGACGCCAATGGCAACTTCGCCATCGTGTCTCAACTGTCCTGGATGGAGGAGTACGTTCACCGCAATGCCAGGCGCATGAAGCTCATGCCTGCCAGCTGGACGTGGGTGATGCGTGAGGAGCTGTGGTATATGCTCACGGAGATCTGGCCCACCGCCTATTACACCAGCCGGGGCCTGACCGCAGTGCCCCCTGGTGTCTCTGTGAACGTGGACGGTGTGGACCTGACTCAGCTCCGGGACAACATGCGTGCCGGGATGTTTTTGGACATCAACGGGCGCAGGCACCCCGTCGTGATAGACGATGGGATAGTGGAGTACAACGAGGAAACCGGCCAGGGCAACCTTGTGGCCGGGGACTTCGCCAGCACGATTTACCTAGTGCCCATCACCGTCAGGGGAGGCACGCAGGCCACCTTCTACGAGACGAAGGACTACCGGTTTACGGCGGCGGAGATGGCCGCCAGTCCGGGGGGCATGCTGCAAGACCAGTTCTGGACGGACGATGGACGGTTCCTGTGGACGCTTGACCGCCAGCTGTGGTGCTACATCCTGGCGGGCAAGATTGAGCCGCGGATCCTCCTGCGGACTCCCATGCTGTCGGGCAAGCTGGAATACATCAAGTACACGCCCGTACAGCACTTCAGGGACTACGCATCGACGAGCGACTACTTCGTGAAGGGTGGAGTTCCCTCCAGGCCAGCCCCGAGTTTCTGGGGCACCTGGAACCTGCCTGCAACCTATAGCCGCTAACGGTGACAAACATGGGGGCGGTTCTTCCGCCCCCACATACCCATAGGAGATAGATTGATGCGTGTCCAGATGGTGCCGGGGGAGCGGTTCTTCCGCTCGCATGAGAGCGGCATAAAGCGGGTCGTGGAGGCGTACTGCCAGTACCTGCCCGAGTTCGGTGTGGAGGTTGTGAACACCGACGAGGGCACAGACTACGATGTCAAAGCGGTACATGCGGGGATGGCCCCGGATTGCGACGTGGCGCATTTGCACGGGCTGTACTGGACCTCTGACTATGAGGCCCAGGCGTGGGAGTGGAAGGCCAACAGCGGGGTCATTCAGAACCTGCGTGTGGCCAGGGAGGTCACGGTGCCCTCGGAGTGGGTGGCCATGACTCTCAGGCGGGACCTGCGCATTCAGCCCCATGTGATTCCCCACGGCATAGAGTGGGATGAATGGGCGCATCACCACGAGGAGAGCGGCGGGTACGTGCTGTGGAACAAGAATAGGGATGCTGACGTGTGCACGCCCTACCCGATGGCAGACCTGGCACGCATGATGCCAGAGGTGAAGTTCCTGTCCACGTTTGCGCCGCAGGATGCGCCTGACAATGTGGAGGTCATTGGGCTACAGGAGTACGATGGGATGCGGCTTCTGGTGCAGGGTGCAGGGGTGTACCTGAGCACGACCAAAGAGACGTTCGGAATCGGCATCCTGGAGGCCATGGCAGCGGGTGTGCCGGTGCTAGGATTTGCGTGGGGCAACATCGGGAACCTGGTGCAACATCAAGTCAACGGGTGGTTATCTGCACCAGGGGATTTCGATCACTTACGGGAAGGGCTGGAGTACTGCTTACAACATCGGGTAAGGATGGGCGAGGCCGGGCGTGAGATGTCCAGGCATTATCACTGGAGGGATGCCTGTGAGCAAGTGGCAGAGGTCTACAGGCTGGCAGGGCAGGAGCGCCCTGCAGACGTGGCGGTGATCATCCCATCCCACAACTACGCGGACAAGGTAGGAAGGGCCATAGAGAGTGCCCTGGCACAGACCTATGAAGGGCTTACAGATGTAGTGGTAGTAGATGACGGGAGCGATGACAACACGGGGCAGGTCGTAGTAGAGTATGAAAAAGACAACCGGGTGCGATACATCAAGCAACAGAATCAGGGTGTGGCGGTGGCCCGGAACAAGGGCATTGCCAGTGTCAACACAAAGTACGTCTGCTGCCTGGATGCGGACGATGCCATCGCACCGGAGTTCCTGAGCAGGTGCATCGAGCCACTGGAAGCAGACCGGTCATTGGGGCTGTCATTTGCGGGGCTGTGGGCTATGACCCCGGACGGCCAGGCAGCTCAGTCCAGGTGGCCGGACGGCTACGACTTCGAGCAGCAGATAGCACGGCGCAACCAGGTCCCCACGTGCTGCGTGTTCCGTAGGGAGGCCTGGGAGAGATTGGGCGGGTATCGGAAAAGGTATTGCCCAGACGGCGCGGGTAGCGAGGATGCGGAGTTCTGGACTCGCATGGGGGCTTACGGCTGGGGCGGGGTACAGGCTACCAAGGAACCGCTGTTCCTTTACTCCCTAGGTGCGGGCCACGTGACGAAGAAGCTGGGGGAAGGCAATTACCAGGAGCCGGACTGGCTGGCGTGGCACCCGTGGGTTCAGGATAGACAATTCCCCCTAGCTTGTGTGGCGGAAGTAGAGAGATTCAGCCACCCGGTACGGGCCTACGATACGCCGTGGATCAGCGTGATCGTGCCCGTGGGTCCAGGGCATGAGGAGATCGTGGTGGACGCACTGGACAGCCTTGAGGCGCAGATGTTCCGCCAATGGGAGTGCGTGCTGGTAAATGACACAGGGGAGCCGTTGCCGGAGCAGCTACTAAGGGCATATCCCTATGTAACACTGGTGGAGACGCCGGGGTCAAAGGGTGCAGGTTATGCACGGAACAGGGGCGTGGAGGCAGCCAGGGGTCCCCTGCTTACTTTCCTAGATGCAGACGACTACTTGCAGCCGGGGTTTTTGCAGGCGTGTATAGATGCCAGGCTGCAGACGGGCAAGTGGGTCTACACGGATTTGTGGTCATCGTGGCCCAACGGCGAGATACACGAGTACCCCGTAGACGACTTCGGCGTGGAGAGCCTGTGGCGGGACGGCCTGGGGGCGGTAACGCTGGTCACTGATCATGCCGAGTTCCAGGCCGTAGGGGGCTTCGATGAGGAGATGCACACGCGGGAAGATTGGGACTTCCAGCTCAAGCTGGCCATGGCGGGATTCTGCGGCGTGCGTGTGTCCGCTCCCTTGATGACCTACCGCCTGGCTACGGGGGAGCGCAGGGACCAGCAGGCGAGTGATACCGCGACTATGCTGAGAGAGAAATACCCACTGGAGGATTTGATGGCAAGATGCGGAGGGTGCGGGCAGGCTCAAGCAATGAGTATAGACCCGCCTCAGAACTGGAGTACCAAAGAGGCAGCGGGCTTCGAGCGGCTGGAATACACAGGCTCAAACCGGGGCACCTCTACGTTCAGGGGCATAACGGGGCGCAGCTACCGCTTCGGGAACAACGATGACTCGCGGGTGGGCTTGGTGCACCCTGAGGATGCCCGCAACTTTATCGACGTGAAGCATCTACCTTTCAAGCGTGTACAGACGCTAGTTCCGGCACAGTCGCTGCCCACAGCGCTGGTGGCCCCGGTTTCAGGGTAGGGAGAGATGAGTAGGGATACAACACCGACTCTACTGTCACTGGACAGATACGCCAAGTGGCTGGGGCTGGACCCTTTGCACTTCGCGGGGGGATACAGTGCGCTCCGGCCCGTGGGCACCTGCAACAGTGTGTGGATGCAGTACGATTGGCAGAACGCTAGCCATGTGGGCCGACACCAGATGGCAGACCTCATTGCCAAGGCGGAGCAAGACATCGCCCTGCACACGGGGTACTGGCCCGCCCTGGTGTGGATCTCGGATGAGTGGCACCCGTATCCCAGGCCGCACCGCCGGGAGCTGTACGGGACCGGGCTAACGCGGCGTGGTAACTACAAACCCATGAACCTCAAATGGGGCTACACGTGGTACGGGGGGCAGAGGGCAGTAACAGCCATCGACCCGGCCAACGTGACACGGGACGCAGATGTAGACGCTGATGGTGACGGCTTCGCGGAGTGGGCACAGTTCACCATCATCAATGTAGCGACGGATTTCAACGTGTGTCAGTTGAGGGCGTATTTCAAGGCCTACGCCGCGCTGGACGCAACCAACTGCCGAACTGACCCGGCCAGCGCGGGAGCGGACCCGGCCTGGGAAGTGCAGCCCGTAACGGCTACGCTATCAGGCACGACGTTGACGGTATTGATCCCGATATGGTGCCTGTTCAAGCCGCAGCTGCAGGAGGCGTTCAACGCGACGGGCATAGATGCGGACGCCCCAGCTAGTTATGTGGACACACTCCTGTTCTACCGAGAGTACAATGACCCGTCGGAGCAGGTGCAATTCCTGTGGGGCGAGCCGGGTTGCAGGACCGCGGCCTGTGCTGTCAGCATACAAGCAGGTTGTTTTGGGGTGCAGGACCCCAGGGAGAGCACCGTGGTCCCGCAGCCTGGGGTGTGGGATGCAACTGCTCAATCCTTTACCCTTGCATCGTGGACTGAAGTAAGAGAGCCTGATTCGGTACGTTTCTGGTACCGGGCAGGATATCAGCCAGAGGTGGCCCCAGGCTGCGATCCGCTGAGCGACTACTGGGCCAACCTGATAGCCATCCTGGCGACGTCCAGGCTGGAGCGGCCCTTGTGTACGTGCTCAGCGGCCAGGACGAAGGCCGAACTCTGGCGTACAGATGTGACCAGAACCGATGAGGTCAGTTACCAGTTGGGCATGGACGCGCCAGAGTGCCCTCTGGGGCACCGCAGGGGAGAGGTACACGTGTGGAAGAATATCTCAGGCCGTCCCGGTCTGATTAAGGGGCAGGCCGTACAGTGGTAGGAGGTGGAGAATGAGTAACGGCAATGCAACACCAGCACAAAAGGGATTCAGCCGTGTGTTCCTCATCGAGGGGAGGGCACGGGGTGACCATGTGCCTGTATACATGGGGTGTATGAGTGCCGGGGGGATAGACTGGTCCTTGGGTACCGTCTCCAAGATCGATTGTCCCAGCGACCGGCAGTACGATGCGTTTGTGGAGCGGGGGAAGAGCAAGTCGGAATCAGACCGGCCCTCAAGCTCACTGGTGGGTCGGTATGCGGCGGACCTGGAGAGCACGATGATTCGGCTGGCCAGGACCGGCTGTGCATTTGACCTGCACTATCATTTTGGGGTGTGCACAGACCCGCAGCTGTTCAACGTCTTCCAGAAGGCCGTTGTATGGGAAGATGTTGACATGACCAAATACTCCACGGACCCCCTCGGTGCCTTGGAGGAGGGAGACCGCGGAGCGATAAATGAGACCGGGGAGCTATCCGCCAGGGAGTTCTACGAGGTGCTCCCCATGGCCTTCGCAGAGGTGGCGGCGGCCATTGTCACCAATGAGATCATGGACGTGGTGGTCTGTGATAGCGTATCATGCGGGGAGTGCGCGGACCAGTCAGGCGGCTGCGAGAGGGTGTACTCAGTCAGCCTGGCAGCAGGCGGATCACCGGGTACACCTGCTGATGTAGTGTACACGCTGAACGGCGCGGCAGGGCCTTGGGCCACCAGCGAGATCGACTCACTCGGTGCAACGGAGGACCCGACGGGGCTGGCATGCCTGGCCGGGTACGTGGTGGTGGTATCAGCAGACTCGTGCTCCCTGCACTACGTACTACAGGCTGATCTGGACACGGTGGGTGACGAGACCTGGGTGGAGAACCTTGTGGGGTTCGTGGACAAGGGAACGGGAACCTGCCCCTTGGACATCTGGAGCGTGGGCAACTACGCCTTCATCTCCGCTGAGGGCGGGTATGTGTACGGCACTGCTGACCCGACAGCGGGTGTGACTATCTTGGAAGCGGGCAACGCGGTGACCAACGCCTTGTGGGCCATCCACGCCATGAACCGGAACGTCTGTGTGGCTGTGGGCAGCGCAGGCGCAGTGATCCGGACAGGGAACGGTGGGGACACCTGGCAGCACATGAGCGCGCCTGTGGGCCTTGGCACGTCCCTACAATCGGTGTGGGTCAAGACCGAGACAGAGTGGTGGGTCGGTTCCAGTGACGGGCGGCTGTTTGAGACCTTGGACGGAGGCGATACGTGGAACCTGCGGCAGAACTGGGCCGGGGGTGCCGTCAGTGATATCGCGTTCTCCTCGGACAATGTGATGACCGTTTCGCACACCACGGCTGCCGGGGTGGGGCGGCTACTGCGCAGCTACAACGGCGGTAACAGCTTCGTGGTGCTACCGGAGAGCGCAGGGGCCTTGCCAGCCAGCAGTCGGCTGAACGCCATTGCCCTGTGTGAGGATGATGTCAACCAGGTGGTCGCGGTCGGGTTGGACGGCGCCACAGACGGCATCATAATCTGGGGCGAGGACTAGAAAATACTGACCGATAAATCAGCGGTCACTGGGCGTGGAGGGCTAGACCAGTAGGTTCCCTATGAAGCGTCAAGGGGGCATTGATGTAAGACCCTTAGTCCTGAATTGACAGGACCTATATTTGGATTTGGGAGGATCTTCCCATGGCAACAAAAGTGAAGCATACCAAGAAGAAGGGCTTGCCGCCTGCTGCATTGGCGGCTATCGAGACCGCCAAGGAGATGCACAAGGCAGAGAAGCCCTTGGAGGTGACGCTGATACACGGGGTCACGGCCACGCTGCATGCTGTGGCCCCGTCCCTGATACAAGATGTGCAGCTGCGCATCGAGGACCCCAAGGTCCCAGTGGTCTACATCGAGGCCAAGGAGCGGGACGAGGAGAACCCGAACGACCCCTCATACCTAGCTGCAATGGATCGGGCGGCGCAAGAGCGTAACGCGGCGGTCATGGACGCCCTAATTATGATGGGCGTAGAGCTGCCCGAGGGGTTCGAGGTGCCGCCGAAGTGGGTGAAGCGTCTCAAGATACTGGGCTTCGACTTCGATGAGGATGATCCTGACGAGGTGGAGTTCGTCTTCAAGAAGTACCACACTAGCACTAGCGTCATAGCGACGCTGTCTGTGATGTCGGGTATCCGGGAGGAGGACGTGGCCGCATTCCGCGAGCTTTTTCGCGGTTAAGCGGCATAGCACACCCATCCGGGACTATCCCCTCTCGGACGCAGTCAAGACGGGCATCACGGCCAGCGGTCACTTCGTGCAGTGGGAGGCTGCTAACGCGGCGGGCTTGGACCTGTACCTGTGGGACCGGGGCTTTTATCCCCTGCGGTTCATGGCTAAGGTTCTGGCCTGGCATGAGGATCATGAGCTGATAGAGCAGCACAAACAATCTGCGCTGCTCAAGGACGCGGAGCGTAAGGCCAAGAAAAAGGGGAAGCGGTAGGTGGCAATAGAGACCATCGGCGTCCGGGTAGTGGTTGAGGGCGCAAACAAGGCGGTCGATGACCTGAACAGGGTCAACAAGGCAGCGTCAAGCCTGGGCGGCGCGGCTGCGGCCACTGCTTCCCCTTTGGGTATCCTGGGCAGTGCGCTGGCCAACGTAGGGCAGATCGCCGCGGGCATCATCAGCGCGCACCTGTTCACCAACCTGGTAGAAGGCCTGAAAAGTGTAGCGTATGAGGCCCTGTTTGGTGCAGGGCGCGTCGAGGAGCTTGAGGTCATCCTGGAACTCTTAGGCACGCGGGCTGGTTACAGCGCAAGCCAGCTCTACCAGTGGCGTGACGCGATGGTGGACGCGGGTATCCGCAGCGACGTAGCCACTAAGAGTATTGCAGAGTTCATTCGTTACCAGATGGACGCGACCAAGGCCGTAGAGCTGGCGGCTGTGGCCCAGGACGCGGCTACCTTTGCAGCTGAGGATAGCACCGAGGCCCTAGCAGGCCTGATGCACGGTATCCTCACCCAGAGGTCCATCGTCCTACGGACCTACGGCATCATCGTGGACACAAACCAGGCAATGGAGGACTACAAGGACGTCATCGGCGCGGTTGGCAGGGAATTGACCGCCTCCGAGCGCGTGCAGGCTATGATGAATGCGGTATTAGCCCAAGGCGTTGCTATCAGCGGGGCCTACGAGGCGGCGATGGGCACCTGGACCAAGATGTGGAGGACGCTGACAGGAAGACTCATCCCGGAGATGATCTGGCAGCTGGGTGGCCCGTTCCAGCAGGTCATGGGTTCTGCGGTTTTTGCTATCGCCGACTTCGTCAAGGTGCTGACCGCAGCGGTGTCGGAGGGTGGCAGGCTGAGGCCTATCTTAGATGCGTTAGTTGTGGTCGTCAACAGGCTCCTGGCCCCGGTCATAGCCCTGACCCGCGTGGTAGGCGATTGGCTAGGGACCACGGCGGAGGGTGCCAAGAAGGTAACCAAGGCCATGGAGGAGATGGCGGGTAAGGTGACCGCAGTACAGGCCCCTAACCTGGCAGCCGCTTTTGAGAGCGGGGCTACGAAGATCATTGACGCCAACAGGGATCTCACTAAGTCCATCACCCGCATGTGGGACGATCACAACCGCAGGCTGGTGCAGACTACATTTGATTTCAACCTGGGGCGGTTGAGGGATGAGCTGGACTGGCAGCGGCGTAGAGAGCGGGGCCTGGAGGAGCATAACCGCAAGATGGCGGACATGTACGCGGAGCTGGATGAGCTGCGCACGGGCAAGCAACGCCAAGAGATCAAGGCCCAGATGCAGGACGAACAGAAGGACTACGCAACCCAGCGGTCACAGTTCGAGCGGTTGCTGGCTCAGGCGCAATCCGATGAAGAGAAGCAGCGCATTCAGGGCTGGCTCGATGTACTAGCCATTGAACATCAGGGCAACCAGGAGGCGCTACAAGAAGAGGTAAGCGCCATAGATGCTGAGCAAGCAGCTCTGGAGAAGCGCATCGCCTTAGAGGAGAAAGCCTTTAAGGACCGGAGAGCCCTAGAGGCAGAGGATCGGCGCATCCGGTTGGCCCGTGAGGATGAGGACTTTGCGCGGCGCACGGCCAGGGAAGAGGAAGAGGCGCGGCGCAGGGAGACCTTGCAACGTGAGGAAACCACAGAGCGGATTGCTCTCATACGGGAGCAGATCGCCGAGGAGAACGCGGCCAAGCTGGCTGCGTACCAGGAGCAGGGGGCGATGCTCACGCAGTCTGTAGGGGAGCAAAAGGGCATCCTGGAGGAACTGGGCAAGGAGCAGAAGAGTTTGATAGATGAATGGAAGACGACTATAGAAGGCTGGTTTGAAACCATCAAGGATGTTGACTGGAAGGGATTGGCTGCAGACGTGAGTTCTATCGCTCAGAGCCTCGGTGATATAGCTGGGCCAGCGGCGATTATTACGGGTATTCTAACCACGGGCTATATCAGGGGCCTGATAACCTCATTCGGTGGCTTTAATCAAGTCCTGAAGGGCACAGGCGATATCGTGCAAGGAATATTCGGCCTTGACATTCCACGTATCTTGACTGGAACTAAGACGTTTGTCGAGGGCTGGATGATCACCTTTATTGGATTCTTCGGTGGGGCTTTGCAAAGCGTCTATAACCTACTAACAGGCAAGTCAGTCAGAATTGTAGATGATGTGGTGGATGAATTACGGCGTTTATCTAGTGAAAGCACAAGACTCGGTGGTGAGTTCATAGAAGGCCTCATCCTTGGCATAAATCGTTGGTGGCAGCAGCTCATAAACCGGGTGAGGGAACTGGCCGAGGCCATCATCTACGAGGTCAAGGTTAGACTACTTATGGGCTCACCATCCAAGGTATTCATCGGTATAGGCCAGGAGATCTCACGGAGCTTGGCGGAAGGTATTCGGTCGATGGGGGACCTACCCGCGCTACAGATGGGTCAGGTCACCTTGGGCACCCTGGCGGCTGTACCTGCGTCAACGACGACCGTTAGCAACAGCTACAACCTCAATATGACCAGTATGGCCCCGGTGTCTACGGTGGTCTCAGACTTCCGGCTGATAAAGGTGATCGCGGGGCGGTAGCCAGTGCGTTGTTAGCGGCGCCCAGGCTGCCCAGGGCAGTTTTTGGGGTGAAATGAGTAATATGTTATGAGGTACGCTCAATCGGTAGAATCAGGGGACCACCTGAGGCGGTTTTTGCGCAAAAACCTGGAGCATCTTTTCTTTTGCGGGCAAAAGGTTCACGGGGGCGATAATATGGGCAAAAGAGTTCACGGAGGGCATCATGGTCAAGAAGCGATTGGCTCTTGCGGCTGCCCTGCTGCTGATACTTATGGTGGCAGGGGGTAGGGACATGGGCATTTGTGACATCAAGTATGAGCTGATAACGCCGGACGGTCAGACGTTCAACTTCATGGGTCCAGGGAGGGCACCGGGATCTGCTGCATCCCTGCAAGCACATGAGGGCTTTGGGTTGCCGCCGGTGCGCCACGTTACCCAGGACCTATACGATGTGCCGGGGAACCTCCTGGTGGACGTGGTGGTACAGGGCCGGATAATCACCATCACCGAGTCGGCCTACGCCACGGACGCCACGAGGAAGGGGTTGCACAAAGCCTTGGCGGCTATCTGGGACGCTGTGCGTTGGGACCGGGGGGCCACGAATACCACACCAAGCACCCTACGGTACACAGTGGACGGGAATAGCTGGGACCTGAAGGTAGTGCTCTCAGGGGTTGTAGAGTCACCCCAGGGTCGATACGGGAAGAACGAGATCGTGGGCCTGCGTTTTGAGGCACATGACCCGCTATGGTGGGACGACGAAGAGAGCAGCCTGACGTTGGACTGGACCGACGACTATTTGGTCCGGTTGGTCCTGAGCAACGTGGACGGCGTTTGGGACAACATGGGACCGCCAGCGGCGATTGCCGCAGGTGCCGGCGGGTTTACCGTGGTCCGTGGAGTCCAAGTCTCGCCAGATCAACAGTATGTGTATTATGGCGGCGACTTTCAGACGTGGAACAACCTACCGGCGGGCAATCACGTTGTCCGGTGGAACATCGCAACGGAGACCTGGGAGCCGGTGGGCGGGGGCCTGAATAATGCGGTGTGGGGCCTCTACTTTGGGCCTGATGGGACGCTGTACGCCGTTGGGGATTTTACCAACGGGTCCGGTGGCGTGGGCGATGGGGCTGCCGACTACCTGGCGCGGTACGACCCGCTAACTGACACCTGGGTCAACGTGGGCGGCGGTCCTGGGGTCGGCGTTGTGACGCGTGTTGAGACCGTCCTAGTGGGCCACGATGGGACCTTGTACGTCGGCGGCGATTATACCGACTGGCAAGGGATCGGCGCGGACTACATCGTCTCGTACACGGTGGCGGGCGGTTGGGCGACGTTGGGGGCCGCTGCGCTCGATGCCGAGGTACTCGCGTTGGTCAACCTGCCAAACGGCCACGTCGTCCTGGGCGGGACTTTCCGAAATATCGGCGCGGTCGCTTATGAGCGCATCGCCGAATGGGACCCGGTGGCCGGGGCCTTTACTACCGTTGGGCCGGGCTTCTCGGGGCCGGTCTACGCGCTCACTGTCGGGCTAGACGGCAAGCTGTACGCGGGCGGCGTGTTCAACTGGGTTGGCTGGCCCGCCATGATCCTAGAAGTGTTCAATATCGCTGTTTGGAATGGGACGATATGGTCTAGCATGGACGGCGGCTTTCCAGTCCTGGCCATCGCCGGGATGCAGCTAGTTACGCGGCCTGATGGAGACATCTACGCTCTAGGAGGCTTCCAGGACGCAAGCGGGTTGCCGTTGGCTGATTTCGTTGCCCGATGGAATGGGTTTACTTGGATACCGATTGACGTTGTGCTTCCAGTGCCGGCAGCTCTGCGGGGGCATCCTCATGTTGCGTTTACGGAATCGAATGATATGTACCTGACAACCGATGCGTTGGCCGTGACGGTCCCGGTTGGAGCTGACAACAGCGTGGTCAACCTGGGATCGGCTGCCACCTTGCCTGTTATCGAGGTCAAGAATCAAGGCGACGTCTCAATAATCCGCAGCGAGACCACCGGCGGCGAGCTGGCGTTCAAACCCATGCACCTACAAGACGGCGAGATCGTCATTGTGGACCTGAGCACGGGCCGCAAAACGATCACGTCGAGCTGGCGGGGCAACCGCCTGGGAGACCTGTTGCCGCCAGGCGTCGGCGGGTTTGAGCTGGAGTCAAACCCCAGGGCGCAGTACGGCGGCGTGGACGGTGCCAACCTGATAACCGTGTTCATCACGGACGCGGACCCCAGGGAGCACAACGACGACAACAACCAGCTCTCCGGTTGGGCCAACGTCACCGGGATTGAGCAGACCAACACGGACCTGGGGCGGTTGTACGTGAGCATCGTTTTCGACGGCGTGGACTATCACGTCAATCTATACAGCGATGCGGCCAGGACTGAGCTTGTGGGCCATACGGCGGACTATGCCGCACCTGGGGCACAGGTGATCGTGGCCGACAACGATTCAGGCCTGGGGGGCAGTATCACCGTGGACGCCGTGGTCGCTGCGGACGATGACATCGAGGTCTACTTTACCATCGTCACGGCCACCTGGTACAACCGGTGGTGGAGTCTGAGTGAGGCCGTTCTAGCGGCAGAATGATTGTGAGGGGCTATGCCCGCTGAGTACGAGGTACACCTGCTGGAGGCCGCAAGGGACAACCGTCTGGACATCATAGATGACTTCGCGGTCCTGTCTTATGCCCAGCGGGTCAATGAGATAGGTGCCTTTGGCCTGTCTGTGTGGGCGGACAATTTCAACATCACTTTCGCACACCTGGACGGGCGCATCGTCGTCTGGCGCAAGCCAGAGGGAGGGCGGCGCTACATCGACTTTGCGGGCTTCATTCGGGGTGTGAAGCGCCAGTATAGGGATGGTAGGCAGCAGGTGATACTCTCCGGTACGGACTATAACGACCTCCTGCGTAGGCGCCGGGTGGCTTATGCGGCTACTACCGCAGAGGCCAGGAAGGCGGACCAGGCCGACGATATGATGGTGGAGCTGGTGAACGAGAACCTGGGGGCTACCGCTGTCGCGGGCCGGGACCTCACGGGGCTGGGGTTCTCCGTAGCGGCTTCACCCTCCGCGGGGACCATCGTGAGGGGCGACTTCGCCTACGAGAAGCTGCTGGACACGCTACAGGGCATTTCCGATGCCAGTCGGCAGACCCCAACGACACAAGCCTTCTTTGGTATTGTGCCCATCAACAGCGGGTGGGAGATGGAGTTTCGCACCAACGTGCCGCAGTGGGGCCAGGACCATAGCCACCCCAACGGAATACACGGACCGGTGGTGTTCTCACAGGAGTACGAAAACATGGCCAACCCGGAACTAGAGTGGGATAGGCACGATGAGGTAACAGTGGTCTACGGCGGGGGGCGGGGAGAGGACCTGACTAGGCCTGTCATAGAGGTGGCGGACACGACCCGTGAGGGCGAGAGCCCACTGAACCGCTGTGAGGGTTTCGAGTCCGTGGATGCGGCCACGACCCTGGAGCTTATTGACGGGGCCAACGCCAAGCTGGACGAGGGCCGGGGCAAGAGGCGGTTCACCTTTGACGTGGTGGAGATTCCCAGCACGCTCTACGGTCTACATTGGGGGTTTGGAGATTTAGTGACCGCTGTTTATGGGGGCGAGCAGTGGGACCTGCACGTGGCGGCGGTAGAGGTCACGGTGGAGGGCAAGATAGAGACCATCAAGCCGCGTTTTGAGGAGTTTGCAGGGTGAGTACTACCGTAGAGCAGCTCGTGGCGGGTGTTGCCACGTTGGAACAGGGCATCAGGGCGCTTGAGGTCCGGGAAAGGCCCCTGGCCTTGCGCGGCTGGCGGGACGACTTTCAGGGAGATGCCTTACACGAGCAGTACAGCACGCATGTAAATAATGGCACGGTGGGTTTCTCAGTGGGCGGGCAGCACGGCGGTGTCTTGGAGCTGTCCGTGAACGCGATAGCCGATTCCTGGGCCGATATGTTCCTGGGTACCAGGGCCGACAACTACCTCACCCTCGATGCCGATAGCGGTTGGACTATGATCTGGCGAATGAAAGTCAGTTCCGTAGCAGGCAACCTCCGTGCACGAGCTGGGGCGAGGGATGATGCAGCCAATAACTATATCGCCGCTGGCCTGTGGCAGGATTTTGGAAACAACTGGATCGTGGTGAACCGCTCAGGGGGCGGTGTCGTCAACACGGCAGCCAGCTCCATCGCCGCGGACACTGACTGGCATGTGCATCGGATCGATGCTACCTCAGGGCGCGTTGATTACTTCCTGGATGGAGACCTTCTTGTAACAACCACCGTGAGTGTGCCAATCGCTGTACTCACACCATGGATAAGTACCTATGTTAATGCTGCTGTGGCTAGGATCGCCTACTATGACTACTGGAATACCATCCCAAGGAACTTGTGATGATTAAACAGCTTGTAGCACGATTAGCTGCTGCGCAGAAGAAACTAGATGCCTTAGAGACCAGGGAGCGTCCCCTGGCCCTGCGGGGTTGGAGAGATGACTTCTTGGGTGACAGCATCCAGGAGCAGTACACCGCTGTCTCTAACGGTGTGGGTAGCGGCGGGGCTTTGCAGAACAATGCACACGGTGGGGTCTATAAGCTGACTGCCGGGGCCGGGGCTGGCCGGTATCACTACCTCTGGCTGGGTAATGCGGCAGATGGGTACGCCACCCTAGACGCCGACTATGGCTGGAAGATGATAGCACGGATGGCAATAAGTCATACGACGACCTTCGATGGTCAATTTGGTGTAGCTGATTCAGCATACAACAATTTTGTCTTGGCCGGGATAGGAACGACATTTCTAGCAGCCAACTGGGTGCTGATTACAAGGATCGGCGGCGGTGCGGTGAATGTTGTGGATACTGATATAGCCGCCGACACAGACCCCCACGTACACCGGTTAGGGGTCTGCCCCACGTTGGCAGGGCACCAAGCAGACTACTTGCTCGATGGAACTCGAATCGCCACCACCACGGTGTCAGTGCCTATCGCGGTCTTGACCCCGATTGTGCGTGCTAGTGCAACCGCTGCATTCGCACGATGGGATGACCTAGATTACTGGGTAGTAATACCGCAAAACCTAACGTAAAGCTCGTAAGGCTTTTGGGGGAGGGATATCTTGAACGGTGAGGGCGTCAGGAAGAAGGCAGAGCTGTTTGATGAGGAGCAGTCAGTTGATACCGTCTCCAATGAGGACCTGCGCTGGATGCTGCTCTTCTCACGCAAGGACTTTCAGGGTGGCCTTGACGGTCTGAAGGGTTCCCTCGACCGATTGGAGAAGGACCACCAGGTCGTGTCCACGCGGGTTCAGGCTAATGCCCTAGCAGTGGGGCGTATCCAGCAGGCCCATGATGATTGCCCCCTGTCCGGTCAGGAGGGCAGAGACGGCTTCATGGTCAAGGTTACGAAGATCTGTTTGGAGGCGGCCAAGGCAGGGGTCAAGGAGGCCAACGGCAACAAGGCCGTGCTGGGGCCGCTGAGTAGGAATGAGGCTTTTCAGATCATGGGCTGGGTGATCACGATACTGGTGATAGCCCTGGTATTTTTGGCAACGAACGGGCAGATTCACATCCCAATCCCGTAAAGGAGGTACAGATGTCTGTCTTGTGGCCCGTGCCTGTAGGGGACACCGGTATAGGTGTCCACTCCGACCCCAATGCCTACTACAAGCCCTCGGATTTCGAGGCCTACGCTGATGACCTGCTAGCCCACAAATCGCCTTGGTTCCTGCACTGGTTCTTTGACGAGGGTGCTGCCGACTTCATCGAGGCGATGCGCCGGAAGGGCATCGAGGTCATAGGTAGGCCTGGCCCTGCCAAGATGCCGAACCCTATGATCGACGTCGCCCACCTGGACGCCTACATCGAGGCGGGTGTTAGGTGGTTCGTGATCATGAACGAATTGAACCTGCATGAGGAGTGGGTAGTCGATTGGAAACGCTTTGAGAAGCCTGTCCGTAAATGTGCCGACCAGTTCGTGCGCTACGCCGACATCATCCGGGGTAAGGGCGATCACCTGTGGGTGCTGACCCCGCCGCCTTCCTTGGGCGGACACATGAATCACAGGGAGTGGTTTACCCGGTTCATGTATGCTATGTGCAACATTGCGGCGGAACGCGGCCAGACGCTGCGGCAGCTCCTATATCACTGCGGCATCGGGATACACTGCCGCTCGGTGGGCAACCCCTTGGAGGCCGGGCCGAGTTGGTATGATTGCAGCTCACGAGAGTGGGAGTGGTTCCGGGACACGCTCATTGCCATGCTGAGGGAGACCCGCGAGGAGTTCGAGGCCGACCCCATCCCCTTCATTAACACGGAGGCCTTAGACCAGCCTGACTGGCTACCCAGGCTGGGCGGCAACTATGACTGGGGCCTATGGGAACGGCGCAACCTGCGGCAAATGAGCTGGTTCAACCCCGACAATGAGGAGTACCGATACCCATCATACGTTGTGGCCAACTGCTTCTGGGTCATCCACACTGACAGGTTTAGCCCCTGGCCGCAGTGCGGGCTATACGGCAACTACCCGCACTTCCTACAGCGGGGTGACTACACCACTAACCTGTGGCGGGCCATGCCCGCTCACATAAACTGGACGAGGAGGGACGACGTGGAACCAGGACCAACACCGGAAGTACCAGAGGTCAAGTTGAGGGTCTACGATTTCGAGGGCACGAAGCAGAGCCTAGAGTGGGTGCAGGGCAAGTACGGCGTGCAGCTGGAGCAGTGCAAGGGCAAGGGCTGGCACGTGTCGCAGATGAGGGAGCGCGTAAACGCTGCCGCGGGCATGGAGATGTTCTTCTACGACGACAACGGTGCAGTACAGGGGTTGCCGGTGGAGTTTCACTGGCCTGGCGGGTGCGACTGTGACAAGAAGACAGAGGTTGACGGCAAGGTAGGGTTTGCCTATAACGCCTGGATATGGGACCCTGCTGTTGGGGGGCCATACTGGATCGAAGTGCCTGAGCCGTCGGACTCCCTGGGGGGCCTGGGCATGCTGGCCATGACCAATCATGACCATCTCGATTTCGTGTGGAAGTTCGGGGTTTTGGAGGGCTCGGGGCCAGTGGATCCCTTAGAGGTCATCCTGCCCCTGGCGGAGGAGAAGTTACAAGCGATCCCGGTCCCGAACGACTGGGCATACCCTGCCAAGGCCATTGAAAACGGCCACCCCATCCAGGTGGGCGGGTATGCGCAGGTGGAGATCGGTGGGGTGTTGTGGGGATACCAGACCTTCACCAACGAGGCGCAGGACAGCTACGGGGTGGCCTATTCACCGGAGGGTCAGTACGACAAAACCGAGTTTGCGGTCATTGAGAGAGATTAACGCCTTATATTACTTACTACCTTTAGAGATATCTCTAAAGTAAGTGTATAGTATATGGCGGACTTTTCGCCAAGTTGATGGTTCGCAGTTCTTTTGCCAGCAAAACATCGCCCTGGTGTATAATGAGATAAACGGTTGTGTGAGGTTGATTCATGGCCCGTTATTTCATAGCAGGGGATGAGCTTATTGTAGCAGTGGCGTGTAACGACAACGGCGCGCAGGTCCTTGAGTGCACGGGTTACGTTGAGTGCACGCAGGAGGAATATGAGCTGTTGCTGGAGTTGTTTCAGAAAAAGGGCATCGGTGATGCCTATATCGAGGTACGTGACATTCATGGAGACTGACCCATGGGCGCTTTGATAGACATCCTGGGGGCGGGCGGCGTGCACCTTGTGGAGAAGCGGCACCTGCTGCCCGTGAACCCTAAGCAGCCCTGGCTCTACCGGGAGTTACATGATGTCAAGGGCGCTATTATTCATCATATCGCCGGGGTGGCGTGGGCTACCTCTGAGCGCATTCACAAGATGCACCAGGACTTTGGCTGGCCTGGCATGGCGTACACCTTCTACGTGCATTATGACTATGGGCAGCCGGGGCTGCCGGTGGTGACGGACTTCGATCATCGGCTCCGCGATTGGGGTCCGCAGGCGGGCGCGGGACCGCATAGCGTGAACCCGGAGACCTTCGGGGTGGCCCTGGGCGGGAACTTCGTCCGGGTGGCACCTGCCCCGGAGATGATTGCGGAGCTGGTCAACCTGATGCACGGTTTGCAAGTGTTTTTCACGCGTGAGGTGGGGTATTCTCTGTTCATCAAACCTCACTTTCAAGTCGGCAAGACGAAATGCCCGGGGTTGGCCTGGGACTCGTACCTCGCGGCCATAGGCTGCGCGTAGGGAGGTAGACATGGGACTGGTAGAGCTGATTGTAGGGCTGCTCAGGAACCCGGCGGTGTTGGGCGCTATCGCTGTGGCATTGGTGTGGCTCCTGCGCAAGGTCAAGTGGTCTGTGGACGGCCCGAAGGCCATTTGGATGACGTATGTCGTGGCCCTGTGTATCGCCGTTGGGGAGAAGCTGCTCCTAGAGGGCTTCCCCGTCGTGGTCACCTGCGGCTTGGTGCCCACTGATCCGCCAACTTTCATCGTCTGCGTGTTTCAGATCATCGAGAATATCCTTGCTTGGTCTGGTGTGCTTTTCGTGGCGGCGACGGTGATATACAAGGTCCTGCGCAGCAAGATGCTACTCGGTGAGCGCATCTGACCTTGATGTGTGTTTTGGGGCAGGGTCGGCATCGGCCTTTTGCACAAAAGAGCGAGCCATCCGTTCTTTTGCCAGCAAAAGGTTGAGTCTAACTATACTAGGGGTGGTATAGTCGGCACGGTCCTGCCCCCCTCAGCCGTTCCCGGAGGAGTGAGATGTCTAGCTACTGGAAGGACCGCCGGGTTATCTGCACGGGGGGATCGGGCTTTCTCGGCTCTCACCTGGTCGATGCCCTGAGGCGCTTGGATTGCAAGCCGTTTGTCCCCCGCTCCGGCCAGTACGATTTGCGGAGTGAAGAGGGCGTTATCAATATGTTCAACGATGCCATGGCGCTGTGGGGCCAGGAGGGGTGCCAAACCCTGTTTCACCTCGCGGCGCTGTGTGGTGGTATCGGGTTCAATCAGAAGTTCCCCGCTCGGTTGTGGCATGACAATTTGCTGATGGGCATCCATCTCATCAACACGGCGGCATTTTGCGGGGTGGAGAAGTTTGTGGGTGTGGGTACGGTGTGCTCATACCCGAAGCATACCCCGACGCCGTTCAATGAACAGTCCTTGTGGGACGGTTACCCTGAGGAGACCAATGCTCCTTACGGCCTCGCCAAGAAGGCGCTCCTGGTTGGCCTGCAGGCGTATGGGCAAGAGAGGCAATTAGAGTGGACCTACGTCATGCCCACGAACCTCTACGGGCCGCGGGATCACTTCGGGGCGCGGTCCCACGTCATCCCGGCCCTGATTGACAAGTTTCTACACGCCAAAGGGGAGCCTACGGTGTCTGTGTGGGGCACGGGCACGCCCACGCGCGACTTTCTGTACGTCAAGGACTGCGCTGCGGCGCTGCTCCTGGCGGGGGAGTTGCTTTCGGGAGGTCCGTACAACATCGGCTCAGGACGCGAAATCAGCATCGAGGACCTGGCACGCCTCATAGCGGACGCAGTGGGCTTCCGGGGTCAAATCTGCTTTGATGCCTTCAAGCCCGACGGCCAGCCACGCCGGGTGCTCGATAGTTCCAAGTTTATGAAACTAACAGAGTGGTCCCCACAGGTGGGGTTCGAGCAGGGATTGACTCAGACGGTGCAGTGGTATAGAGATTTACAGCAGGACGGCAAGCCTGAGTTGACCGGTGTGCGTGCTGAATCCGGTGGGTCGCCGTCGGTATAGGGAGGGAACATGAACGAGATTGCTGTTTTTCAGATGGGCAAGTGCGGGTCGTCCACGGTCATTGAGCTGGCGCGGAAGCTGGGCATCCACGCTTCGCGGGCGTACACCCCGATGAATGCTGTGCAGGCACAGTATCCCAACGTCATCAGCATGGCTCGGGAGCCGGTGATCCGGAACGTCTCAGCGTTCTTCCACGAGATGGCGGGCACGCTGACAGAGACGGGCTACAGCCAGGCGCTGCTAGATGAGTTCCTGCTGGGGAAGCATGATGTGCCGCTGACGTGGTTCTCTAAGGAGTTCCAGGCTGAGACCGGCATCAGCATCTATGCAGAGAAGTTCGACCGCAAGCGGGGCTGGTCCATCTATGAGAGTGGTAACAGGCGCATCTTGGTCATCAGGACTGAGGATATGACCAGGTGCCTCCTGGAGGCCATGGGTGCCCTACTGGGTGAGGAGCTGCCACGGGTAGAGGTAGAGCATTGGTTTAGTGATGCTGAGCGGCCTCACGGCGTGGGCGCTTTGTATCGGCAGTTCATGAGGGAGGCTGTTATGTCGGAGGCGTACCTGAGGCGCATGTATGGCAGCCGGTATGCCAAGCACTTCTACTACAAGAAGGAGCTTGACAGCTTTCGCGAGTTCTGGAGCGCACCGAGATGAGGGTATTCGTGACCACTAATGACCGGCACTTGTGGATACTTCCGGCCTTTGCGTACCTGTTCAACAAGTACTGGTCCTCTTTGCAACCTGTGGTCGTGGCGGGCTACAGCCGCCCCGACTTTGAGCTGCCCCCCAATTTCGAGTTCTACCAGATCGCGGAGGCGAACTACCCTGTTGAGAAATGGTCTGACGGGGTGGTGCAGTTCTTGGAATCCGTGAACGATGAGCTGTTCGTGTGGATGCTGGAGGATATGCTTCTCACGCGCACGGTAGATGTGCGGGCCGTGGGTAGCCTGGCGGAGTACATGACGCTGCACCACGAGGTCATTAGGATAGACCTAACTGCTGACAGGCTCTACGCGGGGGCATCGCCGGGGCAGAGGCCTGAGTATGAGTACTACGGTAGCATGGACCTTGTGTGGTCGGAGCCGTCCAGCCCGTATCATCTCAGCCTGCAAGCGGCTATCTGGCGGCGGGACTACCTGCTGAATTATATGATCCCCGGTGAGACGCCCTGGCAGCTGGAGATGGCAGGTACGGAGCGGCTATCGAGCACGCCGGAGGTGGTGGTACTGGGCACCCGGCAGCTCCCATGTAGATATACATTGGCCCTCAAGAGCGAGCATCCCACGGAGCCGAGCATAACCGGGATGCGCCAGGAGGACTATGACTATCTGGTGGAGCGGGGCTGGCTTCCGGAGGGGTGTCTGACGTGAAGCGAGACATAGACTCAATCATCATCGGTGAGCGGCATCGCAAGAACCTGGGGGATATCAAGGTTTTGGCTGCTAGTATAGCGGATATTGGCCTTTTGCATCCTGTGGTGATACGTCCTGATGGGGTACTCATTGCTGGCCTGCGCAGGCTAGAAGCCTGCAAATTGCTAAGTTGGTCCAAGGTTCCCGTCACAGAGGTGAACCTGGAAGAGATAGTCCGTGGCGAATCTGCTGAGAATATCTATCGCAAGGACTTTCCATTATCTGAGGCCGTCGCCATAGGCGAGGCCCTAGAACCGTTGGAGGAAGAAGCAGCCAAGAAGAGAAAGCGAGAAGCTGGCATTGCGAATTTACCGACTGTGAGTGCCAAAAAGTTTTCGGCACTCACGAAGAAAGAAACAGGTGAAACCCTTTCCAAGGTCGCCGCTGCTATAGGGATGTCTAAGCCGACTTATAAGAAGGCCAAAGAGATTGTTGAAGCAGCACGGAAGAAACCTAAAAAGTATGCTCCGCTTGTAGAGAAGATGGACCAGATTGGTAAGGTGGCTGGTATCCACAAAGACCTGAAAAGAATGCAGAAAGCTGAGAAAAAAGCTAAGCAAGCGAAGGCGCAACCTTGCATGGATGGGATACTCGTTGGCTCGATCACGGAGGTCGGCACTCAAATTACTGATGATACCGTGGACTTTGTGCTCACGGACCCACCATATGCTGGCGGTCAAGTTAGTTTGTTCAGTGACTTATCCGCTCTCGTGGCTAGGGTACTAAAACCTGGGGGCCTCTGTTTGGTCTATAGTGGCCAGATGTTCTTGCCGGAGGTTATCGTTGGCTTGGGTGAACATCTGGAGTACGTTTGGACTTTTGCCATTCGGCACAGTGGCGGCAATCAGCGTATCCACAAGTTCAATCTCAATAACGCGTGGAAGCCGGTCTTGGCATATTGCAAACCGCCGCTCGAAGTATGGTGGGATAGTTTCATTGATCTCACGACTGGGGGCCGAGAGAAGGACCTTCATAAATGGCAGCAAGCCGAAACGGAGGCCGCTTATTTCATTGAGCATTTGACCATGCCGGGGGCCCTGGTATTGGATCCGTTCATGGGTAGTGGTACGGTCCTGGCGGCGGCGAAGCGCTTGGGTCGGGCTTACTTGGGCATCGAAATTGATTCTGACGTGGCTGCGAAGGCGGCGAAGAGGATTGGAGAAGTCAAATGACCCGACAACGCATGGATGGAAAAGGAACACCCTTTGGCGAATGGCTTAGGACCCGCCACCAAGGCAAGATAGGGTCGCACACTTTCTCCGCCCAGAACCTTGACTACATTTGGCACAATTACCGCGAGAATTGGTTCATCACCATCGAAGAGAAGCGCTACGGCGGTATGAGGGACCGGAGTGCGCAGAGAGCTCAAAGGGATACCCATGGCATAGTAGCGCAATTGCTCGAAGGGTCTTCGGGTATGGATGTTGATACGCTGCGGGGCCATCGAAGGGCTGAGTATCGTGGTCATTATGAGATTGTGTTTGACCGGACCAGCCCGGACGATGGTGATATGACCATCAATGGGAGGCAGGCGAACGAGCAAGATTTGCTTAGACTCTTGACGGTTGGCAGATGGTCATGGAGTTCTGCGGAGTTGGAGCTATGATCACCGTCCCCATCCGCGACGGCACCTTCCCGCACAGCGCCTCCATGTCCCTGGCTGGCGAGAACGCGGGCGAGGCCCCGAAGTCTCTGCACTGGCGCCGTGTGCCGGACCTCCTGGATGATGCGCCTGTGATGGTGTTCACGGATATGTGCCTGGATGAAGTCTTGCTCTCCCGGTCCCCGACGAACATCGCCATTCTTATAGAGCCGCCTGCGTTCTCCACGACTCATTATGAGAAAGCTGTGATGCTGGAGAAGTACTTTGATGCCATATTCACCTATGACCTGGAGCACCTGCGCCGTGGCGGCCCGTGGCGGTTCTACCCCTATGGCGGGTCGAGGATTCAGGAGTGGCACGTCTACGAGAAGCTGGGGCTAGTGAGCCTCATTGTGTCGGATAAGCACGTCACGGAGGGGCACCGCCTCCGCCATGAGGCTGTTGAGCGGTTCGGCTCGCACCTACACGTCTTTGGGGAGCCTTATACCGAGTACCTTAACCCGAAGGGACCAGGGCTGCGGCCCTTCTGTTATTCCGTTGTCATCGAGTCTGGGCGGAGTGACTACTATTTTAGTGAGAAGCTCGTTGACTGCTTCTCACAGGGAGCGGTGCCCATCTACTGGGGCTGCCCTGGCATTGACGGGTTTTTTGAGGGGAACGGGATCATCTCCTTTGAGACCCTGGATGACCTGGCGTACATCCTGGCGTCCATCTCAATGCAAGACTATCACGACCGCTTGCCTGCTATCATGCGTAATCTGGAGCTGGCGCGGAGCTTTCGGTGTGCCGAGGACCACCTGGTACGGGAGTATGGCTGGCTTTTCGAGGACAGTGAGCAGGCGGCCCTGATGCGCATGCAGAGCAAGGAGCAGCTGGTGCAGAGTGAGCCGGTAATCAGGTAAGGAGGGGATGATGCATGATGTGGGGGACATTCATGTAGCAGTAGATGTCAGGCCCTTTGGCGGCGTTGAGATTTATATTGGGCGTGGGAGGGGTTCTGGTTTTGAGGTGGCTCAGCCTGTAGAGCTGATATTCAAGTCCGCGAAGCCGGAGGAGGTATCCGAGCCAACTTTGCGGTTAGGTGAGTACTATGCCCATGAGCTGTTACAGGCGCTGGCTGAGGGGTTCGATAGTATTGGTATCAGGACCGACAAAGATGCCAAGATTGAAGGCACGCTGGGAGCGACGCGGTATCACCTGGAAGATTTGCGGAGCTTGCTGAAGTTGGGGGGGGATGAGAACCAATCTCAGTGACAAACGGCTGTTCTTCGTGATCGGTCCACCCCGGTCCGGCACGACCATCGTGGCCAGAGTATTCAACTCCTTAGAAGATGGGTTCTGCTTAGGGGAGCCGCACTGGATTCACGAGGCTGAGGGCGGCAAGGCTGACGGGCAGGCCTACGGCAAGGTCGAACGGTGGCACAAGCCCGTGGATGATTACCGGCTCATCATGCAGGCCAATGTGATACCGATCCTGGAGCGGGGTCCTTTCAAGGTTGGAGGCTACAAGGAGACTTACCAGCACTTCCGGCATACCTGCGAGCCTTTGCTGGAGGCTCACATGCCCTTGGTAGACTTCTTCATCGTGGTGCTTCGGGACCCCCGACTGGTGCTATCCTCGCTGCGGGCGCTGGGCTGGGACAATGTGCGAGTGAGAGACATCAATCAAGACTACGAGCGCATGAGTGAGCTGGCGCAGGATGAGCGGGCGGTCGTGGTGGTCTTGGAGGACTTCGTGAAGGACCCCCTGGGATACCTGAATGCGTGGCTGCCCTTTCAGATCGAGGGGCCTTTGGAACTGAAGCCCACGGGTCACAGGTACGGTGACACGGTTGCCAATAAGGGTGATACTGTGGACCCCGAGGCGCCGGGCCGGAGAGTTATGGACCTCAGCGACAAGTGGGTGCGGGGTTTGGCCCCGGCCATGGGGGTGTGGGAACGATGGAAGAGCTAAGGGCCTTGATGGGACGGTACACTGTGGAGAACCTGGACCCTTTTGAGGCATCTGACGGGATGGAGGCCAAGCGGTTCCAGGAGCGCATCGAGTCCCTGCCGGGCACGGTGTACGGTGATGACCCCAATCAGCGCCCGTTTGATAACGTGTTCACCTGGGGGCACGACCATGATTTCGGGACCTTCCAGATGAAGGGCCAGATGGGAGATCGGCACATCCGGGTGGTCAAGGCGTTCCTGGATATGGGGGTGGAGTTCAAGGGCCGTGTGCTGGACGTGGGCTGCTGGACTGGTGGCACATCGCTCCTACTGGCGGCGATGGGGTGCGAAGTCACCGCTGTTGAAGAGGCTCTTCATTATGCTGGGGTCATGAACTTTTTGGCGCAGGCCTTTGGCCTTGGGAGTCAACTGGAGGTCATTCATTGGTCCCTTTACGACCTTCCGGGCTTTTGTGAGCCGGTGGACATGGTGGGGAGGTTTGACCTGGTTTTGTGCGCGGGCGTCCTGTACCATGTGACTGATCCTGTACGTGCTCTACGCATCATGTTTGAGCGTTTGGCAGACGGCGGGACGTTGTTGCTGGAGACCGCGATCTCTGAGGTTACGGGCAAGCATTTGGTCTACTGCGGCCCGCAAGAGCCGGGTTACCGATGGCTCCTACCTACGGTGGAGGTGTTGTACTGCATGTTGGTGGACGTGGGTTTCAAGGACATTCAACACGAACTGCACGCTGACGGCAGCCGGGCTACGGTAGTCGCTAAAAGGAAGGAACACGTGAGTATGATGATGGCGGGGGTATCGAGGTGACCATAACAGCTTTTGACCTTTCAGATGGGAATGAACCAATGAGTTACGGCGAGATCAACTTCCTGGTCTCATTGGTCAAGGACCTTACGGCAGAACCGGTCATCGTCAACATCGGGGCCGCGGATGGTGTGTCCACCGTGGCTATGCTGGAGGCCCGCAGGGATGCCTTCATCTTCTCTGTGGACATCGGCGAGTGCCCCCAGGAGCGGGCCAACGTAGAGGCTGCTGGGCTTGATGTAACCCGCGTGGTGCGACTCTTAGGGCGCAGTCAGGACGTCGGCAAGCGGTTCCCCTATGAGGCTGATATGGTGCTTGTGGATGGAGGGCATGATTATGAGTCCGTGGGGGGGGATATTGAGGTCTGGGCTTGGCGCGTGCGACCTAGCGGGGTGCTGGCGTTTCACGACTACATCGAGCCACCCCGGCCTGCGAACAACCCGAGTGAGGCTTTTGAGGCTGTGAATGATAACCTACCGGACGGGTTTGAGCTGGTCAGCCGTGTGGACAGGCTGATTGCATTCAGGAGGGTGGGGTGAAGGCCAATCTAGTGTCGCTGGGCCTCCCAGCTGATGAGGTTCTCAGGCGCGTGAAGAGGCCGAAGCGCACGCGGCGCCTGGGCCTGGACCCTGACTTGCGCGGCTGGATGGGTGGCATTCAGGGCAAGGTTTTTGAGTGGGTGTATCCCTGGGGGGTGCTGGTGTTCAAACGCCGCCGGGATGAAGGGCATGGTCCGCACTGCTACCGCGTGGTGGAGAAGAGGGTGAATGATGGCAAGAAGAGATAATGGGGAACTGCGGGAGCTGGACGCACAGGTGGCCGAGGAGGTGATGGAAGTTGAACTCTGTCACCATGAGTTGCACGAGACGAAGCCCGTTTGCAAGTACTGCCACCTTAATGAGGGTTTCTGGCAGCCGAAGTGGGGAAGAATAGAGCCACCGAATCACTATTCCACTGACATGGCCCATGCCTGGCCGGTTCACAAGATGGCTTGCTCATGGCTCTTCAGTAAGCGTAGGCTCTACTTGGTGGCGCTGCAGGGTGTGGTGTGTGAAAGGCTACGTAAAGAGGGCGAGCTAAGGGTAAAGGGCAAGGTGGCATGGCCCGATGTGCTGGTTTTCTTGGGGCCGATAGACATCTGCAATGCGGCCCTGGAGGTGGTGCGAGATGTCCCTTGACCCTATGACTACCGGCCCTGCATACCAGGGTTGGGCGGTGGACTTCCTGAACCCGCGGATTGAAAAGCACTTCCGTGCCTTCGAGTGGGGTAGCGGTTGGAGCACTATCTGGCTGGCTGCGCGGTGTGCCAGCGTGGTCAGCGTAGAGCATGACCGAGAATGGTTTCAGGACGCGGAGTCCAACATGCGGCGGTATGGGGTGGGGGAGAACGTGAGCCTGCTGCACATACCCAAGGACCGAGGCGCGTCGGAGTACGCGTACTATGCCGACGTCATCCTGGGCTATCCCGATGAGCACTTTCACATCATCTGCGTGGACGGACGCAACCGGGCAGGGTGTATCCGGAACGCCATGGTGAAGCTGGTGAGGCCCGGCGGGATGATGGTGGTGGATGACTACCCCAGGGCGCAGTACCAGGAGGCTTTGCAGCTGATGGACAGTTGGAGCCGTAACCTGGTCTATCGGGGCACCGAGACCATGGCCACGGGCGTGTGGTTCAGACCGACGGAGGGGTGAGATGACCCTTTTCGCTCATACTCACTGTGTAGCGTTTGAGCTGTCTAATACCTGTCCGTATGCCTGGTTACACAAGAAGTGCCCTCTACACTTGGAGTTGGCATCGGCCTTTCGACTGAAGGAGACAAAACACCTGCCCGGCAGTGTTGTAAGGGCTGTGCTGGACACTTTGGGAAAGCACGGGTACAAGAGTACCATCTCCTTTCATCAGTACAATGAGCCGTTAGTTGACCCGCGCCTGTTCGAGTTCATCCGCTACGCCAGGAAGCAATGCCCGGAGGCCAGGATCATCATTCTGACCAACGGGGTTTTTCTATCGCGGCAACTGGCCCTGGAACTGGAAGAGGCTGGCCTGACGGGCTTGTGGGTGACGCTTTACGGTGGTCAGGAGGATGAAGGGGCTACATGGGAATGGATGAAACGTGAGATCATACCCATCTTCTCGGAGAGCAATGTCCAGACCTGGGCTATGAATGATGGACTGGATGACAGGCTGTGCATTTATGATCGGGAATATCAGACTGACAGGCGCAATTGTTATGCGCCGTTTAGTGCAGTCATTATCACCAGGGATGCGGAATGGGGATTGTGTTGTATGGATTGGAAGCGCACGGTATCCCTGGGGAGCCTGAGGGAGCATACCCTGGAAGAACTGATGCAGTCCGGTGAGCCGGAGCGCATCTATGCGGCATTGCAAGGGGGGGATCGGACGGTATTGGACCTGTGCCGCCGCTGCACGTTTACGATAACCCCAAGGTGAGACCTTTGCTGGCAAAAGGTTTGGGTGTGGTATATTTTGTGCAAAAGGGAGGACACCATGTTTGAGATTTTTCAGGGCGTTATTCTTAAATCGGATTGCCGACTAATCATTGTGTTTCGTGATGAGGGGTCTATGCAGGCTGAGTTGATAACCCTCAATACTCATGGTCTGTTGGTCCATGCTGAAGGGGGCACTATGTATGTGCCTTGGACCTCAGTCAAGACTGTCGAGCTTCTTGATATTCTCGATGATTCTAGTGGGGAATAGTGGAGCCAAGGGGCATTCTCTACTTTGCCATAGGTAGTAGGTATCTCATGCAGGCACAGAAGGCCGTGGCTCGCGTGCGGGACGTGTGGCCTGGGATGCCGTGCGCTATCTGGACGGAGCGGGTACCTGGTCCGGTGATGCTATCCCGTATGGAGGCCTGGCGGCAATCACCCTTCGAGCGCACCCTGGCCCTGGATGCAGACGTGTGGCTGGCGGAGCCGGTGCCGGAGGTCTTTGACTTACTGGACCGCTTCGACCTGGCGGCGGCGTATGCCCCCTGGAGAGAGGGTTATCCTGTGAATGTGCCCGATGCCTTCCCGGAGCACAACTGCGGCGTGGTGGCCTTTCGTAAAGATGTGATCCTACTGGATTTCATGAACGATTGGGAGCGGAGGTTCCGGGAGCGCTACAGGGACATAGAGGAGATCAAGGGTTTCCACAATGATCAACCCGCTTTCCGGGAGGCCCTGTACTACTCAAGGGTGCGTGTCGCTACCCTGCCAGCGGAGTACAACTGGCGGGGTGTGGGTTATGTTTGGGGGAAAGTGAAGGTGCTGCACGTCAGGCGCCCGCCCCAGATGGTAGAACGGGAGATCAATGAGCGACTTGGACCAAGGGTGTGTATGAACTGGAAGATTCACTATGGAGAGGAGTTCCACCCGTCGATGATGCTGGAGGCGATAGACCTGACTGGCAAGGACTACCATCACGAGCTAGAGGACATAGACACGCTGAAACGGCTGGCGGGGATGCTGCCCAGGGATGCGGTGGTAGTCAACATCGGGGCTGCGTTTGGTACGAGCGCCCTAGCACTCCTGGAGGCCCGTGAGGACCTGTTCGTGTTCTCTGTGGATGTGAAGCCCTGTGAGAAGGAGAGGGAACACCTGGCGCAGTCGGGCGTGGACCCGGCGCGGTGCGTGCGGGTGCTGGGTCGCTCTCAGGAGATAGGGTGGCCGCGTGTGGTGGATATGGTTTTTCTGGATGGTTCCCATGCCCGCAAGGACGTGATAGCGGACATCGAGGCATGGCTGCCCCGAATCAAGCCAGGGGGCATCGTGGCGGCTGATGACTACGAGAAGGGCTGCACACCTGCGGTGAAGCCTGTGGTGGATGAGGTGCTGATGGGCAAGTATGAGATGATCCTGCACGTGGGGGATATCGTGGCATTCAGGATACAGGGAGGGGACGATGGCAGAGCGTGAGTGCCTGGAGTGCGGCTGCGTGCGCGGCGAGTACCTGTGCCGGGTGGCGGAGCATCTCTGGGGCAGGGTAGAGTCGTTCTACCAGCGCAGCCAGAGGATGGGCTTCGATGAGAAGACCTGGAGCGATTATCAAGGGGCGCTGGCAGACTACAAGGCGCATTTCGGCAGGGAATCATGAATGAGCAAGACCTCAAGGACGCCTTCGCGGCCCTGGAGCCGATGAGTGACGAGGCCCCGCCCCGGTACACGTGGGAGCGGCACCGGTGGGAGATGCGCCGCCATGTGCGCCGGGATCCCATTGCGGGGTTCTTGAACTGGCCCACGGTGACGGCTACCATGTTCGCGGGGGAGACCCCGTTTATCCGTTCTGAGCTGGAGGCCCTGCGGGCGCAGCCTGATTGGGCGATCCCTTGGCGGCCTGCCATCGCGGATAGCGGAATAGGCAATGCCCCACGGATGTCCGGCGACACTTCCACGAACGCCAATATGATTCATCAGGCTTTTCACCTGATGATGTGGAACAAGGCCACGCTCAAGGAGCTGCGGGACCTGGAGACCATCACGGAGTTCGGTGGGGGCTATGGGGCCATGTGCCTGATAGCGTCAAGATTGGGGTTCCGGGGCACCTACCGCATGGTGGACTTCCCCGAGATGCGGCTTCTGCAGACCTACTACCTGTCACAGCACGAGCTGGGGTGCACGGTGGAGTTTCGGGAGGTCATCGGCCCACCGCGTTCAGACCTGTTGGTGGCTTGTTATTCGCTGAGTGAGGTCCCGCTAGAGGATCGCAAGCCGCTTCTCGGGGACGGGCGCGCTGACCATGCGGCCAATAGCTATCTCTTTGCCATGCAGGATAAGTGGGATGACGTGGACAATCTGGATTGGGTGAGGCAGTTTACTATGTGGGACAGGGACGACTTGCTGTGGTCCATCTTCCCGATGGTGAGGCCGGGGCACTGGTACGCGATGGGCAATGCCTAAATGGATCAACGACCTAAATGCACAGGTCATAGAGTGTGATGAAGGTGGAGGATGAGGAGGAGAAATGAATGAGATAGTTGCGGTGCTCGTGGTGGTCTTGGTGCTGTTCTTTGTAGGGGTGCCCCTGGCGATGGTGCTCATTTCTCTTGGATGGCGCTGGCTTGACTTCGTAAATAGCAAGCTACATATCGTCAAGGGTCCGTGGGACTAGATGCCCAAGTGGACTGAGGATCTAAACGCATAGGTCATAGAACGCGACGAAGGTGGAGGATGAGGGATGACCGAGAATGATGCTAGGTACTGTCTCAAGCTGCTACGAGATGAGTTGCCAGACGGGATAGACAAGGTTCTTGCCGAAGACCCCGACGTGGTAGTGCTGGCTAAGGAGTTGATGGAAGAGCATACCCTCATGGACGAAGAGGGAGTTCTGTGGGTGAACTTAGAGCACGGGCTGCTAGAGGGCATCTTAGAGGTGCAGTTCGGCATTCGCCTGACGCCCGGTGGCTATGAGTGGGTAGGAGGACAATGCCTAAGTGGATCGACGATCTAAACCTAGAGGTCATAGAACGCGATGAGGAACGATGTATCCTCTGTCCTGCGCCAGCGATGTATAAGCCGCACCACATCGTCCCCAGGTCTAGGGGCAAGGGGCGGAGTCCGAAACTATGGCGCTTAGAGAATATGTGTTGCGTCTGCCCACTACACCATGACAATACCAAGGCACTGCGAATCAGGTTGCTTGAGAGAATGGTTGAGCTTGGGCATGATATGACTTGGGCCAGAGAATTTGTCGGCGAGATCGCGGGGGTGACATGCTAATCTGCGCTGACTCTAGGGCTGCGCTGGCAGAGATAGAAGAGGGGAGCGTACAGTGCTGCATCACCTCTCCGCCATACTGGAGCCTCCGCAGGTACGGCGATGCAGCGGAGATGGTCTTTGGCGGCGATGCTGGCTGTGAGCATGAGTGGGGGCAGCACATTGTCAATCGGCGGGGCGCAGGCGGCGAGAGGGAATATGGCAGCTCTGATAGCGGTGTGGGCCGGGGGCCGGCACCCGAGTTGCCCTCCTCCAATATCTGCTCCCTCTGCGGCTGCTGGCGCGGTCAGTTCGGATTAGAGCCCACCCCCGAGATGTACGTGGAGCACATGCTGGACTTTTTGCGGGCAATATGGCGGGTGCTGAGGGATGATGGGACGCTGTGGCTGAATCTCGGGGACTCTTATGCGAGTCAGGGGGGGGCTAAGACAGAAGCCTCATACGCCTCAGCAGGCACGGGCAATAGTGCCAATCGGACGCTGCGGGTTGATGCCCGGAGACCACCCGGAGGCCTCAAGCCCAAGGACCTCGTGATGATCCCCTTCCGCGTGGCGTTGGCTGCGCAGGCAGACGGGTGGTGGGTGCGGTCGGTGATCATCTGGTCCAAGCCTAACCCCATGCCAGAGTCAGTGCGGGACAGGCCGACAACGGCGCATGAATACGTGTTCCTCTTGACGAAGAGCAAGACCTACTTCTACGATGCCGATGCGATAAGGGAGCCATGTACCATGACGCCCCAGGCCAGGTTGACTCCACGAGACATGAAGAATGGCAAGGATAGCCAGCGGGCCGTTCACCGTAGACCACAATACCAGCTCCGAGATGAGCCAGGGGTAGAGGGCAACCCATTAGGCCGCAACAAGCGTACGGTCTGGGAGATAGCCACGGCCCCATATCCCGGCGCCCACTACGCAACATTTCCTCCCAAGCTAGTAGAGCCGATGATACTGACCACGCCCACGAAGGTCTGCGCTGAGTGCGGGGCTGGGTGGGAGAGGGTGGTTCAGAAGCCCGACATGAAGGAGCGACCAAAGCGCAACCAGCAGAAATACGGAGCAGAGCGCATCAATGTTGGCTGGGGTGACTACCCGCAGAGCGCGGGGCAGGAGTGGCAAAAGTGGCGCAACGAGAACCCTGACGTAACCCTTGGCTTCCGCCCCACCTGCTCCTGTGATGCTGAGACCAAGCCCGCCGTCATCTTAGACCCCTTCTGTGGTAGGGGCACCGTTCTCAAAGAGGCAAGAGCGCATGGCCGGGACTGGATAGGCATAGACGTCGATCCTCAATCTATCAAGCTGGCGGAGGAATGGCTGGGGCTAGGGGAGGTTACCTATGAGATTGACGAAGAGCATTGGATACAGCCGCAATTAGTCAATGAGGAGTCAGCACAATGATCTTTTCCAATCGTCACGAGGTGGAGACACACCTGGCTGAGCAGGCCGATGGGGGTGTCATCGTCGAAGTGGGCTGCGGCGTAGGCGATGGCCTGGTGGCCCTGCTCAACGGCACGCGGTACGGTAGACTTTTGCCTGTGTATGCTGTCGATCCTTATACTCCCTACGTGGACAAGCTGGGGGGCACCTACGGGCCGGAGAGCAAGCAGGAGGCCCTGGATAAGGTGGTGGGCACGGGGTTGGGGCGGTTGGTGGCCTTCGTCGAGGAGGACGGCGTACTGGTGGGCGAAAATTGGGACTTGCCTACGGCCCTGGTGTGGATTGACGTCAGCATGGAGTATGACGGTCTCAAATGCGTCTGGGACGCCTGGGCGGACAAGGTCATGGAGGACGGACATATCGCTATCGCGGGCCTGGGTTATAGCAGCCTGGGTACAGCGCGGGTGATGCAGGAGGCCGTTGACTCGGGGGACTTCGTGCGGGTGCTGTCGGAGCAGGACAGGGTGGCGGTACTACGCAGGGTGCCCCGGAATAGGCGGGCCGTGTTCTACATCGTGGATGGTGAACCCTATGCTGAGGAGGCGGCTTACAGTGCGTCCAGTGTCAAGGAGCACATGCCCGGCGTGGAGACCTTTCTGTTTGCGGTGGGTGGCACAGGGGCCAGGGAGAGCATCGACCACGTAGTGCTCTTGCCGCCTCGGGAGAGCGAGCTGTGGTACCTGGACAGCACGCGGTACTTCAACCAGGCGGTGGCGCACCTCCACGAGTACAACCGTCTTTTGTACCTTGACACGGATACCTGGGTGGCCTGGGACTGTTTGGATATGTGGTGGCTCCTAGAGCAGTTTGACGTGTGCCTGGGGCACAGTGCGGGCCGGGAGGCCATGCCTTCAGCGATTGGGACGCCCCCGGCGTTCACTACCCTGTCTATCGGGGTTAGTTTATTCCGCAACAACGCGGAGGTCCGGGCTACGCTGGCGGACTGGCTGGCGTTCTACGAGAAGTACCAGGGCATCTACGGCGACAATGATGAGAGTCCTTTAAGGGATGTGCTGTGGCTGAATCGGCAGGGGCTGAAAATGTATATCCTGCCCCCTGAGTACAACGTCCGAGCTGGGTTTGGGTGCTGGCTCTACGGTCGGGCTAGGATAGTTCATGCTCGGCTGCCTCGGTTGAGGCATGTAGCAGAGCAGTTGAATGAGCACACGTCTATGCGTTTGTGGCACGATGGTGAGTTCTTGTGGTGGCATCAGAAGTGAAAGGTGGTGAAGGATGGACAGCAACGTCTTAACCCGAGGCATAATTCCCCTGAGGCGCATCAAGCGCCTGCGTAGGTGCATGAACCCCAGTTGCCGCTTCGTGGTCGGCGCGGGCAAGATGGCCTTGGAGAGCACCAACATCGGTGAGTTCGCGCGGTTGACCTGCCCTAAGTGCGGAGCACTGCATGTGTTCAACCCCATCTCTACTGTGAGGCCTGATGCTGAGCGGCACATCTTCGTGGTCCGTGACCGGGGTGGTCAGGTAGAGCATATTTTCCCGAGGGTGCAATGAGGCGGCGCTACTTTGAGTGGGATTACGTTAGTAACCGCATGACTGAGTGGGCTCGCGTGGGGCACTGCTGCCAGTGCGCCGCGTGTTGTCAGAACAGCATCGGCTTCAAGTTTGAGAGCAGCAAGCTCTATGAAGCGAAGAAATCGGGCAGTTACTACACCACTGGCAAGGGCATCTGGCAGGAGGTCCGCGTAGGGGGCCGGTACAGGCACTTCTTCCAAATGGAGTACGTGGCTGCCAAAGGGAAGGGGTGCGCCAGCCTGGAGCGTGGCTTGTGCGAGGAGTATGAGCACCGTACTTGGATTTGCCGGGAGTGGCCCTTCTCGCCGCGCTGCATAGAAGCCACCTCGGAGTGTACTTATGGATTCCGCGAGGTTGATCGTAGGTCTTTTGTGGTCGTCGTCCCTGAGAAGGACGAGGGCGATTTCGTACATGTGCCATTGTAGGAGGGTGTTATGGTCACTAAGGCCATCATGCTCATCCACGTCTTCCGGACCGGTGGTTACATGGTGCAGGGGGTCCTACGGAAGGTCCCTGGCCTGGTGATGGTCTCGGATAGGCCCACGGAGCACCTGACCTATGATCAGATGGCTGTGGTGTGCGCGAGAGAACGCATGGGGAACCCGCCCGCTATGGTTTTTATCCGCAACCCTTTTGACTGGTATGTCTCTATGTGGTGCTGGGTCAACATGGCGCCGAACATGCCTCCAGTCTCGGAGTTCCGCGAATACCTGGAGGTCATCCGGGTGCGGCGCTATGGCACCACGGGGACGGGCCGCAACTATAGCAGGCTCTCCGAGCACTGGGCTGACATGGGGGCAGGCAAGGCGCAGTGGGAGGGGCGCTTTGAGACTCTACGGGAGGACTTCATGGACATCATGCTCAAGGTCATGCCCAGCCTGGTGAACGAGAAGATGTTAGGGGACCTCATGGCCAAGGAACCCATCTATCACCCCAGCAGGCATCCTCAGACAGGTAGGCATCCTGGGGACTATCGGCAATACTACACCCCGGAGACAAGGGCATTGGTCGAGGAGTGGGACAGTGAGCTTCTAGAGCGGTTCGGTTACACTTTTGAGGAGAAGGTAGATGATATACCCAATCCCGGTGCCTGATGAGTTCCGCCCGGCCAGCCAGGGTTACACTATGCCGCCGCACTGCCCGCCGGAGGGGTACGGCGTGGAGCAGGACTTTGACGCTTGGTTACGGACGCAAGGGGAGCTTTTGACTGATTCCGCGGAGGCCGACTGGCTGTACCTCCCGGTGTTCTGGAACCGGCTCTTTATTGCCACCTGGAAGTGGGCGCAGGATGAGGCCGCCATAGCCCGCTGCGCCGATTGGCTGGCGGCTCTCAGGGATAGTTTGGGCGGCTTTGAGAGGGTGTTCACCGTCTGTGAATGGGACCTGACCACGGAGCGGCAGGAGCTGGGCACGGACGGGCTGACTGTGTTCACGGCGGGGCGTCGGGATCGCGCAGGCCTTGATATACCGTTGCTCTGTGCCCCACATGGCGTCCCGCCGGTTTCATACGGCAAGCAATACCTGGCGTCATTTGTGGGCAACATTGGGACGTCAGGCTGGCGTCAGGGTATGTTGGAGGCCCTGGAGGGCTACGGCGGGGTCCTCATCGAGCACGCACAGAAGGGGCCAGCCTATTTCTGTGATGTGATGACCAAGAGCTACGTGGCCCTGGCCCCCAGGGGTCACCGGGGGCAGAGCTTCCGGTTCTACGAGGCCATGGACATGGGTGTGGCCCCGGTCCTGATCGGTGATATGGATACCCGGCCCTTTAAGAATTGGGTCAATTGGGACTCATGCTCTTACTACGTTCCTGACGCCTCGGAACTTCCCGGCTTTATTGACAACCTGGACCTGGAGGACGCGTTACGCAAGGGCGCGGAGGCGGCACGGGTATACCATGAGTGTCTGCGGTTCGGGCGGTGGTGCATGTTTGTGGTGCCTGAGCTGCTGAGCGTGCCGTAACTCCTGCCACCTTGCCAGGGGTGGCGCGTTTCCTCCTTTTGGGGGCGGGTGGGGCCGGGCCTGCCCGCCCCCTCCTATAAGGATTTCGGCCCGGTTTTCCCTCTTGGTTGGTATGTAAATGGCGCTTTTCCTGTTTATCCGCGACCCTGCCCCCAAACGTCACCAGAGACACCCAGGTCACCCAGGGCGGTGTTGGGGTGTGAATAGGTGGCTTGATATCCCCAAATGCTTAGAGCGGCTTGTGGTGAATCATGTTAGAATACTAAACTGGTACTTGACAAAATATAAACGATGTGTTATAATATAGGTAAGATGAGGAACCAGAGAGCAGAGTAACAGGATACCACAGAGGAGGAGACGATGGCAGAGAGAACGGATTACCCAAGGAACCTAGCTGAGATTGCAATACAGGGCGCTATTGCCCAGCTTGGTCAGGCAGATAGCCTCTTGCAGAGGTATCAGGCTGAGTACGACCTTCTTCACCACGAATTGGGTGATGATGGCGGCACGGAAGCCGCGCCAGCGCGCCATGCGGTGGAACAGGCCCTCAATCGTCTGGAATATGCCTTGCAGGAGACTAAGCAACTCTCATAGCCGAAACTGGGGTGGAGGCCCCGGTCACCCGCGATGCCGCCGTGCGGGTCCGATGAGGCGATGGGCGGCGAGAGGAGGCAACACATGAAAATCCTGGCAACTGATGAGCAGAGTCTTGCACGCTGGCAGCGCCTACGCCCTACACCCAAGCAGATGCTCCGGATGGGCACCAATAAGAAGACATTTCACTGCGTGCGCTTTGGGCAGCTGGAGGCCTGGGGCAACGGGTTCTTCCTGCTGGTGGGGAACTCGCCGGACGTGCCTATGGAGGATATGACCCAGCGCATGCAGCGGTTCTCGGACTGGTCTGACATGAAGGACCGGCTGCTGACGCCGGGGGCTTGCCCTGTGGAGCCGCTGCTGTACCTGGAGGCTGACCGCTACAGCGTGCAGGAGCGCCGCTTGCTGGTGATGGAGATGCGGTCGCCCACGGACAGCGATGTGATCATGGAGCACCTTACCGTCAATGCAACCATGGCGCTCTTCATAGAACGTGAGTGCAGGGCGCGGTTCCCCGAGGACTGGATATTGGGCTGGCGGGGCAACCTGTCGGCGGAGGCCAGGATTCACGGGTGCGCCAAGGTACATCCCAAGCCATTGACGTATTGCGTAAGGGGTCCGGGAGCTGGCTATACCGCTGCTGGCGTGCTGATGCCCAGGACGTGGGGGAGTCAGTTGGTGAGCAAGGATGGTAGTGTGGCGCTCCAGTATGATGTGACCCGCAGGGTTTGTTATCGAGACGCTTGATGAAAGGGGATAGAAGATGACTGGCGCTGAGGTGATTGTATACGGGTTTGCTGCTGTTGGGTTCATAATAGTACTCTGCGTAGCACTAGGGGCTACAGAGGTAGTCGCCGAAGGTATGGTTGAGGATCGCAGGGAACAAGCTGAAATAGATACTCGGAAGGTGATTCAGGAACTTGAGATAGCCCTGCGCCACGCACGTCAGCCAGAGCACATTCTACTGCCCGCTATGATGGAGGTGAACGATGTCGCACATAGTTGATCCGCGCAATGTGAGGCCGGGGGACCTGAAGCCTGGCGATGTAATGATAAGAACGGTGGCGCTTCATGTGTTGCCGGACTACACGGGAGGCCGGTTGATGTACCCGATGTACCTGTGCCCGTGGCCGGATTCATCCCTTGTAGATGGTGTGCCCCAGGGCGCACGCATGGAGGGCAAGCCTGAGACCATGCAAGAGATATTCCCGGTGGTGGGCAATGCTGGGGCCAAGCCGGACCCGATGTGATGTTTTGCTGGCAAAGGAAAGTATGGGCTGCGCTTTTGCGCAAAAGGGAGGGAGAGATGGATATACTCAGTGCTTTCGTGGAGCGTGATGTGTATCGGTTGTGGCTTGAGAAGACCGAGAAGGAGCGCAACACGGCCAAGCTCCAGGGGCTAACAGAGTGCCAGTGCTGCGGCTTCTGCTGTGCCCGGCGGACATGTGTGCCCCTGCCGGATGAGTTGGAGTCCATTGCGGCCAACCTCCAGCTTTCTGTAGATGAGATGATCGGGAAGTACATGGTCGGCGATGCACAATCCACGGAATCCGGCGCTTGGGCTCAGTTCCTTCGCTGGGCGAACACGGCCCAGCTAGACTTGACGGGCACCTTCTTGTCGACGGATCGCACTTACGATAAGGGGGATTGCGTGCTCTACGATCCACAGAAACGCGAATGCCGTATCTGGGCCGTCCGGCCTGTTGACGCGCAGCAGACTACATGCTGGAAACCGTACCAGGGTGATGATTCGCGTGATGGTTGGACAGATGGCCAACTGCAAAGGGTTTGCCCGTCGATGAACCTTGACCCGGATGAGGATTGGGATGATGAGGAATGGGACGATGATGGATAAACCGAGGGGCCAGTATCCGACGGTGCCCTGCATGGAGCAGCGCCTTGAGGAGTACCTGGACAAAGAGGACCGCTGCGTCCTAGAGGACGATTACTGGTGGGAGATGAAGGACGCGGCGGCCAACAGCGGGGTGGACATGATGACCCTGGTGGAGGAGATACCGTTTGAGAAGTGGCTGCGGGCCAGGAGGGAGGGGCGTGGTGGATAAGTGGCAGAGACTGCAGAAGCTTGTGGACCTATGGCTGGAGCACATTCATGAGACCCCTGATCACACGACCCCGCTCACGGAGGATGGTGAGGCCACCTATGATACCAGCCCGTCGGCTTACCGCATTTACTGCTGCGCCTCGGGCTGTGATTGGCAGCAGGAGATAGATGATGACCGCCCTGGCGAGTAGGGTCAAGCGTGCCCGTGCGGTAGTGGACGCGGGCATGGTGGAGGTCCTGCGGAGGAAGGGCAACCGGCAGCGGGCCTGGCGGATGCCCAGCGCCTCGGTGATGGGTAGCTGGTATGAGGTCTTCACCAAGCTCACTTGTGACAATGGCGTAGTCAAGGCGCATTTCTTCTGTAACCGGTGCTATGTGGCGCCTGACGGCAACGGCATGTCTAAGTGTGAGGGCAACCGCAACACGGTCTGCTATCACTGCCTGGCGGCGATGGTCAAACTGGCCAAGGGGCGCAGGATGACGGTGCAGTTCCTTAGTAGCCGCAAGAAGGCCCTGGCCCTATTCCGGATGGGAACCGTGGTAGAGATGCACGGTGAGGGCCAGAGCCAGCCGAGGGTGTGGGCTGTGATGAAGAAGCGAGGAAGGAGGAAAGGGAAATGAAGTGGGAATGTGAGCATTGTGGGCGTCTGAACCGAGAAAGTGACCCCTATTGTTACGGTTGCGGTTCGGATGATAGGCCACCGCTGCCAACCCAGGAATTGGATATTGGCGAGTTGACCATCATATTTTCACCAAATTTGGTCGGCAAGGATGCTGATGGCAAAGAGTGTTATCGGGCAGGTATCATCGGGCAAATGCAGTTGGAGTGCAAATATATGCCCGCCTATCTGCGCAAGCGGGTAGAGGGATGGGTGCGGAGGGCGTGTGAGGCCCAGGATATAGGCAAGCGGTTGGTGCCCAGTGGCTAAACCCCGGTTCCGCGCCCGGTTCAAGCAGCATCGCCTGCGTGCCCGGTATGTGTGCCCCAAGTGTGGCCGCGTGGCCTACTATCCGTGTTACCTGGATGGGCCTGGGGAGCGCGTTCGCGGGCGACCCATAGAGGACTACTGCACCTGCGGGGCGCTCACTGAGTATTGGGGATTCACGAGCCGTTACAAGGGCACGGTGCCCTACGCTTGGGGCGGGCGGTGGATGCGGGATTGCAAGGACTGTAAGAAGTCTACGGAACACGCTCGCATGGAGGAGGGGGGCAAGCTGTGTCGCTGTATGGAGTGCGGTCAGCAGCGGCGTCTCGATGATGAAGAGGAGAAGCGTCGAGAGAAGTCCCAGGATTTGACCGCAACAGATATCTGGGGGCTGGGTTGATGAGCCCCGTTTTTCAGGAGGGTAGTGAAATGGTGATGTCAATCTATACTCAGTATGTCGATATTAGGGTGAAGGTTGCAGGTATACGGGTAGAGCATGAGTCCTGTGATGGTGGTGATGGGACTCGGACAGATTTCGCGAAGTTGAGGGAAGTGGATGAGACGGCATACAACCGTGCTCTAGAATGCCTCAAGGGCTGGCTGGAGAGTTGCCCGGCGGAAGTGGATCGTGTGCGCGGCGGTAATAGCTCTGCTATCACATCACCATGATCCATCTCACGGCCCCGGAGCCGCGGGTGGGAGACCGTGAAAATCATAATAGGAGGGAAACGTGGAGGAGTATTCTGTCTGGAATGAACAAACGATGGCTCTTCAGGTGGCCATGCGGGCTAATGTGCCGGCGTTGTTATTGGGTGTGCCGGGGATTGCCAAGACGGCGTTTATCAAGGCATTGACAAAAGCCTGGGGATGGGACGTATTTGTGTTTCTTGGCAGCATCCGGCAACCTTCTGACATCATTGGGTACCTGGCCCCGGACATGGAGCGCGGCGTGACGAGGGAGTTGCCCCTGGAATGGGCAGTACATATCAGTGAACGCGCCAAGCGGGGTGATGTGACTGTGGTGTTCCTCGAGGAGCTGACCACGGTGTTCCCGGCTATGCAGGCGGCGCAGCTGCGGTTCGTGCATGAGCGCAAGGTGGGTGAGTGTGACCTGGGGGAGAGCACCCGCATCGTGGCTGCGGCTAACCCGCCCGAGATGGCACCCGGTGGGTTTCAGCTGGCACCGCCGATGGCCAACCGGCTTTTACACCTGGGGTGGAGGGAGGACGTGATGCACTGGGCCGATAACATGCTGCTGGACTTCCCGGCCCCGGTACTGCCTACGTTCAATAAGGACAAGGCAGCGGAGGCCCGTGAGCGTTGGAAGGCCCTCATTCACGCTTACATTCGAGGTTATCGCCAGGAGCACCTTGTGGTCATGCCTGCGGACAGCGAGGGGCGTGTGGATGAGGAACGGGCTTCTGGTCCGTGGGCCAGTGAGCGCACCTGGTATGAGTACCTGCTGCCCTGTCTATCTTGGTTAGACGCCGTACAGGGCATCTCCAGGCAGCTCTACGAGAGCGTGAGGGAGCGGCTGGCCACGGGGTCCATCGGCGCGGTGGGCGCGGAGTTCCTTCTGTGGGTGGACAACCTGGACCTCACTTCGGCACAGGATATGCTCAAACAGGGGTCCAAGTATGAGGTCCCGGACCGCCAGGACAGGGCCTATGCGGAGCTGGCGAACCTGTCGATTCACGTGGCGGGGTTTGGTGACAATCTCACAGAGAAGATGTGGCTGGCAGCGTGGACAGTCTTTGCGGCTGCGGCAAAGCAGGGTAAGGTGGCTACGGCTGCGGCTGCGGCGAAGTTACTGGCATCTCAGGCCAGGGCTGACCTGCCCCTGGTTTATGAGCAGATGGCGCCGTTCAGGCCCCTACTGGAGGCTGCACGGATGATACCGCGGATTGATGATATGCTGACGGAGTTGTGAGGAGCCTACTGATGACCGATCATGACGCTGCCCTGGCTATGGACGCTGCACGTATCCGGCTGAACCATCTGCGGGGATACCTACGGGCTGTGCTTTGGACTATGCGCATAGTGCCTGCGCCGGGCATTCAGACCATGGCCATGTCCAAGGACGCGGTGGTCTACTATGACCCCGAGGAGGTGTCTAGCTGGCCCTTGGAGGTCTGTGTGACCATGCTGTATCACGAGATAGGTCACTGGATGCGGCGGCACTATGAGCGCATGGTGTCCTTCCCGGATGTGAAACACGCACAGGTGGCGGCGGAGCTGGAGCTGCAGTGCGACATAGTGGAGGAGGTCCTGAGGGATAAGAACCTGGAGATGCCTGAGAGGGGCTACATAGTGCCGGGCAAGCCGCCTTTTAGAGACCTGCCCAGGGGCCTCTTGGCTGAGGAATACTATCGACTTCTGGAGCAGGAATGCCAGAAGTCCAGCAGTCAAGGCCAGCAACAAGGCCAGGGTCAGCAACAACAGGGTCAACAGGGTCAGGACCAGCAAGGTCAGGGCCAGGGCCAGAATCAGCAACAGCAGCAACAACGGGGTCAAGGCCCGCAACAGAATCAGCAGCAAGGGCAACAGGGTCAAGGTCAACAACAGCAGCAACAGGGTCAAGGCTCACAACAGGGGCAGATGCCGCCCCAGGGTTCTGTATCTGATGGGCGATGGAAGGACTGGGAAGAGTGCGATCACCCAGAGGGCATCACGGAAGCTCAGGGGCGGCTCATAGCCCGCCGGTTGGCAGAGGACATCGCTGAGGCCGTGCGTAAGGAGGAGTCTAGCCGGGGCATCGGGTCAGTACCTGCATGGATGAAGCGCTGGGCTCAGTTGCAACTCTCCCCGCAGGTGCCATGGCACAAGGTTCTGGACCGGTGGATACGTCAGTCTATCGGGCACGTGCTGGGGTTCTCGGATTACTCATTCAGGACACCGAACCGCAGGGCTGCCCTGAGCGGCCTCATTTTACCGGGATTGGTCAAGCCGGTGCCCCGGATCGCCGTTGTGTTGGACACCTCGGGGTCTATGTCGGGCAGGCAGATCGGCATGGCCCTGACAGAGATCGGCGGCGTGCTCAAGGCGATGGGGGTCCTGGAGGGTGTGTGGGTGCTGGCTACGGACGCGGAGGCCCACACGTGTCAGCGTGTGTTCAATCCCCGCCAGGTGGACGTGGTGGGCGGCGGGGGCACCATCCTGGAGTCCGGCATTGCCAGGGCCATGAAACTGCGGCCCCGGCCCGAGATCGTGATCGTCATCTCGGACTGCTACAACTACTGGGACGATGTCAAGCCCGCCAGGGTGAGCATCGTGATCGTGCGCGTGGGGGGTGGAAAAGCCCCTGCGTGGGCGGACAAGGTGATTGACGTGGAGGATGTGGTAGAGGACCGGGTAGTATGGACAAGATGAATAACAAGCCATTGTTCAATATAGAAGAGTTTCCGAACACCGATATACATGTTGGCGGTTTTTGGACGCGTCAACGGTATCCTGGGTTGGATGCCCTTATCAATGCTATGCCTACGGTTCCGCCTTGGGAGAGGTTGGAGTTCTTGCATCGTCATTTTGAGTGCATCTTGGGAAGCGAATGGAGAAAATGGCTGATTGAGATCCCAGTACCGTCATTGGCCAGTATGGTTTTCCGGTTGTCGGATAGGCCCTTTACTGTCTTGGTTCTTGTGGAAGATCCATCTTTTGTGAGGCCATTGCGATACACCTATCACTTCTACCACCTTGTCTGGCGCGTCTGGTGGCGCAAGATAGACCCCCGAAAGGACAAGAGGCTGCGTGTTATCCTCAGCGGGGCTATGGCCCTTGACGCCCTGGCTGGGAGGGAGCCGTGACGGTGAAGCCTGCCCTTGATGAACCGTACTTTGAGATGGAGAACGCCGTGCGGTGGTTCAGCAGGCACTACACGAAGGTGAGACCTGACCAGCTAATGAGCCTGTGCGCCTTGGAGCCGCCACCGGGGTATGCTGATTTGCAGGAACAGGAGCTTGCAAAGAGCCGGTGGAACAAGCCACAGTGGCATCACTTTCGGCTCACTCCATCCAAGGGAGCACCGGCACTGGCTGTGGTGCTGGAGACGCGTAAAGACATGGTGTTGTCGCCTCTGAACATATCCCCTTTCGCTGCTGTACCGATGTCATTATTCCCGGTGACCTGGCGTGTGTGGCTCTACCAGTACCAGCAGGGCCGGGGTTGGGTGTGTCTGGACCCCTCGGATGATTCCCATGAGGTCGTGCGCAGGCTGCGCGGCAAGATGATCCTGGAAGCATTGAGATGACTACCAAGCTCCGCATGTATGTGATTCCTAATGGAAGGGGCGTTGTCTTCTGCCCGGAGTGTCGGGCGTGCCCGGTGCCCGAGAGTGATTACGTGCTCCGCTGTGACGTGGGCTTGTTTCACGTGTACATTTGTGAGGGTGTGTCGCAGGGTTGGCTGATGGGCCGCAAGGCGTGTGACCCTGCTCGCGTGTGTTTGGTGACGCGTATGAGGTGGCTACGCCCCGTTTTGGATGAGCAGGGGTGTCACATTCTGGACAGTTTCGTGAGTTTGGTGGCGATGGCGAGGGGATGAAGATGATAGATCTGTTTGGTACTCAGGTTTTCCTGGAGGTCCGTAACGAGTTCCGGGCCGTCTTGCAGGCTGGGGCAAGGGAGGTTCGCTTCCTTGGGGATAGCGGTCGTTCGGATGCGGTGCGGCTCCTGGCCGCAACCAGTAACGGTGTGCCCATATTCCTGGACGAAGAGAGGCTGCCCGGTTTGCGAAAGGGCGGCCTGCGTGCGACCTTCGAGTGGTGCCGACTGTTCATCGAGGCCAACGGTGCTGCGTTTCCTGGGGTTATGATTGTCAGGGAGAACGGGACCGCGATGTTTGTTCGGCTGCTGCCCGGCTCTCCCGTGCAGGTCACCGTGGATGTGACCGAGCCCGCGGCTTTCAACGAGGCGGGGGATGGTTTACGGGGATCGAGGGCCTTGCAGCTAGATCGCGTGGCGGCGGCGGTGCTACTCAACCCCTGGACGGTGACCAGGCCTCCCGCAGACCCAGCGCAGGTTGATCTCTATACGATGCCCGGTAAAGGGCCGGGGCAAGTACGGGAAGGTAAGGTAGCTGCTACGGACTTACTTACACGGTCTGTGGTTGTGAGCGTGGTCACTGCCAGCCCGGAAGAGGTCGAGGCGGCGCGGGTTATCCTGATGGGTATCTTGGATTCTTATCAGCGCTCCAGGGCCTCCTGTGAGCACCTGTACGGGCTGATGGAGGAGGCAGGCCGTTCCGGTCTCAGTGACGCAGCTTTTGAGCAGGCCTTGGACAGTTTGCCAGAGAAGGGTCAGGATGTCTTCGGTCAGTTAGTGAACGGTTTGATAGACGTGGACTATGAGTGGGAGGGGTTCATGCCCCGGCCAAGCCCGGACTGGACCTACCGGGGGGACTACGCGGTCAAGTGGGTGGGTCACAAGGCATGCGACCTCCAGGTGGGTAAGTATCAAAGACTCCTTCGGGCCTGGGAGATCATGGTGCGGAAGATAGCGGGGCTGCTGGACCTGGAATGGACTTTCACGCCGGGGTTCCTAATGGGTGATGAGGACTATCTGGCTGAGATTTCAGAGTGGGGGGGGCAGACGTTTGTCCTGTTGAACCCACAGGGGTTGCGCGTCAGTGCAGCCAAGAGCGAGACGGTTCTACTGCTACGGGACCGGGCAGCGCATGTGGTGGCCCATGTGGGATGCCCGAACCATGATGAGGTTTGGGCCAGGCGATACGGGTTTTTGCTGGAGGAGAGCGCCCCACTGCTGTCAGCCTGGGCGCGTGATGAGTTGGCATGGGTGAGCAGTTACGGGGCAAGTACAATAGCGAAAGGGGTGCCAAGATGAAGGAGACTGAGGTTCGTTTGGAAGAGATGAAGGTGGTGGACCCGCAGCTTACGTTAGTGCAGTCCCTGGACCTGAAGAACAGGCTGGCCAGTGCCTTGAAGGACATTGGGCGCGGGGATTTCGCCGACAGCCTGGGCATGGCCAGGGCGCGGTGGTGGCGCTGGCGGACCAAGGGCGTGGCGCCGGTGAAGGTAAACGACTACCTGCATATCATCGCCCGGTTCCCGGAGCTACGGGGCAAGGTTTGGCGGCACCTGCTACATCGTGCCTTGACAGAAGTGGATCGGGAATGAGGCGGATAGTAGTCTGGCCAGTCCCTGTAAATGAGCATGCCCACATATCGTGCTCGAAGTGCAGGGTTATTACGGGTTCCTTCATATTTGTGGACGTGCCCATAATGTGCCTGTACCTCCCTTTCATGGGGCACCTCTGGGAAGTGGTGGGGTTGGAATGCAGGGGGTGGATCCGGGATAGCTCATCATGGGAAGCGTGGGGGGTTTTGGGACAACCGCTTTGTGGGGCTGAGGCGATGGGGAGTTATTACTACAAGAAGCCTCCCTATGATTTCATGTGGGCGTGGAGGCTCTTGAGCTGTACTAAACCAGAGGACTGGCGGGACTTGAAGGGAACCTTGATGATGGCGGCCCTGAATGGGGGCTATGTACCGTCAGGGCATCTTTTGCCAGCAAAAGGTTCTAGCGGGTTATAATAGGTGAGTGAAGTAAATGAGGCTTGACAAACCGGAAGGAATCTGCTATACTGATAATGCTACAGGTGCGGCGTGGTTGTTTTGTTATAGAAGGGGTCATGCAGGCCACGCGCACCTGTAGCGGGACGTGAGGCATAAGCATGGCCCCTTTGACATAGGGCGATGATTGTACAGAAGAGCCATAGGATACAACTGAGACCCAACAATGAGCACCGAAGCGGTTTCAACCGCTGGGTTGGTGCTTACCGTTGGACCTACAACTGGGCGCTAGAACAGAAGAAGACAGCCTATGAGCAAGAGGGCAAGTCACTGAGTAAGTACGATGTGCAGAAACTCTTGACTATTGAGAAACACACGCTGGAAAGGGCGTGGCTCAATGATATCCTGCGAGACACGCTTGTCAATGCAATATGGAACATGGACAGGGCATACCAGAACTTCTTCCGGCGGGTCAAGAATGGAGAGGCCAAAAAGGGTTTCCCAAAGTTCAAGTCAAGACGGACGGCGCGGCGCGTTTTCCACGTCACGGCGTACCTCGTGCAATTGAGCGAAGACCGACGGAGCGTCAAGTTGCCTAAACTTGGATGGGTTAGGATGAGCAAGGCCCTGCGATTTGAGGGCAAGATGGTTGGGACAGTGGCTGTCAGTGAAGAGGCGGGGCGGTGGTATGCATCCTTCGTCGTTGAGACTGAGATACCCGATCCTCCGGATCGTAGTGCTGACCCTGTGGTGGGCATCGACGTCGGTATCAAAACGCTAATGACGCTTTCTGATGGGAAGCGATATGAGAATCCGAAGGCTACCTATGAGCTAGAGAAGCTACTGGCGCGGTCACAGCGCCAACTATCCTGCAAGACTAAGGGGAGTAAGCGGCGGGCTAGGGCAAAGCTGAGAGTCCAGCGGATACAGAAGCGGATCAAGGATGTGCGGGTAAATGCGGCACATCAAGCCACGGCGGAGGTGACTAGGGACTACGGCCTCGTAGCTATGGAGGACTTGAATGTCAAAGGCATGGTCAAGAATCGTCACTTGGCAAAGGCCGTGTCAGACTCCAATTTCAATCGGTTGCGCCAGCAGTTGACGTACAAGACCGCGTGGAGCGGCAGTAAACTGAGGCTCGTGGACCGTTGGTTCCCGTCCAGCAAGCTGTGCTCTGAGTGCGGTTGCATCAATGATAATCTGACACTTTCAGATAGGAGGTGGACTTGCGATTGTGGGGCTGTTCATGACAGGGACCTAAACGCTGCCCAGAATATTCTAGCGGCGGCGCTAAAGTTGGCCGACGAATCGGCGGTCACTGGGCGTGGAGGGATAGGGGCCTCAAGTCCTCCCGATGAAGCGTCAAGCGGGCAGCAGGAGGTGATAGATGCATAAGACCCGCAACCCCGAATTGACGGGGTCCTCATTCGCGTGGGCAATGGCTATTGTGAAGGGTGCACCCCATGCGCATGTGGGGGATTCGCGCAGATGCGGGTCTGAAACGACGACCCCAAACGTGCACCCCATGCGCATGTGGGGGATTCGTACGGCAAGTATTGCCAGAAGCCGCAGAAACCCGTGCACCCCATGCGCATGTGGGGGATTCGTTGGCCCTGTGCTTGCGGCTGCGCAGGACGAAGTGCACCCCATGCGCATGTGGGGGATTCGTCAAATGACAAGCGATTGCACGCCAGCATACGTGTACCCCATGCGTATGTGAGGGGGGGATTCGGTGGAGACTAAATGAGCGAACCCTATGATGTGGACGTAGAGAGGTCGGCCCTCGGCAGCTTGCTCCTGGACCCCGCACTCTTGGCTGAGGCTGAGGCTGTGTTGCTCCCAGAGGACTTCTACCGGGAGGCGCACAGCACAGTCTACGGGGCCATGCTGGAGCTGTGGCGCTCAGGTTCGGCGCTGGATTACACGCTGCTATGCCGGGCCTTGGAGGACCGCGGACACTTGGAGGCTGTGGGCGGGACGGCATACGTGGCTTCGCTCATTGAGGCCACACCGACCAGTGCTCATTTCGCGTCCTATGCCCGCGAGGTTCTGGCCCTGGCGAATCGGCGCCGCTTGATAGTGGCGGGTATTGAGTTGCAGAACATGGCCTGCGAGGGCGGCTACGGTGTGCCGGAACTCCTGGAGCAGGCTCAGGTCTTGCTCAATCAGGTTTCTGTGAGGGCCGATTTGCAAGGAGCGGTAGTGCCTTTCGAGAGTGCTTTGGAGGCCTACTGGAGTGCATTGGCGATGGAGCTGTCGGGCGCGGTGACGCGGATTCCCTTTGGGTTCCGAGACCTGGACTCATTGGTTGGGGGATTGAAGCCGGGGGACCTGTGCTATATCGGGGGCCGGCCAAGTATGGGCAAAACTACTTTGTGCCTGCAAGCGGCCCTGAACCTGGCTAAGTTGGGCGTGGGTCCGACGGTGGTGTTCTCGGTGGAGAGCACGGAACCGGAGTTGGCAGGTCGCATCCTTGGCTATGCCACTGGGGTGACCTCGGACGCCATGCGGAAGCGCACGGTGGATGTAGAGGCTATGTCCTGGGTAGGGCAGGTTGCGTCTGTGCTGGAGATCCCCGTGTTGCTGCGGGAGGATTACGACCTCTCACCGGCGGGGATTGATGCGGCGCTCACGTCCATGCCCCAGCCTCCCCGGCTGGTGGTGGTGGACCACGTGCACCGTATGGAGGGGGGCCGCAGGTTCAGGGACCGTCGGGAGGAGGTGACGTACATCTCGCGGCGGTTAAAGTCCCTGGCGCAGAAGCATTCGGTCCCGGTGGTGGCGGTATGCACCCTGAGCCGGATGGTGGAGAACCGCAAGCCACCGAGGCCCATGCTGGCGGATTTGAAGGAATCGGGAGACCTGGAGCATGATGCGGACGTGGTGATTATGCTGTACTGGGCTGGTCACTACGATTCGGAAAGCCCCAGGCAGTTTGTGACCGAGGCCATTGTGGCCAAGCACCGGGACGGTCCCACGGGCACGGCGTATCTTCGGCGCGGGGGCCAGGGGCAATTGAGCGACCTGGTGTGTAAGAATGATTTGATGATGCTTTAAGAGGGAGGGAGACGTGACATGGCAAAGGTACAGGATACAGATGGGCAGGAGGATGGGCAGGAACTGGTGGATATCAGTTCATTGACCATCGAGCAGGAGGCCGCGTTGGTCCTGGAGCAGATGGCGCGGCTGATGCGAGAGAACAGGGAAGCTACTGAGGCACAGCGGTATTATGTGGAACAAGCCCGCAAGGTGGTGGCGAACTGGGAAGCCGCCATTGCAGAGGTCAACGCTGAACGTGACGCGGCCCTGGCTAAGTTGGAGGAGCGCGCCAAGGGGCTGGGCCTGCGGGCTGAGCAAACCATCAAGACTGAGCATGGCGTCATCAAGTTCAAGAACGGCTATCCTCGCGTAACCTACGACGCCAAGGGTCTCGATGCCGTGAGCAAGGCACCGGAGCATGGCTGGCTGCGCCAGTATCGCTCTGAGACCCTGGTCATGCCGACGGTGACGAAAGTAGACGTCAAGGTGGATAAGGCCGACTGAGGGCCTTTTGCACAACACGCGGAGCGGCCCTTTCTTTTGCTCCCAAAAGATTCTAGGGGGCTATAATAGTTTCAGGAGGTGTGGATGAATGAGCAGGTTGTGTTCAACCGGGAAGTTGATAACGTGCTTTATGATGCCGCTGGTTGTCCCAGAGACCCCGACGTTTACCCTGACAGCCCTGAGGGGCGGGCCGAGCTGGCCCGGTGTCAGGAGGCCGAAGTCTTGGGCGTGGACCCGTCCACGCTGGACCTGCTGGGCTCCGGCCAGTTGGGGTTGTGAGCTGTGAGTATGGGGGCGGCGGTAGCTCAATAGGCAGAGCACGGACGGATGGGTGAGCGATGACGTCTAGCAAAACCCCGGGAAAGCCGCGTTGTGGGTTCGATCCCCACCCAGCCCGCCCCCTTTTCATCGGAAGGCAAGCAAATTAGACAGGAGGCAAACATGTCGGACAAACCGAAAGCGGGAAGCGCGAAACTGGCTGAGATGCCGTCGGCGGTGATTCCGCCCGTCAAGGTGGTCAAGGAGTTCCCATTCACCTTGCGGTCCCTGACGCTCAAGGATGTGACAAAGTTACCGGGGGCGCAGCGGTACTCCTCCAGGGAGTTCGGGGTACCTTATGCCACGGTGGACTTGGACTGGCCGGGTACCGTCAAGGTCACGGAGAACGAGGACCCCTTGGTGGAGCTGGCTGAGGGGATCCGGAAGCTCATGCTCTGGCTCCAGGGCACAGGCACGGAGATGGGTCGTGAGATCATGGCGAGCATTGGGGTCGATCAGGCCCAGGCGCAGATTGATGATGTGCCTGTTCGGGACCTAAAAGAGATATAAGGGGGGAGATATGGCAAAGGTACAGGATACAGAGAGTAGCGATTTCGACCGAGTACCGAAGGGTGAATACATCGCTTTCTTCGCGGGCTTCGTGCCCCGTGACGAGGACACGATGAGGCCCCGGATCATCCAGGTTGATGAGTGGAAGGACAACGTGAAGACGGGGGACAAATCGCCTGCCATACTGTGGAGCTTTCAGATCATCTACCCGGAAGAACATCGTGGTGAGGAGCCTACCGGCAAGACGCCCTGGAAGGCACTGCGGGTTGTCCAGAACGAGCAGAATGAGAATATCCTACAGGTGGACCGTGTGGGCAGTTGGATCGCCAACATCGTCAGGTGGTCCGAGATTTGTGGTGTGGATTGGCAGGCTGACCTTGGGAGTAGCCTACCCGACGCCGGGCAGATTACCGACCAGATGATTGTGGAGGCCCTGGAGTCTGCCCTTCTGAATCATGCCCGTGTAGGCGTTCGCGTGGTCATCAAGATAGGTGAAAGCGGTTACGTGGATACCAAAGACCACAATAGCGACTGTGTGATGCCGCTGGCTGCTGGACCTGCGGCCAAGAAGGTCGAAGGTATCGAGTACAAGGTGCCGGACTACTACGGCAAGGCTGCGGGCGGCATGGGGTCTGTAGAGGCCGGGTCTTGGTCTGATGAGGACCTGGACGTTATGCGGGTTCACATCCGGCAAGTTCTGCACCCGGCCCTGATTACAGGCGAGGCGGTATTGACCCTTGAGGAGGCCAAAGACAAGCGGTGGCTGGCCCTGGCGATATCCACGGGCGGTGCGGACTATGCCTTGCGGGCACAGACCTTTGCTGACACTATGGTCGAAGGGGGCTTTGACGCCGTGAAGACTAACTTGCTGATTGGGCTGATTAGCGTGGTCACAGGTCATCCGGTGAAGGAGCGCATCGTGGATTTCCTGGCCCCGCCGCAGTTGGAGGCTGCCGTGGAGCACCTGACGTCCCTGGCTCGGTCCTTGGGCAAGGAGGTCCCGGACCCGCCAGCATTGTCGCAGGATAGCCCTGATGAGGACGAAGGGGAGATACCCTTCTGATAGGGGGATTGGGGCAGGTGGCCGATAGGGCCGCCTGCCCCTTTGGAGGATGACATGGCCTTTCCTTGTGATGACTGCCAGTGCAATCTTGGTCAGCGATATGCTGAGTGCAGTAAGGGGTACGATCCGCAGTATGGTGACTGCCCGCCAGAGGAGCGGGTTCCATACGAGAGCTATCATGGTTTCAGTGAGCAGGCTTTGGAGGCTGGGGATTACCGCGGTCACCTGGAAAGGGATGATGGGGGCTACAGGGAATGAGCGATAGACAGTTGCGAGAGGCAATGCGCTATGTTCGTCGTGATAACTTGACAGAGTATAGCGGCTTACGGGTTATTGAAAAAGCCCTTGCCGATGACCCCGACGTGGTGGTGCTCGCCAAGGAACTGATAAGTGGGCATACCTTGATGGATGAAGAGGGCGGTATGTGGGTCAACTTAGAGTATGACATTCTACTAGGCATTCTTGAGGTTCAGTTCCACGTCCGCCTCACCGACGACGGGGGCTATGAGTATACGGAATGAAACAGATACTCCAGTACAGGCATCGCTATCGGGATTACTGGCGCAGACAGCCGGAGGAGTGGTGGCTAGCTCGCTTGATGCAGGAGGTTGGAGAACTAGCCGACACGATGACAGGTGAGACGGGTGATACCAGGAATCACGAGCTTCGTCAGATAGCCTCCATCTGCATCAACTGGCTAGACATGCGGGGGGAGTGGACGGAATGACTACCCGCCTAACGCCTAAACAGATCATCAGGGCTATTCTGATTGGCCTCGGCCAGTGGCTGCAACTGCTCGGGGCGCTGGTGAGGAGGGAGAGAGCATGGACAAGATGCCCGTAACTCAGAGTTGGATTGAGCAGATATTTGAGCAGCAGATTGATTGGGACGTAGACTGTCCTAACGCCTGCTTCGTGAGTGGCGAGTTTGTAAATGCTATCGCCGCCCAGCACGAGCAGGAGGTTACTGAAGCACGCAAGCACACCTGGAAGGAGGCAGAGGCGCACTTTGCCCCCTATGTCGCAGCCGATGATGCGTCCTTTAGGTTGTTTGAGCAATATAGTGAGGGCGGTGGACTGACGCCAGCCGAGACGCTAGAGAAGGTTGCGGAAGTGCTTGGCAATCTATGCAACGCGCTTGCAGAACAGATAGACAGGGCGGTGGCCGCCGAGGAGGAGAACGCCGAGTTGGTGGCGCGGGCGGCGGTGATGAGTGAGGCGTTGGGGTTCGTCAGGAATGCAATTGGACAGGCGTGGAAGGCCGACCGAGAACTACGTGACCGAGGAGGTATACTGGCAGAGCAGTTTGCCCAAGTAATTGACGCGTTGGGTAGTTGCTCGGAAAGGGCAGAGCAGGCCCTCTCTGCTGCACCGAAGGTGTGGCGGGTGAAGGGTAGGACGAGCAAATACTATGACCTAGAAGTCGTGGCAGACGATGCGCCAGAGGAGTTTCGACAACTGCTCATTGGGCGGGGTATGTTCGCTGCTTGGGATGTCATAGTGTGTCCACCCAAGGGCGAACAGCCCCCAGAGAGCGAACAGGGCAAGGAGGAGAGAGAGGATGGATAAGGGATGGGATAAGGAATGGGTTGAGAAGACCATCAGGGAGAAACGAAGATGGGTCACGCTCTCCCTAGTCGAGGGGACACAGGACCTTAACTACTCCGAGGCCGCT